CGGTCATTCCGACCACGGCGGACAGCACCACTTTGTCCCCGGACGATAGCCCGTGTGCGGCGGACGTAACCACGCCGGGATCGGCCTGCGTCAAGCCGGTGATGGAACCGTAATCGCCCAGCGTGCCGGTGGTGTTCGCGTAGCAGGTGCCGCCCGTAACGTGCAGCAGTGGGTGCGTTCCCGTTCCCTCCAGCCACAACTTGCCGCCGCGGTTGTAGGCCGCGGTAGTGGTAGCGCAGTAGACACGGGCCTCGCCGCCAGTTTTGTCGATGGTGCCCAGCGTCACGCCGGCGCCGACGTGGACTTCCGCGTCCGAATTTCGACTGGACACGAACCCTTGTTTCAGCGTCAGCACCGTGGCCGATTCGCCGGCATAGTAGGCGATTCCAAGCGAGCCTTTGACAATCTGGACCGCGTTGCTGGCGTTGGTGCCTTTCCAGACTACAGCCGGAGTCGTGCCGTCCTCAGAGCGGTCCGTGTTGTGAATGGTGAGGTTGGTCTGCTTGTCGCCCGTGTTGAGCATGATGCGGCGGGAACCGTTGCCGTCGCCGCGGCCGATGTGCACCGTTACCGAACTTGCGCTGCCGTCGCCGTCGGTGCCGAGCGTCAGATACCGCTCCCGATATTCCGCGTAGCCGTTGGCGTTTTCCTGCGGCAATCCGATCTTGCCGGTATAACTGGCGTCGATCCGGATTTCTGCCGGCGTGGTGCTGGCGTTGCTCAGACCGTACTTGCAATCCACGTCGTTGGATTCGAAGACGATGGTGTCGTCATCGACGGGGACCGCGCCGCCGCTCCAGTTGTCCGCTTCGTCGAAATGGTGCGGCCCGCTGGGGCTGGTCGTGGTGGACTTGCTGAAGGTGACCCCGCCGCCGCTGGCCGACGTGGTAATCGTGATCGGCGCTCCGTCGCTTGGCCCCGTGGCGGTAATGGCCGAGCTATCGGAATTGGCCGCCCAAGTAATTTCGTCGAATTCCTCGATCGTCGTAATTGCGGCCAACGTAGCGACAAACGCGTCCACCTCGGTCGCCATTGTGGTGCTGGTAATCGTGTGAGTGCTGGTCTTGCCGTTGATCGTGACGGTGAGCGTTTCCCCGATACTTAGACTGCCCGGCGTGAGCGTGTCAACCTGGGGGACTTTCTGGGCGTCGCCGATCCAGTAGCGGGTAGCCATGTCGGATCCTTACGGGTAGGTCACGCCGTAGCGGTTCGGTAGGCCGCTCGGCTGGTATTGCATTTCGAACTCGTAGGTCCACGAGACGGGGAAGTCGTAGAGTTTGTCGCCCATCCGTTTCGGATGCCCGATGGTTTTTTGGGCGATTGGCTTGACAGTATCTCCCGGCCAGATCGGCGGCGGGATGCTGGGGGTGTAGTCCCGGCCCTTGGCGGATCCTGTTTGGCGAACGCGAAAAACCGGATGTTGGCGAAGGCGCTGCCGGACCGGCAACCCGATCTTCGTGGGAATGTGAGCGATTACCGGGTCGCAATCAAAGCTGACCGATTCAGTGAAGCTGGAAATTTGGTTGTAGCCGCTAATCGGCACAACCGCCTCGATAACCGCTTGCGCCGTGGCGTAGGTCACGCCCTCCGCGCCGCGATACTGCGTGAAGCTCGGCGGCTGAATAACTCGCACGCCGCCCCATGTATTGGCCGTAAGCAAGGAATGGTGCGTGGCCGTGCTTCCGCCCGGTTGGTACAGCACCGCGTCCACGTTTTCTACGGCGTAGGCGGCGATCAGCGCGTCCTGCTTGGTTTTTATCGCCGAGCGTGCCGCGGCCTCGGATAGCTGGCTAATGAGGGTAATATCCAGCGCCCAACGGATCTTGTGCGCCCACATTTGGTCCAGCTCGTCCCGCAGTGCTTCCCGCGATGCGGACAATCCAACCGTGCCCGCATCGTGGGTATAGCTCCCGTACTTGAAAACGCAGGCCATCCACGGCGCTCCCTGAGTGTAGATATTCTCGGGGATCTCTACCGTAGCGGCTAGTTTTCCGCAAGTATCAGCGGGGGCTGGGCGGGTGCCGGTTTTTTCGTGCGAGCGGGCCGCTTACAGACGGGACCTACCCCGGCGGCCTTAGATTTGGGATGACTAAGCCGCCGGCCGCAAACCCGGCAATAAACAGCGAGCGGTTGCTGGATAGCCGGTTTTTCCGGCCTGGCGTCGAAAAGCTGCTGTTGCTTGGGGTCCGCCCGCATGGGTCCGGGGCCTTTCCTTAGTCCGGTTGCAAGCGGTCCTGCAGGTCACACTCCGCGCACACCGGCACGGCAAACCGCCCAGTTCCCGCCTGCCGGCAGCCGCCCGGTCGAATCGGCTTACCGCACCCGGAGCACTTGTGTAGGCCGGTGGCCACGCGGTCCGGTGCCCAATACGCGCGGCGTCCTGTCGGAAGCCGCACCACCGCGTTTTTGCGCGTGACGTTGCGTAATTCGCCGGACTCCAAGGTGTCCAGGTTGTAGACCGTACTGCCGATCTTAAACATGTCGCCCCTACTGCCAACTTAGCTTGTGGTCTCGCTGATAATTTATTCTTCCTTGCCGTGCAATGCCTCCAGCAGTATTTCTATCGCCTGCCGGTCGCACTCGCGTAAAATTTCGGGAACGCAGTTTACCATTCGCTCAATTGACACGCAGCTTAATTTTCTTACGGCCATCGAACATGCTTGCCGCAACCGCTCCACTTCGGCCGCTAATGCCTTGACGTGGCGAACAACGTCTTCTGCATTTTTTGCGGCTCGCACAACGTAACCTCTTTTTGCAAGCGATTTCATTACGTCCGCGTCCCGCAACATCCTTTCAATCTGCTCTTTGCTTAATCCGCTCATGCCTGCGTCTCCTTTCGTCTTCGTCGTCTGACCGGTCAGGCTCAATTGGGCGCCCGTCCAGCCGCCTCGACACCCCCACCCCGTCCCGCCACACCGTTACCACCTGTGCCCCGGTGCGCGGATCTCTCCTGATTTCGCTTTCGTATTGGGGCACGATGTCTTCGTAATCCGTCATGGTTATTGTCCCTTATCAGTCGTCCCACTCGCCCGCGGTAAACTCTACGCGTTTACAGGCGATGCGACCCTCAACGGCCTCGTTGTCCGCGTCCTTGCGACAGTCGTAAACGAAACCGACGCAACCAGGGTACATATTGAAATACCGCACCAATCGCTGCGGTTCGGGCTCGGGGACGTTGACGATGTTGTAACGCGACAGGCTGTGCTTTCCGTCTTCCTCGAACCAACCGCTTTTATCGCCTTCTATTGTCGAGTGAATGACGAGAAGACGACGATAAATCACGTAATTGTGCTCGTCGGTGTACACCAGCGTGGCCGGTACGCCTTCGGTCGTCTGAAGCGGCTTCGACCAGTCCACCGGCGGCGGATCCGGTTCCGGTTCTTTCCACGGGCCGATGATGTCGCAAATACTGTCCGGCCCGTGTTTGGCGTACTTGCCGTTCAGCGTGGTCCAGAATGTTTTCGTTATGTGCGGCGTCGCCCATTGTGCCGCGCAGGTGCTTGTTTCGATGCAATGCGCCCGCTTCCCGTCCCGCCGCTTGCCAACGTAACCAACATGAAACTCTGTCATATCGTCGCTCCTTGAAAGGGGTATTGCTGAACTCGCAGGTCTTCGGGCCATTCTGACGGATCCGCGCCTTTGGGATGTTGCCAGTCGAGCCCCTTCGCCGTGTGGCTTCCCAACTGCTTGACGAACACTGGCACGTTAGCCGCTTGGCACTGTTGAACGATAGGGCGAATGTAGGTATGCCAAGGGCACGGGCGGGCTTTTGGTCCGCTCTCACCGCCAATGATTACCCAATCAATTAAACGCCTTAGCACGTCCTGCAGGTATTCGTCGTCAAACGCAATCGGCGCGATAAGCGGCTCCAAGCTGAGCCCGATAACGGGAGCTAGATCCCGGCAAGCCAGCAGGTGCGGCAACCCGGATTCCAGGGATTCCTGGTCGGAGGCGGAATACAAGATCCAGACGTTCGGGCGATAGAAGTCGCTGCAATCAGCGCGATGCGCTTCGTGTAGTGGAAACGCTTTCGCGTACGCGCCAAATTCGATCTCTTCAGAACGACTCGGCCACATCCGCCGAATGTTCTGCGGCCTCTTCGTCAGTAGAATCCAATCCAGGTTCGGCGTCTGGTCGATCAGCGCGAAGAAGTCGCGGCGAAGGTGGTCCATTTCAGCCATGCACGCGTAGGACGATCGTCCACGCGCAACCACGTATCGGTAGCCGTCGTAGCCGGCCGCGTGACCTTCTCCATGAATCAAGCACAACCTATCGCCGTGATGATCCAGTATCGGACCATCCCGGTCCTCGAACGGATCCATGAGGGACGGGAACACGCGGGGGCGGCGCAGCTTCGGGGCCTGGATTCGCCTGCCCTGCCTCTTGAGTTCGTCCCGATTCCACTTGAGCGGCTTCCGCCAGTACGCATCCGATGTTTTGCGACGCGTACCATTCGGCCCCCACTTCACGCCAAACCGGGCAGACTGCGCACACGCATAGCAATGTAGGCACCCAGGATGTGGCTTGTCGGCCCCAGGTATCTTCGCGTGAGAGCATCCAATCCATGGATTAAACGTCACATCCGTCCAAGCGATATTCGTTGTTTCAGCCATTACCACCCCTCAGTAAATCGCCTAAAAAATCGAACTCCGTCCTCTGATTCGATCTTTCCCGCCGCCTTCCTTCACGTTCGCCGTGCTCCCACGCCTGCCGAATTATCGAGCGCAAATTCCGCCCGTCGATTGTGACGGTAGACGACTCATCGGATAGCCTGGGTTGCTTCGCCACAAGTTGCCGCCAGATTTGGTCCGGTGTCATAACCTTCCCCATGCCAATTCTGGCAACGGCTTTGGACGAATTGGATGCGGCAACCATTGCTTGACCCCGATACGACGCAAGTAATCCGGGTCCCAATGGTCCGGGTCATATTCGGCCTTTAGCCACAGCTTGCCGGCCAATGTCAACTTCGGCACGTATAGGCCCGGCTCTATCACTACCTGGGCCCGTTCCGACCGGTGGCACCCGTCGCATAGCCGCAATAGATTTCTGCGGTCATGCGTGCGGCAACACCCGCCGAGAATATGGGCGTTGTCCAATCGGTTCCACATCCAGCCGCGCCATTCCCGGTCCGGCATGTATCCGCACCGCATACAGTACGGGAACTCCGCCATGAAGTCGGCGTACATGCGGCGAGTTGCGGTTGATAATCGAGCCATGACCAGCGGCTTTCGGTTGCGTACAGGCGGGCGGCATGCCCGGTAGAGCATGCCGCCCGTGGCCTACCTACACGGCTAACGCCGCTTTGGCCTGGGCTACCCAAAAAGTAAAAGCGTGAGCCGGGATTCGAACCCGAAACGCCGAGCTAGACTTTTATGCGTCTAACCCGGAGTGATACCGTTTCACCACTCACACAAACGCCCGCCGCAACGAACGGCGAGCAAAAAGTAGTAGCCGACGGCCCATCTGCGTAAGCCGCCGAATTGCAACCGCGGGCCTCGAACCCGCTCGATGTACTTGGCTATCCGGCAGCGTCCCGCCGGCCCGCCGTCTCTCGCGTCTCCCCACCCGCCGATGCTTGGGTGTTGTCTGGGATGTCGGTCCACGGCACGCACCTTTCTCGTTTGACTGCTAACCAGCCTCCAACTGGCCGGTCGCCCACCGAAAGTCGTGGTCACTGAGCGCCGCGTTATGGGATAAGCGGCCGAAAGGTCTTGCACGGGGTACATCGCGTTCCATCCTGTTGCAATGGCGGCCTCACACCGCCACGGGCTTGGGATAATTCGCGCTTGTCATCGCGCCAGGTTTCATATGCCTAAACTACCTGTTACCAGGGACGTTTCCCGGTAAGTGGGGCGCCGGGGCCACGAACCCCGGTAAGCCAGCCCGGTTTGACAGGATCGGTCCAACCGATTCTTCGAGCCGCTCGCCCCGCGTGTCATTCAATCCACCTCCACCCAGCACGCAGCCTCCGCTGCGGCAAAGTACACTTCGTCCTCGTGCTCCGTTGCGTCGAATGCCGACAACCGACTTTCAATGTAGCGGCGTTGTCGGAGCACTTTGTCTGCGTAGTTTTCCGCGTCCCGGTGCGTCGGGTTATACCGGTACCGATTTTTGCGGTGCTGTCTCTTGCACGCCTTGCACCAAGATTCGTGGCCGTCGGCGTATCGATCGCACCGTGTAAATTCGGCAAGCAACTTCCTTGCCCGACACTTGCTGCACCGTTTTTGAGCGTACCAGCCAAAGCTCATGATACTCCTCCTTGGGTTACGGGTGTTGGTTGTCTACCCGTTGTTCGCTCGTCGGTGGCTGATATTGGCGGAATATCGGCATTATGGCAAGAAAATGCTTTGGGTGTCAATCCGGCAAGTTGCCGAATTTCCGGCACTTGCATCACATTCTCCGCCGTGTCGATGCGATGCAGAACCTTCCGCCAGTCCCGCCGAGACACGATGGAATTGAACCATCGAACCGGCGACGTTCGCACGTCTTTCGATTCGACCACGAAAACGGCCGCCGCCAAAGCCAAAAGCAAGTGAGCCTCCGTACCGGCAAGCACCGGAGCCGGGTGGTCGAGTTGCCGCCTGAACCACCGGACCAACGAGGCTGGCTTCAGATCCGCGCTTTGGATCGCACGCAGTACGGAGCCGCTGATTGTCGGACCCATCGGTGTGATAACCTGCTCTCGTGCTTGGACGAGTACCGGCAGGTCAAGCCACGGATCGGTCCATACCGGGTCTTCCCCCCTTCCTGGATAAACGTCGGTTCCGGTCCGGTCTTCCGGTACCGGTTCCGGTATAGAAGGTACAGAAGAGGTTAGGTATTCCTTATAGGGCTGTCGCGTGGCGACTGGGGGTAGGCGCGACGCGACTGGGGGTAGGCGCGACGCGCCCGCTTTACCGGGGGGCGGCGCGTTGTTTGCAAGTAGCCGCTTCACGCCATCCCAGTCTATGCGGTACTCGTTGGCATCTTGTCCACCTGTCTTGTACCTGTGCTCATCGATTGTCACGAACCCCAACTCATAGACCTTGCGGATCGTTTGCTTGGCCTTCGTAATGCCGCAACACAAGCCGAATTCGCTGCAGTCCGCGATTTCCCGATGTGTCTTGCGCAGCTCCCCAGAAATGCCGCCGCTTGTCACACAGAACACCCGAAGTACGAACGTCTTGGCGTGCAAGTCCCGGCTACAAAACCGGTTCAAAGCGGAAAGCAACATCGCTTTTCGATCCGCGTGCGTCCCTTCTGCTTCGGCAAAAGGAAGGCTTTGCTGTCGGTTCAAAATTCGTCTCCCCTTTCTCCCGCCGCCGCATCAGGCCCGCTCGGATACCATTCATCCGATACGTCCGAATTGACGCGCCGATCCACGAATCTTGCGGTCTGTTTCAGCCAATGCACATCGGCTTCCCCGCAGGGCCCGTTGCGGTGCTTGGCCACGATAATCTTGGCTTCTTCAGCGTGGGTTCCGTCTTCCAGGATTTCTACGCCGGGCGTCTCCCCGCTTTCCAGGTTCATGGCCGATTGCTCGTAGGGCCGCCAAACAAACCACACCACGTCGGCGTCCTGCTCGATAGAGCCGGATTCCCGCAAGTGAGACAACCTCGGCCGGACGCCCTGGTTGTCGGCTTCCCGGTTCAGTTGCGCAAGGCAGAGCACCGGGATTTTCAACTCCTGGGCCAACCGTTTCAGCGTGCGGCTGTTTTTGGCTACCTGCTGTTCCCGGTTGTCCCGCCCGTCAATGGGCGGCATCAGTTGCAGGTAGTCCACGATCAGCAGGTCCAAGCCGCCCGCCTTACGGCGCACCCTGCGAGCCACTGACGCTACTTGCTCGGCATTGACCAGTTGATCGTCCAGGAGAAGCTTGGCCTCGGAGATGCGGCCTGAGGCAGCCACAATTCGCGATAGCTCGTCTTGCCGCAGCCGCCCATTTCGGATATTGAACAGGTTGACCTGCGCTTCTGCCGAAAGCACCCGGTCCGCCAACTCGATAGATAGCATCTCCTGAGTGACAAAAAGAACCGTCTTCTGCTGGCGGACCGCGTTTTCCGCGGCGATGCCGACGGCCAGCGCGGACTTTCCCTGGCTGGGCCGCGCGGCGAGGATGGTCAATTCTCCGGGCCGTAGCCCGCCCACTACGTCATCTACCGCCCGGATGCCGGTCTGCATCCCCAAATCCCCGAGCCCCTGCATTCGCTGCTCGATGCGGTCCATCGCCTCGATCAACACTTCCCGCACGCCGCGCACGGAGTGGTCCAGCGCGGATTGCCGATCCGCAACCCCCATCACCCGCTTCTCGGCCTCGACAATCTGCTCACCGGAAGGGGTTGTTTGCTCGTAGGCGTCCCGGACGATTTCGGTGCCGGCCTGGATCAGGTTCCGCAGGTTGGCCGCTTCCCGCACGATGCGGCCGTAATAGACCGCATGGGCCGCGTTGGGCACCGATTCAAAAATTTTGTAGAGATATGCCGCGCCGCCAACGGCCTCGAATTGCCCGGCGGTCTTCAACCGATTGACAAGCAGCGTCGGGTCAATCCGCCCGCCGCCGTCGTAGATGGCCCGCAATTCCGCGTACAGCGTTTGGTGGGCCGTGTCGAAAAAGTCTGCCGGCTCCAGCATCGTGCCCAAATCATCGAGCACGTCCGGCATCAGCACGATGGAGCCGAGCACCGCTTGCTCGGCGTCCAAATCGTAGGGCATCTGACGGTTTAACTCGGCGGGCTGTTGCCGCCCGGTCGGCCGCCGGTCTTGCGTTTGTGGCGCCATGTCGGTCCTCGAGGGTTCGGCGAGCGCACAATTAGACCCGAAAATATCCGGGTGTCAATAGCTGTGCCTATCGCGGTACCTATTGCGGTAAATCGGGAAATGTGGTACATATCCCCTTGGCTAGGCGCGGTCGGTGCGCCCGGTTTGGCGAGCCGCCCCGCGGGCGTTGTACCCCGTTGGGCGGTTTTTTATTGGCCCGCCGTCTGCATTTTGGGTAAAGCGTACCGGAACAAATACTGGTGTTCGTCCAGGTCCGGCCACGGGTTGCGGATAATCTTGACCGCGCGGTATCCCATGGCCCTCCAGAACAACTGCGCGTCCAGATTGGTTTCCCGGACCTTCAGCTTCAGCCTCGGGCGGCGTGACGGTGATAGCTTCGCCCGCAATTTGTCAGCCATAGCCCGGCCGACCCCGCGGCGCCGGAACTCCGCATGAACCGCAAAGTTAAGCACCCGCAGCTCTTTTTGCATCGCGGCGTAAACCATGTAGCCCAAAATGCGCTCGCCGTGTCGGGCTACCATGCCGATTTGATTCCTGGCTCGCAAACAGCGAACCAATTCATCTTCCGTCCACGGCTCATCAAAACATGCCCGCTCGATTGCAAGCACCGCGGGATAATCCGCCCGAATCATCCAGCTAACGTGAACCGCAGAGTCGAGTCGCTCGATTGTTTTCACGGTCGTCTCCTTTCGCCGATATTGCGACAATATCACCCCAACACCCCGAAAAAGCAACCCCGGATCAGCGGTCCCGGATAATTTGCTCCACTTGACCGTTCGATAACACCGGCGGCATTCGCCTTTCTTCGCCGTAGCGGTTGGTGATGATCCGACCCACCGGATCGGCATGGGCCCGCAATTCCTCCAGCCGATCCGCCCCCAGGTAGTAGCGGGCGGCCAGGACGTAATACGCCCGGCTTTCGCCCGCTCGGGTTGCACGGAGGGCCGCGACCAGATCCGTGAATCGTAGACGGCCCGCGTTCATTCGTCCTCGCCCTCCCATGATTTCGGCGGATCAAAGCCCTTGGACATTAGCGAATGGATGGCCGCCGCGTAGGCGGGCCGGTACACGTCCGCTTCCTCCGGTCCGATGACCACCGCCTTGCCGGCCATGCTGACGGTCAGATAGCGGTCACCGACCATGCCGAGCGTCAGAAACTCCGAGCCGCGGCACATGCAATGCCGGGCGTTGTCCAAACCGGGAATGTCCCGCTTCAGCTTCAGCAACTTGCGGGCCCCGGCGATCTGAACCGTTTCCGGGTCCAGCCGGCACATGGCGTCCAGCAGCTTGGTTTGCAGGGCGCGGTAGCGGGCCTCGGCATCGCGTAGCCGCTCCCTGGCTTTTGTGGCCCGTTCTTCGGCCCGCTGGACGGCCTGCTCCCGTTGCTGGAGCCGGGCCTCCGCCTCGTCCAGGGCGACCCGGATCGAGGCGTACTCTTGGATGGATTGATCGACTTTCATGGTAGCCTCCGTTAAAATGGGGTTCGGGAAATCTTGCGAGCTACCAGTAATTCGCCGCGTGTAGAAGTTTATTGGACGCTTTTTAGCTACCAACAACAAAAACCATGAGTTTCAAAATGGGCGACGATTCGCAGAACAAACCGCGTACTGGAAGGCCTCAGCTTCCGCCAGAAGAGCGGCAAACCAAAAGGGTGTTTGTGCGGCTGACTCCGAGTGAGTATTGCCTTGTAAAATCCGTAGCCGGGAGCAACCTGGCCGCCTGGGCCCGGTCCGTCCTTCTTCGTGCCGCCAAACGTCAACAAAAAAAGCGGGATGGCGATTAGGGGGGGGGTACATTTGTTCAGCTTGCGAGTTCACTTAGCTCCAGCCCATAATGATGGCGGGCAAGCGAAACTCCGATCTAAGGGGAGTGTGGGCAATGCGTGGAGTTTGGGCTATCGGAATGGTGGGTTTGATGCTGGCCGGATGCTCGGGAAAGCCGGACACATCGGCGGATATGGAGCGGGGGGAAGCGGCGCGCAAGGCTGGAGATGACGACCTAGCCATCGCATGTTTCGACCGCGTAATCCGGGTGGATCCGGCGTGCGCGAAAGCGTGGGCGTTGCGGGGGTCATGCAAGGCCCTTTCGGGAGACCATCAGTCCGCGATACGGGACGGGAGTGAAGCGATTCGGTTGGAACCGAACAACGGAGACTGGTTGTGCCACCGCGCCATGACGTACATCATTTCCAAGCGTCTCGACGACGCGGAATCAGACGCAAGCCGCGCCGAGTCCCTCGAACCCTCGGCGTTCGCTAAAGCCGTATTGGCCCACGTCTACATGTCACGGGACCAATACGATACGGCAATCGCCAAAGCGAGGGCAGCGGTTTCCGATTCTCCGGACCACGTATACGCCAGACGAATTCTCGCCGAATCGCTCGCTCGCAAAGCTCGCCGCATTTACACGCCAGCAAATCGCAACGAATCAATTTCGCTACTGAAGGAAGCAATACAAACTTGGCCCGATTCCAATTTTCGCGAAAGATTCGTTTCCGGATGCGAGGATGATATACGAAGATACTCCGAAGGTACCTAGCTTGAAAGGCGACCGGCTAAATCGTCGTCTTTAAGCTTCGCGATGGCCTCTTTTGATTGCGTCCACCGATCGTTGATGATTTGGCGAATCCTTGCCGTTTGCCGATCCATTTCCGCGTTGACCTGATTCATCACTTCGGTGACCACCGCTTCTTCCTCCGATTCTACGGTGACCTTGACTTCCATCTCCTGCTTGATCTTGGCGTTCAATTCACGCTGAACGGACCGCTCCAGGGAAATGTCCGCCTGTTCTTCTGCGGTTCCGCCGATGAACTCGTCAAACCCGGCGGTCCGTGCTTGCTCGCGGAAGAACTGCCGGGCTGTTTCCTGGTCTCCGCGGAGCCCGGTTTGTTCGGCCCGTAGAATATCCGACCGGTCCGCTTGTTGGGCCATGGCCTCTTGCCGTTTGCGGCGTAGCTGCTCGCGGGCTTTCATTTCGGACTCGGACAGCTCCCCGCCGGACTTCAGCGTGGTCTGGAACCGCTCCCACCTTTCCCGCTCGGCTGGTGCCAGCGCTGCGTCCCCAAGTTCATCCAACCTTCCCTTGGCCCGCAGGATGTCCCGCTGTTGGCCTTTGTCCATCCGGCCAAACCGCTCGGCGGCGGATTCGATGGCCGCTTTCGCGCTGGCCTCGATCTGCTTGGACGTTTGGAGTTGTTGCTGGAGGGCCTGTAGGTTTTGCTGGTTGGCCTGCTTGTTGACTTCGGCGATTTGCTGCTCCAGCCCGAGCCGCTGTTGTGACAGGTCTACCCGCCGCTGGTCCTGCTGCTGAAGTTGTTGGTTGACATCTTTCAACCGCTCCCAGTCCTTGGGGTCGATGCTGGTCGAAAGTTTTTGCCGCTCTTGTTCCAGGCGGTCCGTTTCCGCCTTAGCGGCTTCCAGGTTTCTCTGTATTCGGTCCAACCGCGATTGCATCGGTCGGAGTTGCATCTCCGTCTGTACTTGGCGCTGGTTCTGCTCTAACCGGTTGACCTGCAATTGGCCGCGGCGCAACGCTTCGTCGTCTTGCCCCTGTTGCAGCCCGATCATGTCGGTCTGTTGCCGAAACATCCACTCGGCTCCGAGCGTTTGCTGGTCGCGCAGGTTTTGCATCCGCGGATCAGTCGCAGCGAACGTCTGGTCCTGCAACTGCTCCCGCTGTTGCCGGCGGCGGTCCTCCATTGCGCGGATTTCCGCGTTGAATTGGTTTTCCGCTTCCTGTTGTCGGCGGTTGCGTTCCTGGTTGGCTTTCAGGCTTGCGTCCTGTTCGGATAATCGCTCGTTCAACTCCTGGCTAGATGCAAGGCTTTCGGATTCCCGCACAAAGCGGCCTGCTGCGCCGAACGTCATGTAGCGCAAAATAGAAGGCATCTCCCGTATCGCTTGGCGCAACTTGGAGTTTTCATCGCCCACTAATCGCAAACCTTTGGCTAGGGTATTGGCCTCCGCGGTAGCGATGCGATCCGCAACCGACCCTTGTTCCGCGCCGCCTCCAGTGCCATACCGCTGGGCCTGACCGAACGTCGACAAGCCGCTCGCAATGGCTGCGCCGATACTGGCCGCTGCACCAGCTCCGAGTAACACGGTTGCCCCAAGTCCCGCGCCGCCTGTAGCTGCTACACCGCCGCCAGCACCTGCTGCGCCAGACCCGACGGCACGGCTTGCGCTTTCCGTCGCCGACCGGGTGACGGGTGCTGCCGCTGCTCGACTGGCTGCGCCTCCTGCGATTGCGTTGCTCGTTATTCCCGCCGATGCTGCGGTCGACCCCATCGATCTTTGAGCGTTTAGCGCCGCGTGAGCTGTAGTCGCTTGCCCGGCCGCTGCAGCTTCCGCTTGCAAGGCTGCCGTTTCCGCTACCGAGGCTTGTTGTGCCACCCGAGCGGCCAGCGCAGATGCTTGGCGGCGAAGCCGCATCATTTCCGTTACCGAATCGATGGCTTTGGTAACCTGATAGATACCCTGCACCGATCCGGTGACCGAATCGACAATGCCCTGCATCTTGACCAAGCCGCGCATCATCTTCTCGGTGCTTTCCTCTGAGGACAGCCCGAGCGCGACAAAACCGCGGCTAAGCTGCATGGCCGCGGTCAATCCGCCAAGGAACGCTTCCCGGCTTTGGTCCTTGTACCCTTTCAGTTGGGCCTTCATGCCCGTGTACTCGGATTGCAATGATTGCAAATGCTGCTGTTGCTGGCGTGCGTTGTTGGCCGCGTCTTGCGATGTTTGCCGCGAAGCTTGTCGGTGCGCGTCGACCACCTCTTGCCGAGACTCGACTTCCCCGTCCGCTTCTCGTTCGGCGATTTGTGCCCGCTGTTGGGCGCCTTGCTGGCGGGCTTGAGTCATTTGCGCCTGCTGCCGGGCGTATTGCGAAGCGGCGGCCTGGGTAGACGATCGCTGCTGCGATTGTGGACGCGGTGCGGGTTGTGGCGGAGGCGGTGCCTGCGGAGTTCGCCCCGCGGGTTGTTGCGATTGCCTGGTCTGTTGCTTGGCTTGTGCTTTTTGCTGTTCGCCCCGCTTGTACGCCTCAACAACTTTTCCGATTTCCGCAATTTCGCGCGCCGCCTCCTGCGCTGCCAGCTTGACGCGCTGCTGCATGCCGGCGTCCCGCCGAGCGGTTTTGTCCCGCTCCGCCTCTGCGGCTGCGGTCTGCGCTCGACGCGATGGCTGTTCACCGCCTGCAGCAGCCGGTCGGCTCTGTGGAGCGGTGGGCCTCGCAGGTGGGGGCGGCGATGGCACCGGACGTTCCTGGGGCGGTGCCGCGCCCTGTTGCGCGGCGTAGCCTTGCTCAAACGTTTTGACGGCTTGCCGAAATTCCGCTGCCGTTCTCGGGTCGCTAACCGCGCCGCCCGCGAAAATCGGGCCGGCTGGTTTTGGTTGCGATGCCGGTTGTACGGGAGCGGTTGGCTGCCTCGATTGCCCGCCTTTCTCCCGAGCCCGCGTTTTTTCCTGCTCGCCCTGCGTATACCCCCTCACGGTTTTCCGCACCGCGTCCAACTCCGCTGCGGCTTCGCGTTCGGCCAGCGCAATCCTGGCGCGCATTCCGCGCTGACGGTCTGCGGTGCGCTCGGTTTCCGCCGTAGATCCTGCATCGGTAGCTCGACGCTGCGCACCTGGTGAAGTTAACCCCGCGGGCAACGGTTGCTGCGCAGCGGACGGGGGCATGCCGCTCGCTGGCTTCCGCATCGCTTGGGATGCTTTCCGCAACTGCTTGGCGATAGCGTCCGCCGCTGTGGTGATCCGCTCTTGCGCGCCGACGACTTCGGCGGCGAACTCCTTGAGCGCCTGCTTGCCCTGCTCGGAGTGCTCCACGCCGATGCGGTAAATCAGGTCGTATTCGGTAGCCATCTCAGAGGGTTCTCCGGGGCAGAATTTGCGACAACCGAACAGCCACGGAATCGGCAGTGGATTGGCGGTCCGCCTGCACTACGATTTCGTGGATTGTCGAAATCAAGCGTTGCGTCAGGGCATCCAGGGGCGGGCAGAGCGCCCACCCCGTTGCGCGTTGGCGAAAAAAGAAATCGACCAGAGCCGCATTGGCCGAATGAAGGCGGAACCGGTGCTCCTTGCTGTGATGCTGTTTCGGGCACTCGGTTCCAAGGTCGCATGGCGGCGGTCCCGGTCGTGCCATGGGCTCCCGCTTGCCGGGCCCCATGACCAGCATGGTGGGCTTCCAGTCTTTATCGTAGACCCACCGCTTGCACTGCTCGCACGAAACGCGGGCGACCTCCGGGTGGTACACCTGGAGCATCAGCCCGCGGCGGAGTTTCCCTCCCGCACCTCGACCGCTGCATCCACCGGCGCGGTTCCGGTCAAGATCGCCTTAACGTCGGCCTCGTCGGCTTCATCCGCGTCTTCCTTTTTCCAATCTGGATCGGGGTCGCTGACATCGGAGCCGTACACGATCAGGCCGGCGAAGCGGCGGTAAAGCGGCTGCACGAGCCGCGCCGCGCTTACGGCGGTGACGGGCAGCGGCGCGAACTTGTCCTCGGGCTTGTCCGGCGCCTTTTCCAGATCCCACGACTTGATTTGGGTAGCCAGGATTTCGGCGATTTTTTCCTCCTGCTTGTGCTGGCGCAAGGTTTCCAGCGAGGCAAGCAGACGGACTCGCTCGACCTGCGTGCAGGGCCGATAGGTAAAGCGGACAGCAGGATAGCATCCTTCGACGGATTCGAAATATCCGTTGAAGATGACACCCTGCGACTCGGGCACGTAGCCCAGCCTGCCGGCGTGGTAGGCGGTGTTTTTGGGCATAGACATTCTTTCCGGCGATTCGTCGGGATGTCACGATTCGCTATTTGGCTTAGTATCAGCTATCCACGAGGGTGATCTTGACCTCTTGGTCCGTGCCGGCGTAGCCGTCCACAGTACGGGCGTTGAGCGTGGTCCGCAGGGGGATTTCCTGGACCGGGCTCGGGGTGTCCGGATCTTCCATCGGTCCCTGCAAAAGCGGGAACTCGAACAGCAGGCTGTAGGAGCCGACCGTGTAAAGGATGTTGGACGAAACGCCCGCCAGGGCTAACTGGTAAATGTCCAGTTCCGACGTGGTGAACGGCGTATCGAAGGACACCTGAATCGTGCGGTCCCCTTGCGGGATTTCCGTGCGCGATTGCGTGTTGAAGAATCGGTCCATCACCAGTTGATTGTTGACCGTGATGTTCAGGTTGTTGAAGTTTCGTGCAGTGCCATCGAAGTACATCGTGGCCTGGTGGTGCATGATCGGCGTCAGCACGGAGTAGGACAGGTCGGGGAATGAATCCGCATCACCGAGGGTCAAGTCTTTCCCCTCAAGTTGCAATTGCATCCGCAGGGGCTGGCCGGCGGAGCTGGTAAACGTTGCCTGCGAAACCCGCATGCCGGTGTAGTTGAACACCTTGACCTCGCGGTCCAGCGCGGCCTTGAAGTAGTCGGTGATGACATCCGGCTCGAGTACGTTGCCAGCGAACGTGCCGCCGAAAATCGCCAGCAGCAGGATTTCCAAATCGTCTACGCGCGGAACGATGGTCATGGAACCGCTGACCGTGTAGGTGCTTTCCGCGGTGTCCTCGGAGCGGTGCGCGAGCTGGCCCTTAAATCCTTCCGCGTGGAAATGCGTAGGCCGCTTTTTGATGTCCAGACTTTCCGGCAGCAGCCGCTTGGTCACCGTATCGGACGCGATTGCGGAAACGCCAAATTGTACGTCGTAACCCATACTGGCAGTGTCAGCGGCCATTCTCTATTCTCCTTGGCGGTCTGAATTTCAATCGTTAGCTCGGGTGCGGTATGCGTGGCAGGCCGCCACAGTGGCGCCCACGTCGTAGTGGCTTTCGAAAGCCGCAGGAATGACAACGGGACCGGGAAGGATCTCTACGCGATGAAAGCTACTTAGTCCAGCGGGAGGGGCTTCAGACAAGTAGTTTTCCACCGCTTCCTTCCACTTCAGGTCCTCGCGGATGTTGCGGTCCAAGTGCTGGTTGGACGCGCGGAAATACGTGATTTGTACTCGGTAGGTGACCAGATCGCGGGCCTGATCGCGGGGCTGGCGGCTGCCGGTCACCGGCGTGATGATGACCCCGGAATCCCCGATGGCCTTGACCGCGCGATAGGGTAGCTTCTGAATGACCACCCGGTCGCTGGCCAAGTTTGGCAAGCCCAAACCCTGGACCGCCTGCTGAATTCCCTGGCAGGCTTCGTAGTGCGGGATGTCCGACACGTCCGAGCCGTCCGTAATCTCAAACGCCACGGGCGGGGAACATGCCACCTCGGCGCCCAAGGTTGCTTTGACGTAGGCAAGGTAGCTGCCGGCCGACAGGGTAATCGTGCCGCTGGAATTGCCGCTGATCGTGGCCGATAGGGTCCAGTCGTAATCCGCCACAGCAACGCCGAAGGTGGTGGTGTAGACGAGGTTCGTCGCGCCTGTGCTTCCCAGGATGGTAGCCGTAGCGGTAGACCCGTCGAATTGATCGGCCACGCACAGGCGGGGCAGCTTGATGGTCATTTTCCGGGCTCCCCGAATAGTTGCATCGTCAGCGGCGAAATCAGGTCTTCCGCGATTTCCTCTTGGCCGCGGTCATCGACGTAAATGAACTGTCGGCGGGGTATCCGCTCCGTTCCCCGCTGGTGCTGCCAGGCGTAGTCAATCACGCCGCCGTCGATTCCCATTTCCAGGGTTCGGCCGTCATCGGCTAACCGTTCGACATGTCCGGGCGCGGCTTTTTCGGTGGCGGCGGCCAGCATCTTTCCCGATAGAATCAGCAGCGGGTGAGGACCGTACAAGGCGACGGTAAGCGGAGCGTGGGCGGGCCAGGGCATCCCGCCTTCATCGACGGCCGCGGCAAAGTTCCGCTCAATCGCATCGCAAAACGCCGGCGCGGCTTCCAGTAGGGCTTCCCCCATGGGTCCGCGTTCCGGTGCCTCGATGGCCTGCTCAATCTGTCCAGCCACTTCTTCCGGGGTCACCGCTGGCTTCCATCAGGGTTTTCTCCACCGCCTCGACCGGTGTTTTGCCGGAGCGGACCGTGGTTACCTCATCGACCGTGTATCGCAACATCCAGGAGAACAGCAAACCGTCTCCATTGCGCTGCCCGATCAGTTCGATCTTGTCCCCTCGGGCCAAGGCGGCTTTGAGGGTGTTGTTCAGGTTCATCGCTCTAGTTTGACCTCGCAGTGCCAGCAGGTGCGCCATCGCTCCAGTCGGCACGGAGAAATAATGACCCAGGTTTCAATGGCGGTGACGATCTTGTAGCCTTTGTCCGGCGTCTGTGCGTTCATGGTGGCCCGGAACAGCTTGGCCGTGGCGGTTTCCTCTTCCAGTCCCGTGTCGTATCCGCCCTTGGATTCCGCCATGTTTTTGCGGATGATTTTGACCCGCATGTCGGCGGCCAGTTCCGTGCCCGAAACATCCTGCAGCGTGGCCGGTTCCACTCCGTCGATGGACTGCCAATCATCGGCGTACAGGGTGTAGTAATCGTCCCGCTCGTAGGAGCTTGTGGCGGTAATCGCAATCAGCACGCCAACAACGGAATAGCCGCCCTTTGAGCTGACAACCGCGGCTACGTAGCTGCCCACGTCCAGGTCCACATCCAGCGAACCGTTGGCGGCGATTGCTCCGGCCGTGGTCCAATCGCCGGCGGAGCGGCTGCTGACGTAGATCGTGTTCGTGGTTCCAGTAGATGCCCCGCTGACGGTAAACGTAATCCCCGTTCCGTCCCCATTGTCCGACGCCGTGAGCGTGGGCGTGTCGATGTCCTGTTCTTCGACGGACACCGGGCCGAACGTGCGGAGGACCGGGGGAAACAACATCGGCTAAACCCCCGTTTTCTTGGCAACCACGGTGGTCGTGGCGGCGATGGCGTCCCCGTTTTCGTCGAACAGGTTTTGCGTTAGCAGGACGGTGGACGTGCCCTTCTCGTAGTAGATCACTTGCGTCAGGCTGGTTGCATCCACGTCCGCCTGAAGCAGCTTGGAAATGGTGCTGTTGTCGTCCATTTCCGTGCGGATTTCGGCAACGGTTGGAGCGACCAAATCCGTCAAGCTACTCCCCGTGCCCAGCGCCGTCACGACATCCGCCGCGCTATGGGTACTAAAGCCGGTAGCGGTCGCACAGGCGGTGAGCGTCGATCCGGTTCCGAGGGCGGTTACCACGTCGGCGGCCGAATGCGTGGAAAATCCGCTGGCTGTCAGGCAGTCTGTGAGCGTGGAGCCGGTGCCCAGCGCGGTCACAACATCCGCGGCGGCATGAGTGCTTAAACCGGCTTGAATTTTGGTCACCGCCGCCGCGCTGATTTCCGAAGCCCCAATGGCATCGGTCGCAATCACACCCGCCGTAATGGCGTTGCTTTGCAACTTGACCTGCCCGTTCGCGTCGGTGTCGAGCAGGTTGGCCGGGGTGACCAGAATCAGCGCCGCCACATCTGCTGCCGAGTGCGTGCTGAATCCGGTCGCGGTAAGGCAGTCGGTAAGGGTCGATCCAGTACCCAGCGCCGTCACAACGTCTGCCGCCGAATGCGTACTGAACCCGGTCGCCGTCAGGCAATCCGTCAGTGTCGATCCTGTACCCAAAGCGGTCACAACATCGGCGGCACTGTGGGTGGAAAACCCGGTAGCCGTCAGACAATCGGTAAGGGTGGAACCAGTTCCTAACGCTGTCACAACCGCCGCCGCATCATGCGTGCTGTTTCCGCTCACGGTTCCGGTAATGTCCGCCGTCCAAGCGGTCACAAGGTCCAATCCGTCGGACGCCAGCTTGAATCCGGTCTTATCGGAAACCGTTACACTCGTCGCTCGAAAATCGGAGTAGTCGGACAGCGTAATAGCAGCAGCAGCCCCACCATGAGCGCCGTTGCCGAGATACACCTTGTCCGCCGCTGGATCGAAGTACGAAGCCGCAACCAGCGTCCTCGCCTCGAATTCCGCCGTTGTCGGCACGTCGTCAATCAGCGTCTTGAGGGCCGAATTGCCGTATGTGCCGCTGTTGACGATGGCGAACGCGTCGCCTGTTTGCACGCTTTGCTTCACCGTGTAATCGTTCACGGTGCTGCCGGTCGTGTTGTCCGTCACCGCCGAAGCAACGCCGTATAGATTAACCGTCGCCGTGCTCGCCCCGTCGTCGTTAATCGTTATCGGGCCGGTTGTCGCAATCACCTGCACCGTCTCGGAATCGCTTACCGTGACCGTCACCGCCCGGCACAGCCCGCGGATCTCGACATTGGCCCCGCCTGTCGTCACAGTCTGCCCACCGCCTGCGAGCACTTCAAGACTTAGCGTGCAATCCGAGTCGAGCGTGATATTCGTACCGCCCTTCCACCCGCGAATGTTGATGCCGGTCGTCGATCCTGTCCCGCTGAAATCGAGGGACGGCGTGCCAGAGCCGGGCACAAATGAGAAGCAGTCGATAATGACGAACTGCCCCGCAGATCCGGCAGCAAACGCTCCGCTTGCCCGCCCGATCCCGCATTGGTAGAGCCTCGACGGGCCAAGCGTCACCGCACCAATCCCGCAGTATTCGAACACGGGAGCCGTTCCCGTGTTCACGCCGGTTCCGCTTACTCTTGCTCCTGCGATGTTCGCGTTCGTGATTGTCTGGCCGTTCAGGTCCAAGTCGTAAGCGTGCCCGTAAATGTCGTAATTGCTGCTATCGGCAGTCAGCGTGATCGACGATCCGCCAGCAATGTGAAACCGCTCGATCCCGAGGCTTGCCGACAGCGTGAGTGCCGCCGCCCATGTTGACACCGGGTTATCCGCCGTGCCGTCCACGAACATTTCCGTATTGGTGTTGCTTTCGTTCGTGTCAACCCAGATTGCACCGTCCGCGTATCCAACGCTCTGGTTTGCGATTGTTGCCTCAGTGAGCAGAGAATCAGTGTAAAGCGTCGGGTTGCTCTGCCCGGCGCAAACGAAACGCAAGAGCACCTTCCCCGCGTCCGCTCCTGTCCCGGTGTGTTTCGACAACAGCGTGATGTTTTCGGTCTGGTTCGTGCCGCCGACGACGCCCGCAATCGTCAGCCGGTCCTCCCAATCGGACCCAACGTAATCGTAGGCTTGGACGGTGATGATGTCATTCGATCCGACAAGGTACCCTTTCCAAACCGCTTGAATCGCCTTGCGAATCCCGCCCACGTCAAACTGATAAACGATGTCGATTGCATCGCCAGTGTCGTCGATCTGGTGATAGGTTCCGTCATCTGCTTCTGTGCTCGCATAGGTGCCGGATGTTTGGACGCCGGTAAACGAAACGCTCTTGATGGCCCCACCAGTGTTATCGGCTTCCGCCTCGAACAACAGCCCCGCCCCGGATGCAACGCCGATTGCCCCGACCTGTGCTTGTGTGCTCGGGTACGTGTCGCCGGTCAATCCGGTGCCGTCGTATTGTGACTCAAGATTATCGGCTGCCGTTGCGTCTCCGCTAATCTTAACCACGTCAGCGTCAACTTCTGGAATCGCCGTAAACTGATCTCCGGTCCCACCAGCTTCCGTCAGATGGTCCCCATCCCCGCCTGCCTCGGTTGCATTGGCTCCGAGTGCTCCCAGGTTGGTCGTTAGATAGGAGTGGGCATCGCCGCCTTGCGGATTATGCGTCCCGCTTGCGAGCGTTGTTCCCGCCTGTACCGTAAGATTCGTAACGCTTCCAATTGCTCCGGTCACGCTTGCGGCCACAACTTGACCGTTGAACGGGTCGGCTGCCGTAGTACCCACGAAGTCCTGCGCGTTCGTCACCCACGCATCGCGTGTCGTGTTGTAGTTGGTGGCGAAGTCGGTATCGAAAACCGTATTGAGATTTGTGACGGCCGACGACGACGGCATCCGGTTATCCAGGTCCAAACCACCCGCATCACTGACCGCCAGCCCACCGGCCGCATCGGCTGCTGCGTTCGGAAGTGCCGTCATTCCGCCGCGTGTTCCGTCGTACATATCCACATCGGTAAGCGGCACCAACACATCACATTCCGCCGCATTGGTCGCGCCGCTGATCGTGACAAGCAGCGACTTCGCGGAAGACACCGCAAGGCGTGCATCGGCAAGCTGAACCTCGTACACGCCGGGATGATTCGTGGAATCGACTTCTTTGAACCGGCATTTTCCCGCCGTTGGCGCAGCATACGTTCCTAGCGTTGCAATCGTTTCGACGTTTCCCGCTGCAACTGTGTAAGCCGTGGCCGTGTCTTCGTTGTCCGCAATCGTGGAGATAATCAGCCCCGATGAATCGTAGGCCAACCCCGTCAACCCCGCTCCGGTCGATACGCTGGAATTTCGGATCTTCACCCGTAGAATGACGCTTCCTTGTCCGCGCTTATAGCTAATCAACATGCGTCAAACTCCGAGTGTTTGTAAGCCGCCTGATAATGCGTCCATGTGCCACGGCCAAGGCCCGCCCGCTGCCGTCACCCCCGCGAATCCCACCACCGTCTTTGCAGGTTCGGCCCATGCCTTGGGTCCGAGTTGGTACCATCTTGCAATGTCACTGGCGGACCAAACACGCCGACTTATCGTAACATCGTCAATATCCATTGTCGCAAATCGTTTATACGCAGACAACAACGGCCACAGTGAGCCGATTGCTATGTCGTGGTCAGTAGACACTCCAATGTACGTCCCAAGCGAGGATGAGTCATCATACACACTTCCCCGTACGCCGTTCACGTAAATCTCGATCCCATCAACTTGTCGGCTTCCGTCGTACGTGACCACAGCGTAGGACCACTGGTTTTGTGGGACGGACGCATCGTATCTGCGTACTATCCTATTGGTAGTATTGGTATATAATCCAAGGTCGATGTATCCCTGGTATTCCCGAAACCACCACGAAGACTCAATGTCCGAGTAGGATGCAACGATTGGGTTTCTGATCGTGTCCTTCGGGCGAATCCAGGCACCGACACTAAACGCCGGGTCATCGTAAAACGAACCAGAAAATAATCCCAACGCGTCTGTACGCACGTAATCGGAATTGGCGGTAACGAACGCTCCCGCCGATCCTCTTTGCCCCGTGTCCCAATGCGACCCGCTACCCGCCCATGTTCCGTGGTTGCCCTTGCCGGACCAGTCGCGGACATATCCACCGCTGCCTTCGACGAATCCCCAGAGTCCCACCAAATCGCGCAGCATCCACGAATGGCGGCAATACGCGCCCCGTGTCTGCCGAAATCGCTGAGCGTCTAAATGGGTGTAGTGGCGCATGGGCTACTCAAGGGCGGATGCAAACGTGCCGGACGACTTGACGACCATATTGCTTCCGGTGGCGGATTGGTGAATCACGACCACGCGGAGCCGCTTCCAGCCGGAGCAGTTGACGTACACGCTGAATCTTTCCACATGGTCGAAGATGGTATCGTTTTGCACCTTGTCGTAGGTCAAATCGTCAACGACGGTAACACTGGTATTCGTGACAACCGAGGCGATTTCGTGGAACTCAGACTGCGCCAAATTGTCGTCATCCTGGACGTAGATGAGATCACCTACGGCAAGGTTGGACGTTGACGCTACGGCAAGCACGGACGTTCCGGCCGCCTCCCCCGCTGCGTCGGACAGTTCCTCGGTTTCGGCCGCGTCGGTGGTTCCGGTGAACTCGTAGATGTCCTGCCAATTATCACCGCTCGCTTCGGCGCACCCCTGGACCTTGACCGCTAATCCGGTCGCGTTGGCCGTGGTTTCGGTCTTGGCCAGCCAGACGTTGACAATCCCGTCCAGGTAACCCGCCACGTTTTGCGCCGAGCCGACTACATTGGCCGGGTGCGTGATTGCCTGTTGGCTGAGGAATGTTTCCTCGCTTTGCGTATAGTCAGCCATCGGCTTCCTCCGTCATCATGCGGGTTCGCACCCAATGCACATCCCCGTGGTTTGCGGGACGGGGTGCTCCGTCAACCTGTCGCTGGCTGATCCAAGCATCGGCCATGCCCTCGATTTCGGCAGCAAAGGTTTCGTCAATCACCTCGCCGCTAACCAGCGCTCGAAACATGGTTTTCACGTCGCCGTTTTCCAAGTCCAACTCGGTGTAGCGGGCATCGTTAATGAACTCCATCGCCAGCGCGGCGGCAGCGCCGGTTTCCGTGTCGAGTTTGGCCGCCTTGACCAGCGACAGCCATTTGCCTTGGCGGAGTGCCAGTTGCTTGACCGCTGCCGGATCGACGGGGCGTTTTGTCGGTTGGTCCGCCGCGTTGTAGGCGTCGGCCACGGCATGGTCTGATAGATCGGCCAACCCGCCCTGCGCCAACATCCAGGCATACAGGGCGTCGTAGTTTTCCGGGGTCCAGGGGGTCATTGCGTTATCCCGTGGCAAGGGTAGTGACCGCATCGGCAATCGCCGTGCGAACCTGCTGGTCCGTGACGGTAAGGCCGGCGGGCTCGCAGATGTCCGCGTAGCGGGTGTAGACCACGCCACGCAATTGCGAGGCCAACGCGTTCGGGTTTTTCAAAACGCTCGCTGCCCATTTCTGGCGGAGCGAGTAGTTGTCGGTTGTTTCCGGGTCTTCTTGCCGGACGGCTTCCGCTACCATCGCGGCAGCGCCGACGATTTGGGCGTCGAGTTCCGTTCCCTGCAGAAGCCCCGCGAGTTGAACATCGGTAATCGTCATCAAGCGGTCTCCTATTCAACCGGGACCAAAGTGGCCCGCAAGCAATTGGTTCGTCCAAGCAACGCGACAGCGGCGGCACGGGCCGTTCGCAAATCAAACGGCCCGCTGGGTAGCGGCGCACTCGCGTCATCAAATTCCGGTTGCACCATCCATTCGGCCGACTCGTCCAATTCACACGGCTGTAGCGCCGTGACATTGACTTGGGTTGTGGGGTCCATCTGTTGCCTTTCTTCACTGAGAGTGTGGTTATGGGCGGGACTTCAGACCCTCGACACTTGCGAGGATTTGAGCGTTCTGGTCAATCAGTCGGTCAATCTTGGCGTTCAGTAGGTCGATCCGTTTTTCCTGGGAGTCGACCTTGACTCGCATCGGTTCAATCGCGCGGTCGGCTACTCCTTGGATGTGTGAGTCGGACGGGCGAACCCATCCGGCAGCCAGTAGCATCGTGACAATCACCGAAGCCAGTGTCACGGTAGCCGTTTTCCAGACTCCATTCCCGTTGCCGTTTCCTTGCGCCGTGCGTGGTTGGGGGCTCATCGTGGGCGGGGCTTTCTAGCTGTTAGGCGGTGAGGGTTCCGTAGTAGCCATGGCCAATGGCCAACGAGGTAAACAGCATGTGCGGGGTGACGCGGTTATTTGGACAATTAGGAACGGGGTCCACGCCGCCCGCCATCATCGCCGCCGAAACCGCATGACTGCAAAATGCCGCCGCGCCGTCTTCTTTCGGGTCGTCCGCCGTATCCCAGCCCACGAAAAACCACAGCCCCGGTGCCTTCATCAGGACCAGCTTCCAGATACCTCGCCACCCGTACTTCCAACCACGCAGCCCCCGCATGTATTCCGCCGCATCGCAGCCGTCATACCAGAACTCGTCCCCGTTCACGCGGAGATGCGGGGCCGGATGGAACAGGTCGATCTTGCCGGGATACTTTCGCGCGTATTCGTCGAGCGGTTCGGAGGAAAACCCAGTCCCCTCTACCATGCCGCATGTATGCCAGCGACCGCGGATTAGGCAAAGCATTTCCGCATGCGAATGAATCCCGCCCGTGGCCCGCCGTATCAACCCGCCGATCCCGAACATCCGCTTGGTTCGGTAAAGCATCACGTCACCCTCGCGCAGTTCGGGTTCGATCTGCTCGAAGGTGCGGAGTCTCGGGTTGTCGGGGTCGAGTTTCGGCATCAGCGGACCACCTCCACGTCTGCAATCGGATGCCAAAACACTTCATGCCCCTGCTTGCCGATTCGCGGAACAATTCGAGTCAAGCCGCGTCGCATGTCTTTGGGTAAATATGCACGGTTTCGCAGCTCTGGATCGTATTGCGTCCAGGTTTCACGCCTGGACGGCGCGCAAACACGCCTTAATCCACCCCCGTCCTCCCATATTGAGACGTACTGCCCAAACGCTACTCGCACAGGCTCCTGGGATGGATGCTTCAACAACCGAAACGCTCTTGCCTCGTAGCGGCGTCGACGAGGGGACCAATCCCAAAAAATGGCTTGATCGAAGACATGCCTACCTGCCTCGTCGTAGAAGTGATTCACCTCGATCACATCCACGCGGTCCCGGATTACGGGTTGCTGCGGAACGATCGACAATGCAAGCAAAAGCCAGAGCATTCGCTTTACTTCCAAATCATCTAAGGCTGGCAGTCCACGCGCCCAGAAGACCAACGCACCAGACAAACACGAGCAATCCACAGAAAACGCGGAAAAACTCGTTTACGATCCACAGGTAGCCTATCGCCTGATTGTACGGAGCACCTAGCGCCCACATGATCGTTGCGCCGAACAATAAAAACGTAAGCAACGCGAGCCAGCACGCAAGGCAAAGAATCCTCTGTGTTGCTTGCCATGTCGAGTTACTCGCGGCGGTCTTGCTCATCCGGCAATCGCTCCTGCAACCGCTGTGACAATCGCAACGGCCGTGGCGCCGCCAAGGCTCATCCAAGCCCACTTCATCCAGGCAACGGTTGACTCGACTTTGACCAACCGCTCACGGAGTTCGTAGTATTGCTCGTCGTTCATCTTCCCAAACCTCCTAGGCGCCTTTCAATTAAGGCCGCGTTGTGTTCCACCGCGTCTTCGATCCGTTCCACCCGTTGCTCGAGCAGATACGCTTCCGTCTTGGCGTCACCGATCTCGCCGTGCAGGGTCACCACGAATACGAGCATTGCGCCAAGGAATAGGCCAAGCATCAAACCGGCGAACCCGCTATCCGAAGACTCTTGCTTCCCGCTCATTAAGCTAACCCCCTATAGTCCACTGGACACACGGCGGCCACCTCGCCGTTGATTTCGTACACCTTCACTTTGTACCGCACCGGAACCGTGCGAACGCATCGCCACTTGACAAGTCGCAGGGGTCCCCAGCGGTAGCAAATGCGACGCTCGTAACGAACCCGCGTTTCGTACCGATACGTGGGCGGCGGGGTGACATGCACGTCGGGTCCGTCCACGGGCAGCACAATCCGCGACAGGTCCGGGGCATGGTCCGCATCGGCAGACTGTTGCGCCGGGGCGTTCAGGCTGGCGAGCATCATCACCGCCATCACCCAGGAGCACACCGTCGCCACGCCGAGCAGGTTTCTACGCTCAATCATTATCCGTACCTCCAACACAGTATTCGAAACGGCCAGGACAACACGCGGCGAACCGGACCGCGAGTCCACCAGCCTTGACAATGCGGGCGAACATAGACGGGACGAACGCAAGGCCGCGGCGGCGACAGGTGGGCACCGGGCGGCACACGAACTCCGTCATGGTACGTCCGGGCTTCGGCGACCGTTGGCAGTCCCGATTGGCAATCAGGGAGCGGTTGCGTTAACTCCGGCGCAGCAGGTTCGCGGCCGGGCTCCAAATACACCGCGACCGCAACGGCAAACGCCGCGAGCCAACAGCCCGCGGCGGCCAGCGCCAACGTCTTCATCCAGACCCACGCGCGGAACATGTCAGGATCCAATCGGCTTCGGAGCTTTCTTCGCGGCTTCCTCGTCCAGCACGGCCTGGCGGCGGGCGTTCTCCTGAACCTCGTGTTCCTTGATGACTTTGTAGATCGCCGCCCGGCTTTCTTCCTCGGCTAGTCGCTTGACGAGTTGCTTTTTGAGGAACTCCAAGAGGATCGTCTTGCGTACCACGGGGTCTTTGATCGACTTCATCCATTGCATCAACCGCTTGAAGGCTCCCGAGGCATCGCTGACGATGATGTCCTTGACCAGCTCCGGACAGTGTTCGAAGCCCTCGCTTTGCAACCACTGCATGAAGTCGATCAGCTCCCGCTTGATGTCCTCCACCCGCTCACCGGCGCGGAAGTACAGCGCCCCCAGAGCCAGTCCCAAGGCGCACAACAGGAAGATGACGAAATACGGGCTCGTGAAGCTGAACTCTGCGAGTAACATGATTTGTTTCTCCGACGAAAAAGAAGTGTGAGACTAGGGGCTGCGTTTGGCCATCAGGAGCGCACCGGCGCCGACTGACAGGCCCAATGCCAACAGGTACACCCAGGCGGGAACTTCGTTCGGGCCGTCCGGTTGGTCCGGGATTGGCTCGTCGATCGGCACCTTGGGGATCACGCCGTCCGGTTGATCCGGTTCCGGGGTAGGCTCCGGGCGGGGGCGCGGTCGCGGACAACGGCCGTCGATGCAATCCTGAATTTTCTTCGCCAGTTGACCGGGTTCCCATTTTGCGCAGTCATCGCCATACGTGACGAAAACAGCCTTGGCGCCGGTAGGTCCGCTGGGATCCGGTTGGCACAGCCAATACTGCGGATACTGCGTGCCCATCTTCGGCTCGTACCGGGATTTCCATAGCGCATGGTCCGGGGTCAGGTGGTAAGGCTTCGTCTGCGAGAGTAGTGACTTGAGCGCCGGATCCGTGGAGAATATGCTCCACAAATTGCGGCTGGCTTCATCCTCTGCGTCCATTGAACTCCAGACGAAAATGGACCGCCATTGCTGGCCGTCTTCCGGCAGGTCAACCACGCGGTCTTCGATGGCGGGTTCGCGGTAAATCGCACCGCCGGAGCCGCGCGGCTCGACCAGCGTTTCGCAGTCGCCGTCCGGGCAGTCCTTCGCGGTTTCCTGCTCGTACAGGTACAGCCCGCCCGTCACGGCGAAGCCGAGAAAAATCGCCACAATCAACAACTTGTCTTTCATATTCCGCCCTTTCATTGATGAGGAACCGGAGCCGGGGGCATGTAGACAAGCGACCAGGCGAAGCCCCCGTATCCGCGCCAACGTGACTTGAACGTATCGATCGGAACTCGCTCGTAGGTGCCGCGCTGTTCCGGGTAATTCGTGGCGTTGTTGTCGAGTAAATAAACGTACTGCGAATCCATGCCAACGCAGTTGATGGCGTGGCGGGGCTTGTAGAAAATGCCCGCGCCGCGGCCCGTGCGGCAGGCCCACTCCAAAAAGCCGAAATCGCTTTCGGTGGTGTAGGCGTATTGCAGGCCGGCGGCTTCCATCCGCTTTACAAGGCGGTCACTGTACTCACCGCCGCTGTACTGGTTGCGCCACCAATCCGCCAAATCAAACAACCCCATCCATCGCAGCAGGTTGACCGTCGAAGCATGAACGCAGGAACCGCCGCCCCAGTTGCGCTGCCGGAATTCCGGCGGCAAATCCAACGCGATGTTGCAGGCGTAGGGTCCGCCGTTTTGCAGGCCCAGCTTGGCAACGACATCGCTGTCGATAGGCGGGCCGTTCGGCGACGGCTGTTCAATCCAACAGAGGAACGCGCCGGCAATCGCCAACAGCCCGATAAACACAACGGTGCGGGTCCGGTTCATTGCTTGTCTCCGCTCAGTAGCCGATTGAGAAACTGTTCCGCCAGATCCATGACGCGCTCGGACTTTTGGTCCAAGCGTTCCTTCTCCCGGATCTCGCGTACTTCCTGGACCAGCGGAGTCGCGGCCATCAGCAGCGCGGCGACGGAGACGATTACCGCCGCCAGCCCCAGTAATTTCCTGTCGTCCATATCGCACGGTCTCCGGATAAGCGGGACGCCGCGCCGTCAGGACGGACGAATCCACGGCCCCGCCAATTCCAATTCCAGCTTGCGTTTGGTGGCAAGCAGTCGGTCCAATTCGTCCAGCAACGCCTTGCGGTGCCCGACGTGATCGATGCCTTCTGCGCCGCCGGTTGTGTTGGGCTTTCCGCCGATGGTGCTTTTGGTCAACTCCGCCAGTTCGTCGTGGATCGTGTCGATCCGCGTATTCAGCAGCGCCAACCGTTCGGCTTGGGTGTAGGCCATGGGCGGAAAGTCTCCAGCGTCGCAGCCCGGTTAGGCCGCCACCGTTTCGTCATCGACCGGCACGGCATTTTCGCGCTGCGCGGTGGTGACAATCCCCATCGCCTTGCGGTACTTGGCCTTGGCGTGGGTGTCGTCAATCGCGCCTACAACTTTGGCGGTCCGCTTGCCGCGTTCACCGTCGCCGAGCCAACAGAGGAACTTCAGCGGGCCGTCCTCCAGGGCCATCTGTTCTTCCGCCTGCCGGTCTTCTTCGGCCCTCAGCTTTCGCTCGAGGCGGGCCTTGTCTCGCTGTTGCTTGGCGCGGATCGTTTCGTCCAGGGATTCGTTGCCGCGCCCGCCCAGTGCCATCAGGGTCATGAAGCCGCGGGACAGCTCGTCGAACTTGGTCTGCAGGTCCGCAAACCGCTGTTCGAGGCTGGCCGCGTCTTTCGCGTCCTCGGCGCTGACGGATTTGTCGGCGGGTTTCTCGCTACCCATCGCCTCGGGCAATTCCGCCTGTGTCTTGTTGTTGCTACCGCTTTTGCTTGGGGGCATTCTCTTTCTCCACGGAATGTCACAATCGTCGGGATGTTCGGGGGCAAGGGGGCCGGTGCCCAGGGGCGGTGGCACCGGCCCCCTGCGTCAACACAACGGGGGTGGCTTAGGATTCGTTCTTGCAGCGAATCACGTAGCGGGGCTCCATCACGCCGAAGCGGTGCATCTGGTCCGCGAACACGGCCAGCACGATGCCCTTGTCGAGCATCTCCATGCTGTTGCCGGTGGCCCGCTCGACCTTCATGGGGAAGTTTTCCGTGCGGACGAACGCCGAGCGGTTGGGTGTGGTTTTCACGGCCAGCCAGTATTGGGCCGCGTTCGCGGTGGACAGGCCGAGACCCTTGCTGTACTCGTTGGCCGTGTCCGTAAGCACCTGGTCCCAGTAGACCGAGGACACGATGTTGTAGGCGGAGCCGACCTTGCTCGCTCCGCGTCGCAACTCCTGCCCGCCGGCGGTAATCGTTTCGATTTCCGTCGCGGCTTTGATCTGCAGGGCCGTGTTCTTTTTCGCGCGGCTCACCAGGATGGTGTCGAAGTCCACCGAAATCCGGTTGCCGGTTTCCTGGTCCGTCATCTTGGCGAACTGCTGCTCGACGTAATCCACGTCGGTCCAGTCGTTCAGTTCGTTTTCGAAGTCGTTGATCCAGTTTCCGCTGGTCAGGTACGTGTTGTAGAGCGTACCGTTGTACTCGTAGATGCCGTTGTAACCGGTGGCCCCGGTAACGCCGGCGAGTACGCGGAAGCCGTCCAACTCCTTGCGGAGGGCCAGCTCGCGGCCGATCTCTTCCATCTGCTGCAGGACAGAGTTCGTTTGGTCGAAGAACACCGCTTCCTTCGTCACCGCGCCGGCCAGCGCGTCATTGAGGGTTTCCGGCGTCTTGACCACGCGGTCATCGAAGCGGGCCCACTCGTGACCCTCACCGGGGTTGCGGCGGGCCGACTTGTCGCCGATCCGACCGAAGCCGATGAAGGAACTCTGGCGGGTCTTCGCCGGAACCGTCGGCACCAGGTCGTCAATCATGAACTCCGGCGTGTCGTAGCCGGTGAGCATGGCCGCATCCAGCAGGCCGATGACCGAACCCAGGTAGGCCGATACGTCCGGAATATCACCGGGGACGACGGCCGCCGGATTGCCGCCCGCTTCCATGACGCGCATGGTGCGGGAGTAGTCCTCGTACAGCCGCTCGGGCAGTCCGGGGCACAGCGTGTCGGCCAATGCGCGGAGGTTGAACTGGCGGTAGTCCACTTCCGCTTCGCCGACGAACGCCGGCCGGTTGAACTTGTTGAACCCGAGGCCCAACTTCTCGCGGAACCGCTCCACGAACTTGTACGTGCCTTGAACCCGGTCGCCGGGCGATGCGTCACGCGGCACGTAGTCTTCGAAAACTGTTCTTACCCAACGATGGTCCATTTCTCGCTCCTATAGTGTGCGTGCTTCATCTACGGCACGATGCCCGGTGGGCACGTTGTTGGTGCGGAGCGAGTCGGTGCTGGCGATTTGGCGATTTGGTTTATCAGACGTGCGAACCGACCAACCCGTACCAGGTCCCGTCCACGCAAAGGAACAGGCCGGTTTCGTTTTGGGTCGGCGTGCCGATGGTGTTCGAATCCGCGTCGGCGACGGTGATGATTTCTGCCGCGTCGGCCGAGTTCTTAATCCAGTAGCACTTCCCGTCCACCGCGTCGGTTGCGGTGGGCAAGGTAATGGTTCGCGCGGAGCCTCCCGGATCCAAAATCTGAATCGGGTGGTCCGCGGTGGTCAGCGTTTTGTTATCGGTAAGGGTTTCGGTGTTGACCGATGCCTTACCGTCGATTGCCTGCAGTCGGAACATTGCTCAACGTCTCCTTCGCGGGGTCTGGGTGAATGAAGCAACTAGCCCCGCGCCGGTTAGCTGGCGGCCAAAACGGCGGCAAACGTGTTGGTTCCGTCGGACCAGCAAAGCGCGTACTCGCTCTGAGTCGGCGTGCAAAGCGTGGTGCCGGCGGAGTTTTTGACGGTGATGATCTCGGCTGCGTCGGCAGCGTTGACGATCAGGAACGTATCGCCTGCCCAGCCAGCGGGTGCCGGCAGGGTGACGTTGCGGGCCGAGCCGCCCGGATCCAGGTTTTGAATCCGCGCATCGGACGCTACCAGCGTCTTGGCGTCGGTCAGCGTTTCCGTGTTGGTCTGCACGCCGAGCATGTTGGGCTTGGCGTAGGTGTGTTCGAGCACGCGGGAGACGAACCGCGCCTTTACCGTGGTCGTGGCGGTGGCGTAGTTCTCGATCACGGTTCCGACCGCGGCGGCGGGTGCGGTTGTCTTGCTGAACGTGGTGTTCAGCAGGGCCGTGCCGCTGGAAGCCTCATCGATGGCCAGCATGTCGCCAACCACGAAAGTGCTCGAAGCGACCGTGACTTCCGCCACCACGTCCGTGTAAACCGGGAACTCCGCGACAGCCGTGGTATCGGTGCTTTTGCGCGTGTCTCCCGCGAACCCGGCGAATTTGCGGGCGAACGTGATCTGGTTGATGATTTCGCTTCCGCCGTCCGCCTGGCTGCTGGCCGGCTTCACGTCGTCGGTGTCCAGGTACATCGCGTCGCCCTTGGTGACGGCGATGGACCCATCGAACGGAACCTTCGTTCCGTTCATGATCCCGTTTTCCAGGATTCGTACTGTCATGATTTTCCTCGCTGGTTTGAGTGGCTTCGCTTATCTCGGTGCCAGCGGGGTCGGTGCTCTGCGACGTTTGGCGGCGTCGCCCGGCGGATTACATGCCGGGGATGATCGGGTACGAATTGCGGCCCACTTGCTCGGCCACAAAGGCGCCCTTCTTTCCGTACTTCTCCTCGGCCACTTCCCAGGCGGGGCGGGCTTTCGGTTGCGGCTTGACGGCGGCGCTGCGGGGCGTGCCCATCGGGTTGGGGCGGCTCGATGCCAGCTCGGAAACGAACTGCTTCCGTTTGGCCTTGGGCAGGGCCACCATGCTTTCGATCAGCACCCGCTTGGTCGGGATGCCGGCGGCGGCCAGCAGGTCCGCGCACTCCATGGCGGCTTCCGCCTTGTCCTCGCCTTCTTCCTCGGCGACGGGATTGTCTTCGTAGCCCATTTCCGCGGCGGCGGGCTTGTCTTCGCCTTCCTCTTCGGCGGCCATTTCCTCTTCGCCTTCCTGCTCGGCGGCCAGCTCTTCACCGTCTCCGCCCTCTTCCTCGGCGGTAAGCTCCTCGGGAGGCGGGCCGGCGACGTTTTCCGATACGCTGTCGGACAAGCCAAGGGCTTTCAGCACGGCTTTCAGTTGCGAGGTGTCGGCCTCATCCAGCTTTTTGTTGACGGCCGCCAAGAGCCCCATGCGGACCTGTTGCTGCGGGTCCATCTCGCCCGGCGCCTCTTCCGAAATCACGGTATCGGCCAGCGGATCGTCCGGCGTCTCTTCCGGGGCTTCATCCATTTCGAACACGCAGCGCTTGAGCAGGCTGTAGCCCGGCACATTGCGCGGCGCGCTTTCCAAAACCTTGCGAATCGTGAGGGGCATTTGTCTCTCCTTTGCGGACGACTCGAATAGCCCGGTGGTCGTTCCGGGACGGTTGCTAACCAGCGCGATGGCGTGGACTTCGGTAATGACCGGCAGCACGACTTGGCCGCCTTCGATGCGGGGCTGGTCGAAGATGGCCTCGTGGCTCATGGCCAGGGCCGTGGGATTGCGCTCTGCGATTTCCAGCAGCCGCGGCGTAAACGGGTGGCTGGCCAGATAGTGGAAGTCCCCATAGAGCCCGTCCACGTCCGGGTTGCCGGTCTTGGCCACGCGGACATTGCGAATCCAGCCCAGCAGCTTGTCGTTGTCGCGGACGGCGGACTTGACCACGCGGCGGCCGTCGCGGTCGTAATCGAAGGGCAGATGGTCGTTGAAAACCTTGGCGCCTTCGTAGAGATGCTTGGACCGGCCCAGCCCTTCCATGCAGTAGCGGTAGGGGCGGCCGGCCGCGTCGCCGACTTCGTTCTCCGTCAGCCCGATGACCCGCGCTTCATTGTTGGACCGGCTGCCGACGAGCCGCACGCCCTTGAGGACGTTTTGCTCACGGTCGATCCGGGTCCGCAATTCACCGGGCGCCTGCTCCATCGCCCAACACGGCTCGTTGAGTTCGAGCGTAAGGCGACCGGGAAGGGTCCGGGTGCGGGGGCTTTGGGATGCGGTTGCTACGGCCACTAACGAGACTCCACCATGCGGCTACGGTGGGATCTCTACGGGGTAAGCGGCCTAGCTTGCAATAGGTGGGGAGATATTTTTCCAATATCGGAGGATTGGGCCGCAGTCAGGAAGAAAGGGGGAGGGCCTGTTGGCGGAGCACCTGGATGGACTCAGAGGAATCCAAAAGAGCGGTCCGCTCGTACTCCCGCTTACATCGGGATACGGCGGTCTCCCAGTAGCCCCGGTCTATTTCCATGCCGATGCAGGAACGGTCTGTGCGGATGCAGGCGATGGCAGTTGTGCCGGAGCCAACTTCAGGGTCGCATACGACCGCGGCATCAATCGGAGGCATGCTTGCAATCATAACCTCGACGGGTTTCTGTGCAGGATGCAAAAACTCACGGTTTGACGAATCGCCCTCTCGCATGCCGCCATCCCAAACATGCTTTATAAAACGGGCCTTACCAAAATCGGACCACGCCAGTTCGACCGTACTGTATGATCTATGGTCATTCGAAAAGTCGCAATGGATCGGCCGCTTTACCCACGCAAGCCACCCGTTAGATACCGGCAACCTATCGGCAAAATAGTTTCCGCCCCAAAACAAGTGATAAGTACCGATCCCAAGCCATGGCAATGGGTCGAATCTATTGGTGTCTCTCCACTTTGCGTCTTTGTGGTTCACACGTGGATTCCATCCTATGCCGTATTCGGGATCCGTCACCACCGCATCCACACACCCCTCCGGCAACACCTTTAGCCCCTCCAGACAATCGCAGTTACAAAGCACGATCCGGCAGTCGGAAGATTGCCAAACCGGCCCGAGGGATTCCAACTCCGCAATTACCTCGCTCGGCAAAACACCGCCCATGCCCGCCTATCCTCCGTTAGAGCCACATATCCCCGCTCGGTCTGGAAACCCCGGACTTGCGCAATGCCGCCCGTACAGCCGCATCGGGCGGCGGCGGGTTGAATTTGGTACCGGCCGGGACAATCTGCAACGAGCAGCAACAATTCGGATGGGCGGGCGGGCCGTCGGAATACAACCGCCATACCCGGCTCGGTTGGTTGTGCATTAGCGGACAGAAGGAGCAGTGCTGACACGGCCCCAGCAACCAGACCAATTCGTTGGCCTCGCCGGTGGTCGCCTGCTTATCCAATTTCGGATACTGGGTAGCCAGCCACCAATAGACCAGGGTTAGCCCCTTGGTGGTTTCCGTGGCGGCGATGGTGCGGGAGCGGTAGGGTCCGAGTAGGCCGCGCAAAGCCGCGTCCATTTCCGCGCCGGTCAGTGCCGCGCCCCCATCGGCCCGCCACCTTGCGGCCTTGGCCAGCAGTTGCCGCTGCAGGTTGGCCACGTATCGGGCGGCGGTTTTGGCGGCCCGCTGTTGTGCCCATTGCTCCCCGTACTGTACGCCCTGCTGAGGCATCCCGCTTGTGTTCTGGTAGAGTTGGTCCCGCCACAGAAGAACGAGCACAATGGCCAGTTCCCGCTCTACCTCGGCCTTCAGACGGTCCCATAGGTCCGAGGGGACGTTGGCATAGTTCGGCGGGTTGCCGAGCGATTCCCGGATTTGTTCCCGGTATCGGCGGTTGACTTTGAACAGGCGGTTTTGGATGGCCCGCTCGAATTGGCCGCGGTTGGGGGCGGATTGTGCCATGGGCTAGTCGCCCTCCCACTTGCCGTGCTCTAGCTGCTGGCTTACTATCTGAATGCACCGAATTTCGTAATCAGTAAGCCGATGAAGCCGCCACGCCCTGCGGTACCATTTCGCCTCCGCCAAACGCAAGACAACGGCCACCGCTTCATTAAGGGAGATGTGGCTTTGATGTGGCTGTTGTTGCGACCGGTCCATAGACTAATCTGCCTCGTGATTATGGATTTCGCTCTACCGCTTCCACCGCCCGCCTACAGCGTTGCCACCAGTCGGCTTTGGCATCTCGCCAGCTCTTGCCGTGCCGGTTTGTCTCCGGCGTACCGAACAGGCCGATGCCAAGTTCCTCGATGGCGGCCACCAATTCGTCCCGCTGGTCCCGAAGTTGGCTAATTCGATCTCTCAGGTCCGACCGGTCAAGCATTTTGATCGGCGGTGCTTGGTTTGGAAGGTAGTCTTCTTCGCCGGTCATGGCTTGTCTCCCACCGCAATGAGCGGCAATAGATGCACCTTCGGGTTTCGGCCCATGCGGTGCCGCCCCGTTTCCTCCCACCATTTACGCGCCGCGTTTTCGCTCGGAAATGCGATTGCCACGCGGGTGGGCCAATTCGTCGGCGAAATCCCGAGCGGCCCATCATCCATGTACGCGATGACATAAGGCACGTCGTCTCCGGTGCCGGAGTCCTCGAGCGTTGTCGGTATATCAAGCGAAACTCGGTCCATTCAGGATTCGCTTTCGGATTCGGGTTGGCTTTCGGTCGTGCTTTCCGATACCGAGGCGGACCGCTTGCGGCGCCGTTTGCGCCGTGACTTGATAGCGACCGGTTCCGGTTCGGTTTCCGGTTCTACCGTCGGCTCCGGTTCTACTTGCGGCATGAACCAGGACGGTGTTTCAATGGCGGACGGTTCCAGTTGGACGGCTTGCTCCGGTTCCGGTTGGGGCTGTTCCCGCAACCGCTCTACTTCCGATTCGGCCTCTTGCAACCTGCGCTCGAGATCCGCTTCGCGGGCCAGTAGCCGTTGGATTTCGTCCTCCAGTGACGTATCCACTTGGGCGGCCATCGTCACCGTCCCGGCGCCGATGTCCTCGACGTAGCGGTCCAGCCAAGCGGCCTGGGCCTTGTGCGACATTCCGGCCGGCATACCATGGCCGAGCAACCATTCATAAACGCTCCGGAACTGATTCATGCGGGGGCACCTTTCATGCGTGCGGCCACTTCCGCGGCCCAGCCCTCGAACTCCAAATCCTCCTTGGCGCGGATCCTGGCTTCCTCGAGCGGGAGCACGTATCCACGGCAGGAGATGTGCAACATGTGGTAGCGGACCGGGTGCGGATCCGGCCACGGTTCCGGCTCCAGCGCCCGGTCCGCAATAGTCAGCGGCCAGCAGCAACAGTAGGCCAGCGGTTGGCCGTGCCGTTCCGCGGCCTCTTCGATTTGTGCGGCTTTTTTCATACCGAAATAGTGGGCCACGGTGACGGCCACCCGGCGCAGAGTGTCCGCGTCCACCGCGCCGACGTGGACCGAATCCGCGCAGCATTCCGGGCCGTCCGTGAGCACGTCCAGTGTTTCCGCGAGGAAATACCGGGCCGTTCCGACCGCCCGGTCAAACGCCGCTTGGCTTTCTCGGCGGATCGTGCCTAGCAGCGCGGCCCACGCATCCCGGCTCAGAAAGCAGTCGCACATAATCCAGCCCTCCGGCTCATATCCGATAGTTCCCCAATATCACCCCTTGAGGACGTATTCGCAAGCCCTCTTTTGATATTGGCGGAAAATCAGGGGTAGGTGCTGCTGAATTCCCGTAGCACGTCCGCGACGGTCTCGGCGGATTCCAGCGCGGCAAAGATGGAGTCCCGAACCTTAGCGGCCTGGGTGCCCCATTGTGTGCCGGAAATCCACGCTTTGAATTGGTCTACCGTCAGCGCGGTGACGTGGCCGGGCCGCCAGTCTGCCGGGTAGTGCTGCAGGTAGGCTTTTACCGCCTCTGCCTGGTCGTGCCACCCGAGCATGACTTTGTGCTCGTCGAATTCGCCGGTGTCCTGGTCGATCTGGTCGATGATAACCACCAGCTCCGAGGCTGGGTCCGGCCCGATGTAGGCGTCCAGGAAATCCCCATCTTCGCCCACCGCGTCCCGGATTTCTCCGTAGTCGAAATGATAGTACCGCTCCCATTCGGTGCCGTCCTTGGCCTTGCCGGAGCGGGTCGAATGTTTCGGATTCTCGATGGCGACCGTCAGCCCGTGGATTTCCACCTTGCCCTTGCGGTACTTGCCGGTCCGCTTCGCCCGTGGCGAGGGGTTGGGGTTGGTCTTGACTCGGGCGTTGCGGAGTTCCCGCTCAAGTTGGGCGCGGTCCGTCGGTTGGGCGGGGTCGCCTTCGCGGGCCTCGGGGGTCAAGTTGTCGAATGCGTTTTCCTGAACGTGCCGCCAGTCCGGGTCCGTAGCGGCCGGAATATCCGCCGGTGTCATGGCGGATTCGGCGGCCTTGGATTCTTCGTCTTTGCGGTCCAATTCCGCGGACTTGTCCTTGCTCCAGGATTCCCCCGCGTTGCCGCCCCAAAGCTGCCACGCGGCATACCAAGGGGTGCCGGGTTCCTGCTTGTCCTTGCCGTGCCGCGCGAACCAGCCGGACATTTCGCGGACGTGCTCGGGGGTAAGCCGCTCGCCGCGTGCAATCCGGTTAGCTCGGGATACGGTCTCCGGTTTCAGCCCGTCGCCCGTCTCGCCGTTTTCATGCCGCTCCACGCCATTTCTGGCCGCTGCCTGCATCCCCTTAGTCGGCGTCAGGTCCACATCGGCGTACTTGTCGGCGGCCTCGGTGACGGTCCCCTCGCCGGGTTCTGCGTCAGGCTCCGCGTCGTCTTCGAGCGTATCCCAGATTTCGGCGAAGATGTCTTCGTCGTCGTCAATGCCGAGATCGATGTCCACCTCCCGCTCATCGTCCCCCGGTTCCGGTACTTCCTGCCCCTCTTCCATGAGCGGCATTTCTCGTGGCGGCGCGGATTCCACCTTCAGATCCGTCCCCTTGCGGTCGCCGCTTTGGTAGTAGGCGTCAAACACCTTGCGGCCCTGGGAACCTGGAGTGGTGTCCAAGGTTAGCTCCATCGGGAAGCCGTACTTTTTCCACGCCTCCCGCCCTTGCGGCGTTTTCATCAGGTCCGAAACCTTGGTGGCGTTTTGCAGGTCCGCCGGCAAAGCGTCCCCCATCGCGCCGTTGGCTTCCATCTGGCCTTTCCAATCGCCCGGCAAGTCGCCGTCGAACCCCATGCGGGGAAACGCGTAGTAGCCGTTCCGTAGATCGTTTTCCATATAGTTGCCCACGGCCTCGACGCGGATCCGAGACACCCCGCTTTTTTCCGCAGCGTGTACCTGATTGTTCAACAGCTCGGCGCCGAACCCGGTCCCGCGGGCATCGGGCAGGATACTTAGCCGATCGTAGCGGACCTCGAGTTTGCCATCTTCCGCGCGGCGGATGGTGCCGGTTGCCTCGAACCGGTCATCCATCGCATGGTACCGGACCGCGCCGCCTTTGGCTTGGCTTAGATCCACCACCGCTTCATCCGGGGCCCCGGACATTTGCGCGGCCTGTTTGGTGGTAGTGCCGGGAGCCAACTTTTCCAGGGTTTCCGCGGCCTTGTACGTATCGCGAACCACCGGCTCCGTATCGCCGGGCGACGAACGGCGGGCGCCGTCAATCTTGCTTTGCTTGTTGGCCGATGCTCGGGCGATGTCCTGCTGCGCTTTGAACGCCTGCTGAAGTTTCGCCTTGCGGTCTGCGGCTAGTTGCTCTCCGGATTTCAACCCTTCGTCATTGCCCCGCGTAGCCGCCTGGCTTGCCCGCTCGGCAGGCGCGGCCTCGCCCCCATCGTCGCCGGCGTTTTTGCGAAACGCTTGCATCAGCTTGGCTTTGCGGTCCGCGGCCAGTTCATCGCCGGACTTATCCACGTCCAGCGGCTTGTCGCCACCACTTGCCGCTTGAGACTTTTTGCCGCTCGGGCCGTGCTTGCCAAAATCGGAGATGTTCATCCCCGCCCCAGGACCGGCGGTAATCTTGCCGGAGTCGTCAATCTTCATCCGCTTCCCGTTGTCGGTGGTAATCCAGCGTTCCTCTTCGGCGACTACGGTATCCCCGCCGCGGTTCCCGGACCACGTTTCCAACAGCCTCAGAGATGCGCGACGCTGGAGGGCTTTCAAGAGCGGAATGTCAACCGGCATGGTCAGTCCTCGTCGATCTGCTTCATTCGTTCGCGGGCTTCCGAATCCGACAGCGGCTTACCGTAAAGCCAATCGCTATACTCGCCGCCGTAGGGCACCCACTTGCCGCCCTTGCGGTACACTTCACGAAACGGCATTGCGTGGTCTAACCAGCGCAACAGCGCCCCTTCGGAGTCAACATACTTTGTGTCTGCCATCACTTACCCCCCACCGCCTGCTTCCAGGCGTCCGCGTACAACTTGGTCATTTTTCCGTTTAGGTCCTGCATTTGCTTTTGCTCGGCGGGGGTCATGTTGCGGCCTTCCAGCTTGGCCTTTGCCTCGATCCCTCGGGCCTCTTCGTACATCTTGTGACCCGGACCCTGCTTCGCCTTTATCATCGACTTCACGTTTACCTGCAGCTCGCAGACCATGCCTTCCGGGGAAACCATCATGAGCGCTACATCCCGGTAGCCCGCCGGGGTTGGGTTGCTCATTTTGTCGTCCGGTGCGGCGGCCAGCTTGAACCCCTGCGATTCCATTTTCTCCCGCAGCGCCTCCGTCACTTTTGGCAAATCGTCCACGGTATCGACCGCAACGGTTCCCCTCACCACGTCCTGCAGTTGCGACCAATCTCCGCCGTACTTCGTCTCCACCTTTTCGGCGGCTCTTGCCTCGCCTTTCAGCGGTGCCAGGATAACAACCGGACCCGGCTCGTCCATGGCCGACATTGCGTCTTGTGCTTGCACCACTTTGGCCCCGATAGCGGAATCGACGCCCTGCCCCTGGTTCAAAACCTTGTCATAACGGTCCTTGACCTTGGTGGCATTTCCGTAGACTTCATCGCGGGTTTTTAGCGGTTGCTGCGCTTGTTTCGGGAGCTTCTTCTCGCTTTCCGAAAACAGGCCGGCAACTTTTTCCTCCGGGGTTGCAACGCGTTCCCGTTTCGGCTTATTGTCCTTGGCTTCCCGCCTGCCCATGGCCCGGATGTTTTCACCCTTGCCAAATCCCGCGGTAATCGTTCCCTCGCCGTCGATTTGCACCCGCGCGCCAGAGCGGAGGGTAATCCACTTATCCCCCTCCTTCTCCATCGCAAAAGGGACGGCGGCTTCTGCCACGCCTCCCTTCCCGTCGAAACACCGGGAAACCTGCAACCCCTCGACCGCTGCCGGCCCGTACAGTTCCAGGGCCACATCCAGGGTTTCCCCCAGATCGGCGGCCTGCCCTTCCCAAACGGCCGAACCGTCTGCTTCCAAAACTTGGACCATACCGGATTCCGCCATTAGGGTATTCGCTGATAGATCCACAATATCGGGGGAAATGCGCGAAGATTCCGCAATGGGTTGTCCGAAAGCGGGCTGCGTGTTTAGCGGCGGCGGTCCGCCTTGATGCGGCTCCGATGCCGATTGTGTGGCCTGCGCGATTACCTGGGGCACAACCAGCGAAAGCGGCCCCTCCCCGCTCACGGCTCGGTCATCCAGGTACACGTCGGCCATGATCTTGCCGGACGTATCGGGCGGTTGGAATGGGTTCTCGTTGATGTAGTCGTAGGGGATGCCGTAGCGGCTTAGCCAGGTGGCCACTTCCTGCCGGTTTCCGCGAACGGTGTTGATAATCAGGCAGAAGCCGCAGTTGGCCAAGGATTGCATTGCGGCCAGCGCATCCGGCTTCGGCGTGCCATCCGGCAGGGTGAGCGTGCCGTCCAGGTCCACGGCTACCGTGGGGCGGCGGGGCGTTTGCGTGGGCACGGCGGCGGTGTCTTCCGCAGCGCAGCCGCAATCCTCGGGCCTGTCGGCGGAGGATTCCGTAGCGGGTCGCTCGGCGTCCAATTGGGCGGCTTTGGCCGGCGGGGGGCCTGCGGGCGGGCTGGGCGGCTCGGGCTCGCCGCCATCTCCGCCGCCCGGCGCCGGGGGAGCACCGGGGGCGCCGGGTGCTCCGCCTTGCTGTTCTCCCGCCGGTCCGCCCTCTTCCTCGATTTGCTTCTGCTCCCGCTCCGCGTCCAGGTCTTCGTGCTGCATCCAGGTCTTTTTGGACAGCACCCCGGACTGGTTGAGGATTTGGCGGTAGGTGGCGATGGCCTGCTTGTCGGCAGCCGTCTCGATGGCCACGTCCGGCCCGGTGACGTTGATTTCGATTATCCGCCGCAATTGGCGGAACGTGCGGCGGCCCGGCTCGAATCCCCATTGGCGGAACCGCCCGGCATCATAGGCGAACTGGACCGCCCGCCATGCCATCTTCGTGAACTTGCCTCCGAGCCACCCCTGCATCATAGTGCAGAACGTGTGGAACCGGCTGCCAGCCACCACGGACGAGGCGAAGTTATTGTTGCTGTCGTCGCCGGAAATCATCCCCTCCGACATGCAAAACTGGACCGCCACTTGCCGGAGGATGCCCTGTGCGATTTGCAGGAACGCATTGCCCCGCTCGTGCCCGGTCGGGCCGGAAACGAACTCCTGCCCCTCCGGGACGTTCAGCACGTCTCCCGGATTGTCCAAGGTCCGGGTGTAGGTCTTCGATCCGCCGCCCGGCAGGTCCACGGTCACATCGTACGTTCCGAGGCTGGCGTCCCGCATCGCCTGATATTCGGATGCCGTAGCGTTGGCGTACTGGACAATGTAGGCGATGGCGGCCAACCGCTTGGCACCTTCGCCGGTGTTTACCAGCAAATCTTGCTGCTGGAGAAGCCATTGCCAACTCGGGTAAAATGCGGTCAATCCGCGCTTGACATTCCGCTCCACGCCCCACTTGATATGCACGCAATGCTCGGCGGGGATGTAGTCGCCCGCATCGGTCGGGTCCCACTGAACATAGTAGCCGTAGGGCCGCTGCACGTCCCATGCCGGCGTGTGTACTCCGAGGGACCAGTCGCAGTCCTCAGCCGTCTCGATGCCGAATCTGGTGAACAGCTCCTCGGGGGTAAACGGGTTATTCGGCGGCTCGGGATTTTGCTCCGGCTCCAGTTGGCGAATGATCGTGATGCCGTCTTTCTGCGGGTAGAGCACGTTGTAGCACTCGCCGTCCCGGATGGTCCGCCAGAGAATTTCCTTGTCCAAATCGCCCGTGAAGTCGTTGGCGTCCAGCATGTCGTCAATCACGTCCTGGACCGCGGCGACCAAAGCGGCGGGAGCTTCGGAGTTCTTTTTGTCGCCGGCCTGGAAGGTGAACCCGTCCTTGCAGATGTAGCCCTTCAGGTTTTGCTCTACGCCCACGCCGGGGCAGGTGGTCTTGGTGACAAGCCGGGCCATTCCGCGGGCCTGGGATGCGTCCTGCAACGTGTAGATGAACGGCAGGTCTCGGCCCCGGTAGCGGTCCCCGATTCCCGCGATGTGCCCGCCGTAAATCAACTGCCGGTCTCGCCGGAACATGTTGGGAAGGTAGTCGTTCGGGTTCACGTAGGTCTGCGCCCCGGTAAACACCAACGATTCCGCGGTGTACTGCTTGGCCTTGGCTAGGTGTTCCTGGGTGCGGAGATAGGATTCCATGGCCCGCGCCGCGCGGGCTTCCTTCTCGGCCTCGAACGTCTGGCGGAGTTGCGACAAGGAGTCCAGCCGTTCGGTCTGTTCCTGGGTGAGGGTCATGATTTGCGGGCCTGATTCTGGCGGGAAGGGGCGGCCTGTTCACAGGCGAGTTTGCGGACGGTTTCTCGGGCCAGGCCGGTGACTCGCGCGATTTCGCGGTGGGGGCGGCCCTCGCGTAATAGGCGGGCGGCCCGCTGGCGTTTGATCGGATCGGCGCGGGTGCCGGTGCTCATACGGTCCTCCCGGCTACAAAGAGCACAACCGGAAAGAATCCGGCCGCATGACCACCACCAGCGAGGCGAATGGGGCCTTGTCGGCATCCGGCCCGCCGAACCGCAGCCGACCCTTGACAAACCGGCACTCGTGCTTCAAGGCATACCGGTGGAACCAGATGGCATCGGTCTTGCTCGGCACCAGGCAAACAACGGTGGCCCCCTCGTTGGCCGCATTGTGGGCCTTGGCCATCCACTTGGCGGTAGCGGAGTAGGGCGGATTCATCCAGCATATTTCGGACCCCCAGTTCTTCAGTAGCCCGTTTTCCTCCGGGCCGAAGAACCGCTTGCATTTGGCCGTCTCCGGTTCCGCGCACACGTCCAGGGTGAAGCCGAATTCCCGGTCCAGTGCCTCAAACAGCCACACCGGGGTGGCCCACCTGTCCGAACCGTTCCGAAAGTGCGCGTGCGGCATTTCGACCGATACTCAGTGGGGATCTCTACTGGATAGGGGGACACGGGGCAAGGTAGACGCCACCCCGGTCATCACGCCGTAGGCATCACGGCCCCGAACCCGCCGATAAACCGAAACCAAATTGGCGAGCACGGGTCCGCATCGTCGGACCAAATTGCAGCATCCGGCAAGCTGCGGATCTTATTTGCGTACCACTGGGACAGGCGTTTTTTGCCGATGGAAAGTTGGCACTTGTCGCACGTTCGGCCGTAGTGGGTACGCCTGCAATACCAGCTTTCGCAAGTATGCTTCAGCACCCCCAGCCCGTTGCATTCGGCACACCGGCGGGGTTCCGGTAGCTTGCGCCATTTGCGCGGCCGATCTTGCGGAAAATCGGCGAGCGCTACATGCACCTTCGGAAACGGCCCTGGCGGAAACCACGGCAACGGCTGTTTCGACACGACGATGATTGCCGCGTCCGTGGCCGCCGCGTAAGTGCCGCTCGCCCACGGGAATTGCAGCTCAATCTCGAACGGTCGTGTTAGGTTCAAGGAATCCTTCCTTGCATATCTGGGTTGACATTCTTCGTCGCAAAACGCCTGTAGGTCAATTGCCATGCCGTTCCCCTTGGCTCTTATTCATCACACCCCATGCACTTGCCGCATCCTGGACACACAATATGCGGTGGACGGCCTGGGGTTAGTTGCGGAATACAATGGTGCTCGGCGTCTTCCGCCGCCGGGTCGTGTGTTCGGCCACAGTGCGGGCACTCGAAACTGTTCCTCAAAGGCTGCGGCGGATTTGCCCATGTTATCCGCCTATCCAGCCCGATAAACGCGATTATCTCTCCGCATACTTCGATCCAACCGGCCCACCCTACATCGTCCGGTCGGTCGTATTTGCGGAAGCTCCAGAGCGGCGATTCTGCCGCGGGTTCATTCGCCGTCATCAGCGGCCTCCATCTCCATATCGGCCCGCAGCAAACACAGGCACCCGATGATTTCGGCGTAGGTCATTTCGTACTCTTGCCGCATGCGGTTAATGGTTTGGGTTACCTCGTCGATAAAATGGTCGCACCCCCTGCGGCTCATGTCGCCCCCTTTCGCTTGTACGGATCACCCGTTCTCCATCTCCCGCCTGTACGCCTCTCGCCACGGTTCCCGATCCCAGATCCATTGCGCCGTCGCCTCGCAGGCACACATGAACCGGAAAGTCAATTCGTTCACGACCGCAGAGAACAGGTACGGAAAGGCCACAACCAAGACGAAGGCCCAGCCAGCGAGGCAACGCACCTTGCCGATATGCTGAATGGTCTGCCGTGATCCGAACCGCTTGCAAGTGGCGTCAGGCATGGGGTTGCTCCCTGAACAAAGGAAACCGGTCTTGTTCTTCCGCGGCCTTCGCTTCCACCCTGGTCCGCGCAATCACGGCATACTCGGGATCTTGCTCGCAGCCGATGCACCGAAAACCTTCCTCGATGCAGGCGACCGCCGTGGTGCCCGTGCCAAGGAACGGGTCCAGGACGACACCTCCCGGCGGCGTTACCAGCCTTGCCAAATACCGCATCAGGGACAGCGGTTTGACCGTTGGGTGCGCAACGATATGCTTCCAGTCCGGCTTACCCTTGTCGTGGCCGTGCTGGTGGTCCTGGCGTTCGGTCTCGCAGAAGGCGGCTTGGCAGTCGCGGCAGTAAAACCAGCGGTCGCGGCGCGACGCTTTGGCTTGGTATAGGAAGCGGGAAGCGCCACCAGAGTCCCCGTAACCTGGATCCCTCTGTTCTCGAACGTCCTTGCCTTCGCCGTAGATTTTGCCGCCTCGAAATGCTCCTAGCGACGCTTGTCCTCCGCTACTTTTGCTTTTTCCAGATTGCTTGTTTAGTAAAAAGGCAGGGCATTCCGGGTGGCAGTCCCAGTCTTCGACCTGCTCTTGTCCGTTTTCGTCATTTTGCCGAACGATTTTCGTTGACCGATTGTTGTGTTTATTCCACCCAGAATCGTGGCCGAACGCATTGTCACCCGACGCCTTTCCTCCAGTTCCGCCCTTGACCTTCTTCACCCCCCTGCACACACACTCGGGATGGTGAAGTAAGACGGTGTTGGCGGGCCAGCGACCTTGCGGCGAGCCGTTCCGCGGTCCCGGCATGGCGGCAAAGTTGGTGCTGCCTTTTTCGTCGTATCGGCTTTCTGCGGATGCTTCGCCGTTTCGCCCATTGTCTTTTTGGTATGCGTTGGGGCGATAGCCGTGTTCATGCGCCTTCTGGTTGAATCGCTCCATGCCGCCGATTTGTTGCGGAACGATCTCCGTTCCCACTCTACATGCCCCGATATTCAGTGCTCCCGTCCCCCACTTCAGCACATTGCTGGCGACGTTGGACTCGGATAAGGGTTTACGGCAGCATACCACTGGCTCAAAGCTCGGCTTCATGGCCACGTTAAAGCCGTCCCATTTCTTGGCCTCGGGAGTGGCGGGGGCGGTCGTCTCGACGGTCCTTGTTTCACGGGCGCCGGACGACGTATTGAACCGCTCGTCACCGCCACCTTCCGGTCGGCAGATGTTGTGCTCTTCGCGTGTGGCGACCACTTCCCGTTCCGCCCCAAGAATCCGGTCGATCTTCTTGGACACGTTCAAGCCTTTCGGAAATCCTTGTGAGTGGTTCCAAGACAGCAACCCCGTCAGCCCCACCGATTCCAATGCCTTGCCCATCGCCTCTTGCTGTTCCGGCGCTAACGTGTCCCACAGATCCCGAAACGCTTGATCCGATGCGAGCATTTCCAGGATACTGTCCCGGATCTCGAACCCGGCATCTTCCAGGGCGCAGGCGAGGCGATGAACAGTTCTGGTGCCGCCGAACGCGAGGAGGTGGCCACCGGGTTTCAGGACGCGGTAGGCTTCCACGGCCCAGGAGTGGTGCCAAGCCTGCATGGCGGTGGCTTCACCCGGCTTCAACGCAGCAGGAACCGCCGAAGCCGCATATCGCGGTGCTCCAGGGGCGCTGTCTGCGTACTCCGACCTCTGTCGTGCCCGTGTTTCATCCCGCATCCCCTTCTTTCCGCCCACGCTATCCCATTCGCGCCCCATGAAGCTAAGGAGGTAGGGCGGGTCGCAGACCACCGAATCCACCGAATTGTCCGGCAGTTCCCTCATCCGTTCCCGGCAGTCGCCGAACAGGATTCGGACTTCTTCGTCTTTGCTGGTCCAGTCGTTCATGCGTAACCCTCGAACTTACACGGTCCCTCATGGCCCCGCTTCTTCGTGCATGGCATGGCCCACGGTGCCCCGTTATCTGTTCGGTTAAGACAGGCATCCTCACCGTGAAAATGCCGCACTAGCCGGTCCTCGTAATCGAACTGGCTTTCGCCCTCCGCGCGTTCCAGCGTGTCAGCTACCGGCGGATACTCTGCGTCCGGATCCAGGCAGACGACTTCGGAGCACAGGCAGTCGGTCCAGGGGATCGGCTTAATCGGCTGTACGTAGTCGCTTTCCAACACCTGAAACGCCCGCGCCGCTTGTTCCCACAGGGCATCCGCGATTTCCTCCAGGCTAAACCACCGGCATTCCCGCCATTGCTCCGAGTCCGTTCTGCGCCGCTGTAATAGAATGCCCCACTCGCCCGGATCCAACTGCGGCTCGCATCGTTGCCCGGCTGGCTGCGGCAGCTCCACCGGCTTGCCGACCGTCGGTTCCGCTTGCCCGTACCCACGCTTTCGCTCCATGATATTGCCCCCATATCGGAAAATGGTTACAGCGGATCCGGCCTTGCGTGATTCCGAACGCTACTGGTAGTCCGGTGTTTTCAGAATCAGTTTCTCAATCGCGGTCGCCCATCGTTCCCACTTTGAGGCTTTCTTGTCCGCGGCATCGGCAAGCGAGTCAAACCAAGCCGCCTTTTCTTCGTCAGGTGTCTTCGCCTGTCTGCGGTAGTTTTCCGCTTGTCTGCGGTAGTTTTCCGCTTGGCTGCGCTGCCCCTTGCTCGTCACCTGACAGTGTTTCACTAGCGAGTCAAGCGGGTGGGGTTGCCTCAATTGCTTTCCGCACATCGGGCAAAACGGGGTTGTCCTGTCTTCTCCGCAACACTTCATGCCTGTGTGCCCTTTGTTCTCGAATGTTTGGGTGGTGGGCTCCGTAGGCATCACCACCGCAATAACACCGCACTAGCTCGCCGCGCCGAGTATCCCGTTGACCGTTCCGACGCCCAACCCACATCCCGCCCCCGTGGCCAACGCGGTAGCTATTGGCTCGCCGGTCGTAACGCACACCACCGCCATTCCAACGGAGCAAAGGCAAAACGCTACGCAGCCCCCAATACACCCGCAAGCCAACCCCATGAGAATCCTATCCATGCCGTCCCTTTCGTTTGGTTGTCTGATATTGCCCGAAATCAGGTCATGCGGTGAAGCCGAGCTACCGACAGTCATTCATCTAAGCGATAGTCGTAGTGCCCCGTTTTGTGCTGGTCGATAAACGGAAGCAAGTTTCCCTCAGCGTCACGCTTTAGCATCCCATCTTTGTGCCGCGGCCGAACAAAGCGGTATCTGTTCGGATTCGGTATGTAAACATCGCTGCAGTCATTCACCTTTGCTTTCACAAGTTCGGTCACCATTCCAACAATCGGGATGTAGTCGTACCAGGGTAGTTTCATGTCAATTGCTCCTTGCCTCGGAGCCGAGCTACCGGTAGTCAGTGATCGACAACCAGAGGTCACCTTTCTTTCGCTTCTCCCAGTACCCGCAACGCTGGCACTTGTAAACGCCATCGCGAGTGAGAACCCACTCATGCCCGAATTCCTCGCAAAGCGCTAACTCCGCGTTGGTCGACAGCCGTCCAAACGCGGTCCCATTGTCGTAAGTCACGCAATACGGGCATGTCCCGACGTACTTGCTCCGCCCTTCATGCTGCTTGACGCGAAATTCTCGAAAACAAACCATGCACGTTATTTGCTTTACCTTTTCCATCCCATTCACCCCCTCCGCTCGCTCCGATAGTACCACAAAATCAGAAACAAGTCAAAGCGGATCCGGCCTCGCGTGATTCCGCCTTGACCCCCGGATTCTGTCGGCCAATTGGTGCGATTCGAAAACCGCGTCCAAATGCCGCTTGCAATGTCCGTCCCCGCAGCAGCGGTACCCGTGCCGCTTACCCTTGGATGGTAGCCCGCAGCACTCGCAACCGCGGCCCGCTTCCATTCGCCGCATCTCGGCCGGCTCCACGAACTTGGTGTTGTTGAGCGCCTTGATGTACTGGCCGAATAATTCCCACTCGAACGCATCACCGCGGCAGTCCTGGTCCTCGTCCACTAATTCTTCTCCCGCAAGTATTGGGCCATGTTGTACGGCGCCCAGAACATGGCCAAGGCGAGCGCGTAGGCGCGGGCCAGGTTGGTCTGGTGCTCCTCGGGGTCCTCCAACGAGAACCCCGCTGGCTTGCGGGCGATCGGTAGTCGGATGATTTGGCGAAGTAGCTCGTCGTCCTCGAACAGTTGCAGCTTGCCATCCCGGAAGGCGGTGACGACGTGACCGCCAATAATGGTTCGGACCTTTGGGGATAGCTCCTTGGGGTAGACCGTCAGCGGTCCGGCGAATTTCGGATCCGGTCGGGCTTCCGATTCTGCCCACGCCTTCTTCAGCAACGAGGCGAATGAATGCCCGTCAGCTTCCGGATAGCCGATCCCGAGTACCCGGCGTGCCTTGGCCCTGGCGCTGATGTCCTTGGCCGCGGCTTCGTCGGCCCGGTCGTATTGGGCCGAATCCAGCAAGGTGTACTCCCGTACATCCGGATTGACCCCGACCAAAGCAAAGCCGATTTCCTGGGTTCGGTAATCTCGATAGACCGCGCCAACGGATGCCCGGAACGTATCGAACTTGCGGGCCTCTTCGTAGGTCATGCCGGCCGCGGCCACTACGGCGTGCGGGTCCAGTGGGTGCCCGTGGTCTCGGCTCACATAGCGGAACGCCCCGGAAACCGCATCCACGCGGTCGTCATGCTGCCCGTAGGGGAATAGCTCCAGCTCGGCCAGGAACGGCTCCAGCCAGTCCCCCTCGATCACGTAGACATCACCGCGCTCACAAGCGGCCTGGAATGACTCCGCGCGGGTGGGCTTGTCGCCTTGCGCCGGCTCCTTAAACGCCCGGTAGCCGGATCCAGTTAGCCGGTGGACCAGGTTTTCCGCCACCTGCTTGCCGGCGGCGCCGGGTTCCTGTTCCACGCCGGTCATTACCTTCGGCCCGAATAGGGCGTTGTCGTGGGAGGCGGTCTGTACGATCCGCGTGTCCCGGTCATTGGCGGACCATTGCCCCTGCTGGCAGCCGTGGATGAAATACTTGGCCCCGCGGCGGCCGATCAGCACCCCGGCTGTCGGGTCGCCCCCGTCCTCCGTGCCGCCCAAATCCCAGAATCGGCACAGCTCGTCGTAATCCGAGATAGGCGGGGCATTTTGGCGGGCCACCGGCTGGAACCAGTCCCGCTTGAACATCCCGCCACCCCTGGGCGCCGGCCGCTGTTGCAACTGCCCGGCCGATCCGTAGGGCCCAAGGGTTCGCTCCATTTGCTTGACCACGTTTTCGGGAAACCGCTTCGGCCACAGTAACTCCCCGTCTTGGGTCCGCCAGTCCACGAAATGAAGCGATGTGGTGGATAGGAACGGGTGGTCCGGCTCAAACCGCATCGGCAGGTTTAGGTGTTCCCATCCGCCTTGCTTGATGGCATGTCCGGGGGGGTCGGATTCGTGTAAGCGTTGAGCGATCATCACGATAGCCCCGGTTGCCGGGTCGTTGAGCCGGGTGCTGATCTTCTCGTCCAGCGCCTCGATAGCCGCGATGCGGTGGGCCTCGCTCATGGCCCGGTCCCGGTCAAGCAAATCGTCCAGGATGATCGTGTCTCCGCCCTCGCCGGTGAAAGATGCCGAGATGCCGAAGGACACCCGCTGGCCGCGGCTCACGTTCTCGAAGCGGGTCTTCTGGTTTTGGTCGTGGCTTAGCCGGGTAGCCCGGCCCCAATAGGATTGGTACAGGTCCGACTCCACGATAGACCGCATCTTCCGAGTGTCCCGCGTAGCCAGCCCGTCCGAGTGGGATACGCAAAGGAACTGGTGGCTCGGATCGGTTGTCCAGACTTGCGCCGGCCAGAGCACCGATACCAGGGAGGATTTGGTGGTACGCGGCGGGACGGTAATCAGTAGCCGCTTGATTTGCCGGCGCCGGACGGCTTCCAGGTGTTCGGCTATGGCCGATAGATGTTTCCCCCATATCAGGTCCCTCCCCGGCTCCACTACGCCCCAAAACACTTCGGCAAAGAACTTCAGGTCCCGCGGGCAGTCCCATCCGATACACGCCAGCCCGGCCTCTTCCAGCGTGGCCCCGCTTGCCGCCATTGCCACTTCGGTTCCCAGCTTCGCCACATGCGGCCTTCCGTTCTTACTCTACGGCGGGCTTCCACTTGCCGGTCATGCGGGATAATGCGCGGCGGTCTTCCTCGGGCATGATTTCGCACATCCGCTCCAGCTCCACCGTTCGTTCCTCGCCCATTCCCTCTAGGTGTAGGTGCTGATGTAACGCCGTCGGCAAGGCTAACCGCTCCCGCTGTATGTTGAGGCTGTCAAGGTAGCCAACTGTGCGGACCCCCTTAATCGTGTAGTCGGGGTCTTCCGTGGTTAGGGCGATGCGGGCTACCTTGTTGACCAATGCTTTCCGCATGTTTTCGTCTACCGGCCAGTTGTGGCGGGCGGCCCGTTCGAGGAGTCGCAAGTCCGCCTTGTAGAAGGCGTCGTCCTCGAACATAGCACCCCCCTGCCCCCGTGAAGGTTCGGCGGGTAGGTGGTTAGGGGTTTTGTTGGATGGCATCGGGGCTTAGCCTATGCGGCGGATAACTCGTCCCATGTCTTGCCGTCTTGACGGGTGATCGGCTTGTTCGGTCGTAACTTGCGGAAGCGGTTGAGAATTACGTCGCAGTATTGCGGGCCGATTTCCATGCCGTAGCATTTGCGGCCCAACTGTTCGGCGGCGATAAACTGAGAACCACTTCCCGCGAATGGCTCGGCGATCACCTCGCCGTTTTGGGTGTGGTGACGGATCGGAATAGCGTACAATTCAACTGGTTTTTGCATCGGGTGTTCATACGCAGAATTTGCCACCTTCGCAACATCCCAGACAGTCGTTTTATCTCGTCCCCCGAACCATCTATGGTGTTTCCCCTTCCAGAATGCGTACCAGCAATTTTCGTGCTTCCATTGATAGTCGGCCTGTCCCAAGACGAGTGTATTTTTGTTCCAGATAATTTGTGACTGGATGTGTAAGCCGATTTCTCGAATGGCGGCGGCGGCGGCGGCGCCTTCTTCCATCGCTGCTGTCCAAAAATAGAACCCGGCTGCTTCATCGATATACGGCACCCAGGCATTCAATGTTGCGACAACGAACGACTTAAGGTCTTCGCCTTGCTTCGTGTCGTTTTGGATTCCATCCCAATGCTTTGCGCGGGGGTTGTATTTGGCTCCCGCAAAATTGACCCCATACGGCGGATCTGTCGCCAAAAGATACGCACGCATTTCTTCCATCAATTTTTTCACATCCTCCGCCTTAGTCGAGTCCCCGCATAGCAACCGATGCTCCCCGAGTATCCACAGGTCTCCCGGTCTTGTAATGGGGTCCGCTGGCGGTTCCGGGACTTCATCTTCGGTGATTTCGGGCGGTTCCGATTCTGCCGCGTCTTCCAGGATTGCCTGTGCGTCCTCGTCTAAGGCTTCGAGCATGGCCGCAAGATCGGCGTTTTCCGCTTCGATCCCGGCCAATACATCCCGCAGAATGGCCGCGTCCGTTTCCGCCATGGCCGCCAACGGGTCCCGTGTGACTAGCGCCTTATCCGCCTCCTCGATATCCAGATCGGTGACGTTGACTTGGATTTCGGCGTCTTCCCCGTACTTGCCGATCAGGTGGGCTTTGCGAAGGTGGCCGTCAACGAGCATGATTTTGCCCGGATAAGACGGGTGCTCGAAAGCATCGGGGTAGCCAATCCAGCCGATTTCGGAAACCACGCCGTCCAGGGCAGCTTGTTGTTCGGCTGGGTGCCGCCTCCAGTTTTTCGGGTGGTCCAGAATATCCGCTACCCTAACGGTGCGGATTTCCTTGTTGCGGATGCGCGGCCCGGAGGGGGCGGACTTGACGGGTTCGGATTCCGCCTGCTTGGCGGCCTCTTGGTTCTTTGCTCTTGCCATGGATTCCCGATATTGCCCGAATACTAGGACCGGCTGCCTAATGTTTACGCAATATCAGGGTAAGCAAAAACCCTACCGGCTGTCAAGCGGGTAGGGATAGCCGAAATGGCGGATTTGCCGAAATTATCGGGCACTACTCGCGGCCGGCACATACGGGTCCGATTCCGGATGCCACCGACTCCGGGGTGGTGAGCGTCCGGTTGCAGCGGCGGCATCGGCCCTCGGACATGAACTCCAGCCCGTGGTGAATCGCGTAGTGGTCGGGGTTCATTAAGATGCGGGCGTAGGCTTCGAAGGTGGCGGTTTGGCAGCGGCGCCAGAGCCGGATGCGGCCGTCGGCCATCACGAAGCCGAAGCCGCGGTAGTCGCCCTCATTGTCCGGGCCGGTGAGCAAGGAAACCACCCGCTCGCCCGGCGCAAACTCCGCATTGTCCGGCTGGGTGCGGATACGGAACGTGCGGTGGTTGCCGGTCTTCGGGTTGTGGACGGTCACCGTTCCGTTGTGGGTGGTGATGTTGAGCGGGTCGTGGTGGGTGATAGCCTGCATGATTCGCGCCTCCGGTGGTAAGTAGTGTTGTGTTGTCTACTTAGGTATTCGCCGGGAAGCGCGGAATATTGGCGAAATATCGGCAAATGGCAGGCGGTTCTAAATCAGGGCACCGTGGATGTCCGCTCCGACTCCATCTCCATCGCCCCGAGTAGGGCGGAGATGTCATTCCGTAGCCGGGCCGCTTTGCGGATCAGCTCCGCAATGACCAGGGCTTCCACCGGGCCGGACCGATTTAGCGCGGCCCGTAGATCGTCCATGGCGAAGCCGATGGAGTGGGATGCTTTCGTGAGGGGTTCGGTTTGGTTTGGCATGGCTTTGTCTCCGATTTACTCCGCAGATTTTGGCGGAAACCCGAGGCTTTTCAGTGTGTCCTCGGCCCAATCCGGACGCTCGCGGCATACCCGCATCGCCCATTGCTGCTCGTCCCGCGTGAATCCGGGCAGCTCGCCCCTCGCGTCGCAATGCGTGGTCAATATCCGCTTCAGCAGGTTCTTTGCCTGGGCGGCCTGCCAAAAAGCGCGTTCACCGGCCCCCATCCAATTGGAACGAGTGCCGCCTTTCCAGTTCGAGTTTGCGGGCCCGTACTTCATGGGTGTGCTTTCTATTTTGCTGTAGGGTTAGCTGAAGGTGACTTCCCAGTATCGTCCGTCTCGGCTTTCCCTGATCCGTCGGACCGTGTAGCCCTCCGTTTCCAGGTACTCCAGGTATTCGTCCAATTCGTGGGGGTCGGAGTTCAGGATGTTGCGGGTGTGCTCCTCGCGGGGTTTTCGGGCCATTTCGCGTTCTCCGTGGTTGGTGGTCATATCGTGTCGCCTCCATTATGGTATTCGCCGGGGATAGGCCGATATTGGCCGAAATTCAGGAATACCGGCCAAACCGAATCCCGACAGCGGGACGCCCGGCGCAGGACAGGCAATCCGCCGAGCGCCCGCGCCGGACGAACAACTCCCCGCCCCGCTCGTAGAACCACCCCGTATGCTTGGCGTTGTAGACCGTACTACGGAGATAGGTGGTCACCTGGACGACTCCGCCGGCTTCCAGGTGGGCGTTGATTTTGGCGGCTAGGTCGTCCATCATTCGGGGCTTTCGACGGCGAAGGTCTTGACGTTGTAAAGCGGGACGTTCCGCTTACGCATGGCCCGCTCGCAGAGGGAAAACTTGATGCCGGCGAAGCGGCGGGCCAACCAGTCGCCCGGCTGAAAAACTTCGGCGGTAGGGACTTCCACGTATTCGGCCCCGCCTCCAATCAGGTTGAGGCGGATCCGGGTGGTCTCCGGGTAATCCGCCAACGCCTTGCCCTCGAACTTTCGTTTCAGCTCGTGCATGTCGGCCCCTTTCGTGGTTGGTGTTGTGTCGTTCATCAATCAGTTATTCGCCCGGTCCGCGCCGATATTGGCCGAATACCGGAAATCCGAAAAGAAAAAAGGCGGGAGAAACCGAAGCCCGGCTTCCCCCGCCTCCGACACAACCCACCCCAACCACGGAGTAGACGGTTAGCGGCCTTGGATGGCCTCGCATTCAAGTTCCATTTCTTCCATCAGGCGGGCCAATGTTTCCAGTCGGCGGAAGTGCGATGCCGTGGCCCGCTCCAGCCGTTGCGGGCCGTCCTCGGCGATGTAGTAGTCCCGCCCATTCGGGGCCATTTGCCGCAATGCGTCTTCCGCCTCTTGCAGCTTGGAGTAAACGGCCTCCCGCATGTCGCACAGCGATTCCCGCCCGGACCCGTTCAGGTGGACGAGCGGGGTTTGTTGGCGGATTTCCTCACAGGCGGTTTCGGATAGCAGATGTGGCATTTTGGCGTTCTCCGTTGGCTCAGGCGGCGGTTTCGGCGATGCGGTACTTGGCCGCCTCTTCAGTCGTGAAAACTTCCTCCAAGGCGAGTTCAACCGCCTGGGCTGTTTCCATGCCGCCATTGCGGTAGAACGTGACGCCCCGCACGAATTCGCAGAAGTCGGCGGCGGGCATGTCCACGGTGTCAACCAGGCGGCGAATTTCGGCCACCATCTCGCGGGTATCTTGGCTTACGTTCACGATTCATTCCTTTGCAGTTGGGAAAGGGTTACGGAAGAACGGTAACTTCGACCAGTTCCTTAACGGCTCCGCACTCGGCCTTGAGTTGCTGCCATGCCTGCTTGCGGGCTTGGGCCGGTGTACCGTTGGCGAAAACGGTCTCGGTTGAAAACCGGCCGTGGCCGTCGGTGAAGGTCATTTCGAACGCCCAAAACCCCTGCCCCCGCGGCTTGTGCCCGTGGGCAAATTCGTACTGGCTGGTGTTGACGGTCATTCGTCGGTCTCCGGTGGTTGGTGTTGTGTCGGTCATCAATAGGTTATTCGGCGTGGCGGGGCCGATATTGGAAAGAAATCGGCCCCGCCGTCGCTTTTTGCTAGGCCGCGTATTCCGGCTCCCAACGGCCAACGGCGTCTTTTCCGAGCCCCACGCGGAACTCAATTTCGCCCTCTTCGGCCATGTCGCAAAGGGCGTCAATCGCTCTGTCCACTTCGGGCCAGTCCCATCCGCAGGTTTCCATTTCCGCCCGCAGGTCCAATTCGCCGATGCGCCCGAATCGCTTGACCGCCTCGTAAACTTCCCGAGTTGCCATTTTCCGTTCTCCGCGTTGGTTGTTGTCGTGTGTCATCAATAGGTTATTCGGCAGGGGGTGTCGGATATTGGCCGAATATCGGAATTTTCCGGAATACCCAAAAACAGGCCCGGTCCTCCTTGACCGGGCCCGATGTCACCGGCGGGCCTACGCCCCGACATAGTGGTAATAGCCTTTGCTATTGACAATGTGAATCTGCCCGTGGCGGGTGTGCTCGATGGTATGCTCGTGGCCCCCGAGATACCAACCGTAGCAGTAGGCCAGATCGGCGGCCACTTCGGCGTCCATCGTGGCGAACGGACGCATGGGGTACTTCCAGCCTCGTGGGTCGTGGTGGTCCCGCATGATGGCCTCGGATTCGGCCGTAGGCGGGTCGAGCGAGCCGACCGGGATGTTGATGGTGATGCCGTCGATTTCAACGGATTTCGTGGGAACTGCTGGCATTGTCGCGTCTCCTGGGTTAGTGGGTGATTGGTTGCGTCATCTATTAGGTATTCGCCGCTTGGCCGCCGATATTGGCGGAATATCTGCCGATCCGCAAAAAAAGCGGGGCCCGATTTCCACCGGGCCCCGCTCCGACACAACACACATCCCAACCACAGGATGAGCGGTTACGATCCAATAACTTCAACTACCATATCCCCGTTACCGTCGCGACCGACAGCCTTAACTTCGTCCACATGAAATAGGTACTCGGCAATTTGCCGATCGGTTTTATTGCCGTCGCATTCCCCGAAGGCTCGCCACGAGCCTGACGCATCACGGGCGACGTGGTACTTGCCGGATCTGAATGTCTGCGGGTTGCGTTTCTCGGTTTTGATTGTGACGGTGTAGGTTGTGCTCGTCATCGCCTCAACTCCCCATGATTAGGTTAACACTTGTTCCCGCGCTTCCGGCGATCCCCAGGCCGCGGTAATCGCCTTCTCCGTGGCCCAATCCTCCCACCACACCCCAGCGACTTCGTGCCGCTCGTCGGCTATCCTGGCCACCTCCCGGCGATATTGCCGGGTCATCTCGGCCTCCAGGTCTTCGCGGCGGGTAATTTCTTCGTCGGTCATGTCCGTGTCCTTCAGGTTCACTTGCGGCAGGTCTTGTAAACCGTGCTGCTGTCCCCGATGTGCCGTACGAACCTGACAGTCTGGCCGTCGCCGCTCAGTTCCACCGTGCAATGTCCTGCGGTTGTCCGGCTGATTTCGACCGCTTGCCCAGGTTGCAGGCTGGTGATCATCCGGTCAATTTGGCTTTGCGTTTTCATTTTCGTGTTCCCTGCTTGCGTTGCGTTTGTCATTTCCCGTGTCCTTTCAATAGGTTATTCGCTGCCCATCGGCAGATATTGAAACAATACCGGAAAATCTTTTTCCTTTTTTCGGGCTACCAAATCCCGAGCCACACGCCGAGGCTATATACCAGGATACCCACGGCCCAAAGTGCGGTGCAAGCCGCGATGAAAAGAAAACGCCGCTCCGTCACCTGTTACCCCACCTACCCGATGGGACCGGGAAAATCCGCCCTTGCTCCATGGCCGATAGGGTGGACGGCTTGAGCCCCCTCCTGGCGGCTTCCCGGCGGAGGGTCATGCCGCGGGACAGCCGCTCCTTGCGCATGGCCTGGCCCGCCTCGATCCACTCCCGATCCCGCTGGGTAATCTGCCCGGTTCCCCGGCACCGTTGGCAGGTGATGCGGCGGTGGGGGTCACAGGTTCCGTCCGACTTGCGCAGGAAGTATATGTCCTGCTGGCCGGTTCCATGGCAATCCGGGCACGGTATGCCGTCGGAGTCGGGCATCAACGTTGCTCCTCTACCGAATAACCCAGCGCGTCCAGTAATCGGCCCGGCCCGCCGCAGTGCTGCAGAGCGTACATGGCCGCGACTAGCCGGTCATCCACCGTCGTCAGTAGCACGGTGACAGTCCGGCCTTCTTCGTCCTCCCGCTGCTCGCGCGGGGCATCCGATACTACCCGGTTCGCCTCGAGTAGATCCGCCAGCGGAACATCCGGCAGGGGCTTCCGTTCCCCGCCCAGGATGATCGGCATGTAGGCGTTTACACAAGCGGCGGTCAGTTCCTTGGCCCGGTCAAGATTCATGATTCGTGTTCCTTGGTTGGGATACTTCGGTCAATACCACGCAAAAGCTGCCGTTGACCATGCGATACACTCGCCAATTTAGCACGCCTCCGCATTGTGGACACCACGTCGGCGCCGCCAGATCGACTTGCCCCATGCAGTTCAGCGCGGCCCGTGGACGCAGGATTGCGCCGCAAATACACTCGGCCCGAAACTCTTTCATCCCGTCAAATTCCACGCGTCACCTCCCCCGTCGCCGTTTTGATTGCGCACCCCAGGTACTCAGCGGTTGGAAACCATTCGGAAAACCGCGACCGCAGCGAGTCTGCCGTTTCGACGGCCGTCGTTGACCACTTGACCGATTTAACCATTCCGCATTGTACCCGGTACCAAACTACTCCGGTACACGCCGATTCGCGATCCAGAACCGATGCGTCCCCGACGTGGTGGACTGGGTGGTTTTCGGGCATGTGACATTGGCGGCATTCTTCCCATCCGTGGCGGGTCGTGAACGGTTGGTATGCGTGCGGGTTCATGCGGCCTCCTCCGGGTTGGGCAGTCTATTCCTTCCGGCGATTTCGTTGAACCGGTCTAACAGGTCTTGCCGCTTGAACTCCAGATGTAGGTTGCCGTTTTTGCAACAGCGGAAGACGAAATAAACGGTTTCCCCGCGGCCCTCGGGCCCACATGACCGGATGGCCTCCCCGAGCGGCCCGTAATGGCCTGGGGGAATTCCGCAACCGTCCAGCGCGTGAAAGATCCGGTCCAGCGCGGTGACATGGGACTCGTTGTGATAGCGCGGCCTCCAGCGGTTCCATTCCCGCTCGACCATCCACGGCCGAATCACCCTGCGATTGAGACGAAATTCCGAGTTTCGCTTGTAGTTCGCGTATGACTTTCTCGGCTTCCACCAGTCGTATTCTTCGGTGATGGCCTCCTGCAAAAATTCGTCCGCAGACTGGACCATTCCCGAAAGCACGTCGTAGATGGTGTCCTCGTCGATCTCCGGCAGATCCGGCGGTTGCTCGCCGTAGCCGAGCCGACGGCGGTCCGGGTGCAGCGCTTCGTCCAATTCGGCCTGCCGTGTGCTGGACATGATTTTGCGGATACCCAGCTTTTCTACCAGGGCGGACCACGCCCGCCGCTTCATGTAGTCGGAAATCCGGTCGGCGGCTTCCACCCCCGGCTTCATTCGCTCACCGCCTACCTGCAAATCGATGTTGAACGCGTAGGCTTCGTCGAAAGCCGCGTTCATCGCTTCGCATTCGTCGGCCAATTCTACCAGCACGCGGCGGATTCTCGCGATGGATCGCCTGTAGACCGCGGCCATTTTGGTGGCCGAGGTGTATTCGATAAGCTCCGGCATTACGTCAGCCCCGCGATTTCAAAAAAATGCAACGAACACGCGTCGTAAGATGCCGCGCAAATCAGGTTTCCGTTATCGGCTTCCCCGATGACGACCACCGTCTTGTTGGTGTAGTGGTCCGTAACGCATTGGTCGCGCAACGTTGCCCGGATAAACTCCGGACCGCCCGATGATCGCACCTTAAACGACTTGACCAGCGTTGCACCATCCGGAAGCGAAAGCCCGTCGTGAAGATCGCAAATCACATCCCCGTAATTCATGGCCTTACTCCGATGGAACGAATTCAAAATACAGAACGGCCCCGTTGCGGTTTTCCGACCGTAGTTGAGCCACCCCACCAATTCCCCACTCGGAAAACGAGCCCCCGCTGAACAGATCACCGCCGGAAACTTGATCCCCGCCATCGCTAAGCATGGCGGCCAGCTTACTGCCCCACGTCAGCCGGTCCACCTCAACCCATCCGCTTTTTTTCATCGGTACAGCCTCCAGTTTGTTTTTCGGAACCGCTCAATGGATTTGCGGTCTTCCTCCGCTTCCACCTTGCGTTCATACGGTCCCATTGCGTCAACCGGGATGTTCCGGCTGTCGTCTGTCAGGTCCCGTGGTTCTACCGGCAGGCCGGACCCGGTAATCCACCAGGCCCCGGCCCGCCGGACGATCCGCAGCATTGCCCCCATCACTCGGCCTTCACGATTGGCAAATGCGGCATGTACTCGTCATCTACGTTGACGGCCAGCCATACTCCGGGGGTCCGCGTCTCGTAATCCAAGCAATACTTACTCCCGGAAAATTCAATAAGCGGTGGCACAAACGGCACATCGCCGACAATGCGAAACGCCATCATTCCACCGACTTGCGGAATTGCAGTCACTTTCATGGCTCGCTCCAAATGGTAATGCGTCGCGGACCTGAACTTCCGTCATGCGGCCTCGCGGCCCTCCTCCGGCCGCAGGGCGAACCCCACCGACTGGCCGCGATACTTGCCGCGAGTGCGGATGCAAACCGCGGTCTCCCGCCCGTTCGGCCACCAATCCTGCAGGACCAGGACAAACGGGTTGCCAATGTCTTGGTAAATGAGGGTCTGGGTTAGCCCGTGGACGGCGAGCCGATCCAGCGCGTCCGATAACCGCATCTCATTGCGGGCGGTAAGGGTGGTCGTGCGCGGTTCGCCGTGTCGCATGTAGGTCAGTTTGCGGGTCGTCATGTTTCGTGCTCCGGTTGGCGGTTGGTTGTGTCTTACATTAGGTTATTCGCCACCGGTGCGCCGATATTGGAAGCGTACCAGAAAAATCCGGCCAAAATCCGGACCGATCCGGCCAATCGCAAAATAGCCGGCCCCCGAGCCGATGCTCCCCCGGACTGCATCGGGTCAGGGGGAGTTTCTTCGGAGCGGCTGGGGACCGGCCCCGCCACGGACAGCCCGCCGTCAGTTGCCGCCGTAGAGCGCCGTCCTTGCAATGCGTCCCAGTTCCGCATCCTGGCGTTCGCGTTCCCGGCGCTCGGCTTCCCATTCCCGACGGACCGCCGCTTCTCCCGCCTGGCGTCCTCGGCTGTAGGCTTGCCGTTTGGCTTCCGCGATGACTTCCTCCATTTTGCTCGCCCGATACCGATAGGACAGCTCGTGTAGCCGCCGCGCCCACCTGGCCAGCCAATGAACGCCGACCGGGTACGCGTAGACGGACCAGGTAAACCAGTCCTCGTATGCGACCCGATAAAACCGGGGAATTCGTTCCCCGTGGTAGATGATCCGCTCGCGCAGTAATCTCATATCGGCAGACTCCCGCCAAACTTGTCCTGTTCGATCCGCTCCAGCAGGTCCCAGCACGCCGCGTCCAATGCGCGGGCATCGGCCTCGGTCATCAGGTCCCCGATAGACCAGACCGAGCCGGGTTCTTCGCCCATCTCCATCAGCGCGTTCAGCTTGCCCACCGCCTCTTTGGCGGATTCCAGGCTGGCGGCAATCGGATCGCAAGGAACTTGGCCCGCTCCGCCGCCCACCATGTACTTCGGTTGCGTTTCCATCTTCATCCCTCCGCGTCGGGCAATCGCCCTCCGTCTCTTGTGGCTTCGTGCATGCACTCCAAACAATAGGCGGCCCGATTGTGAACCGCCCAGACTTCCTTGGCGTCCCGGTTGCGGGCGTTGGCCCCGCAGTCCCGGCAACGTACTTCCGAGACCGGTGCTATGCGGTCCGGGTCCGCTGTGAGCTGGCCGCAGGTGATGTAACGGATGGTCATTGGTCATTTCCCTCCGCCTTGTCAATGGCGTCTTCCAGCATCAACCCGATCAGCGCGGTGCTATGGGCCACCCCGTGAAGGTCGCATAACTTGGCGTTCATGGCGATCACCTCTTTTAAGGCGGCCTTGCACGCTTCCAGTAGATCCGGCGCCGCGGCGATCAGCCGGGCGTTGGCGGTTCCTTCGTCGCATCTTGAGATAACTAAGTCCGCTACAAAACATGACGGTCCACGGTTCCCGCCAATGTAAAGCCATCGCTGTCCTACGCGGTCGTAATCGGTAGCATGCGCCAAGTAGAGCGGATTCCGTGGCGGGAGCGTTGTCCACGGTCCCGGTGTGTGATTCACTGCCATTTGGTTATTCCCTCCCGTAGATCAGCGCGGCCATTACAGCCATGCCAGGGTTTCGATTTCAATCATGTCAACTTGCGGTTCGGCGGGGGGCGGGAACCGGATAATTTCCGGTTCCGGGGTCGCCTCGTCCGGCTGCTCGTCAACCGCGTACACCTCATTCCCAAGATCCATGAACGCGCACAGGGCGGCCCGCTCAAAGCCGCGTTCGTTTCGGGATAAGTACGGGCACCGCCAGTTGTTCGGAGCGTCGCGGCGGGTAAGGTGAAATGTCTCCTGGTCGTCCCATTGTCCGGGCCAAACGAGCAGGTTCAGCCCTTCCACCGGTTCGGCGCTGTTGCCTTCCTGGCGGGCCGCCGCTTCGCGGATGGCATTGACCAGCGGCATGGCCCACGCCTTGGCAACGCCCTCGGTCAACCCGATGTCCGTGTAGGTATTGCCGCCGTTCAGGATTTCGCCGGTTACCCGGCAGCGGTGAATCCGCTCCACGTTGCTAGACACCCATTCCCGGATCGCCGAGTAATCGACGGCGGGATCGGCGATAGTCACATTGACCGTTCGCCCCATGGAGTAGCGTTCCATGCGAATGCGGACTTGGCGAGCGTTGTAGCCCAAATCGGCTTTCAATGCCGCGCGAATGCTTTTCCCGTCGGAAATGTCAATCCTACGTTCCATGATACGTGCTCCCGTGGTTGTGTGTCGTCTACCAGTTATTCGCCAGCAGGCCGGTGATATTGCCAAAATACCACCGGCGAGCGGGCTACCCCTCGTAACCCATCCAGAATTCGACGCCCTTGCTGCGGGCGACGAAGTTGCGGCGCAGTGAGTTGTAGTTGGGGCGGCGGGCGGTCCCGACCGCTCGCCGAGCGGCTTCAATGGCCGCGTCGACCGTGGGGTAAACCGCGTCGTGAATTTGGTCGGAATTGGTGTCGGTGATAATCAGGCGAATGGACATGGCTTTCTCCGATGGTTGGGTAGTTGTCATCTACTAGGTTATTCGCCAGCGGGCCGGTGATATTGGCCCGATATCGGAATTTTCTGCCGAATTCAAGCGGCCTCCTCTGACTTCCGCGCTGGGGCGCAAATCAGGTAGGCCCCGTGCTCCAGGCGTTCCCTGGTCCAACTGCGGCCCAAATCCGCCCGGATTCGCAGCATGGTTTCTCGGGTGGCTTCCTCGTCAAACCGCCCGGCAGAATCCAAACAATGGACGACCACCTGCAGGCGGTAATCGTCGCCCAAATGGACCTGGAAGTCGCGGACGGATACTCCGAGGCGGTTGATTCGCTGGGCTAACTCGAGGCGTGTCATGGTCGGCTCCTTGGTTTGGGGTGCGTGCGTCATCTGATAGGTTATTCGGCCCTCCGTGGCCGATATTGGCGGAAAATCAGAAAGAACCGGCGGGAATGCCGAACGAGCGAAGCAGGCGGCATTCCGCGGCCCCGGTCCACTCGTCCTCCTTCTGCCGGTAAAGTTCCACCTCGCCGACGTTCGGGTGTGATTCCCGGACGACCGCCTCGCAATACTGCTCAGCCGTGTGGCGGTTGGTGAACTGGCGGATATAGGTTCCGCCGCCGTAAACGCGATAGGTGGTCATGATTCGGCTCCCGTGGTTAGTGGTCGGTTGTGTCATCAATAGGTTATTCGCCGCCCACCTTCCGATATTGCCGCCGTATCGGAAATTTTCCAAAAAAGAAAGCCCGGTTGCCAACGTTCCGCAACCGGGCCCCGAATTTACCTAGTTGCCGCATTGCTGCGGCTCAGTCATGACCCACCTCCCCGCCTGCTCAGCAAAAAACAGCCAGCCCGTTTTCCGGGCGAAACCCGCTGGAGGAAACACGTATCCTACCCTCGGTTATTCGGGCCGTCCAGCCTGATATCGGCGAAAAATCACACCGGTTCCATCGGCACCGGCATCAGGAATTGAGCCGCCGGGGCCAGCACGACATCCCGGCACCGGTCCAGGTGAAACTGCCGGGGATGTTCCCGGCTCAAACAAAGCCCGAGGAACCGCTCCCCATCCAACCAACGGATCGGCGAGACAACCCTCCGCGTGGCCACCCCGTTCCTATCCGCGTAATCGAACGTGACGACGTGGTTATCCGGGTCCTGCATGGCCCGGACGATTAGCCGCTGATCCGGCGTAAGTGGTCCGCGTAACATGGCCGATTATCCTCCCCTACCGGTTGCCCCGCTGCCTTGCCCGCATGTCCGCCGCGATGGCTTCCAGGTCATCCGCCGTCCAGACGGTCTCTTCGCCGTGGCGCAGAAAAATCGTTTCCGATTCCAGCGCGTTGTACTGTTTGGAGTACAGCTCCGCGCCTGGACCGCACCTGTAGACAACTCCGGGCCGCAATTCCTCACCATCTGAAACCGGCGAAATTATGCCGGCGGCTTCCATGTATTCGCGCAGCGCCTTCCACCCGTCCGGCGTCATTTCCAGCTCAAACATTATGCTCATTCCTCAACCGCCACCCCATAATGTTCCGCGCCCATGCGGATTATCAACCGCACCACATCCGTCATACGGTCCAATTCGGTTAGCTCCTGGATTTCCTCGAGTGCCTGCAATTCCCGTGAATTGAGGCGGATATTCTGGGCAACCCCCTCCGTCCAGACTCCCGGCTGTGCCGCCCGCGTGAATCGGCGGTAGGCATTCGGCGACTTTTCCAGCCACCGCTGGACCAGCCGAATACAGTGGGCGAAGGCATCGGTCATGGTTTCGACCCAAACCGCTTCCGGTAATTTCTCCAGCAAAATCCGGTCGTCTGGGTCCAAGTACACGATGCGGACGATGGTCCGCCGCGTCGGGCTAGGCTTTCTGCTCACATCTCCCCCAATCGGTATCTATTCGGTCTTGGCGTCGGGATGCCACGCTTCCCGCTTATTCCAAGATACCGAATCACTTGGGGGTGTTGCAATATCAGGAGGCTGGGCAAGGGGCAACTCGGGGCTTGCGCGCCCGCGTTGCCATCGGTCCGTTCGCTGTCTGCCTCGCCCGAGCTATGCTCGATGACTCCCGCGAACCGGCCCGGTCGGTCACCGATTGGCTACGGATCCCGCCGGCCGTCCGTCATGTTCGCAGGCCGGCACGGACCGGCCACCGGTGATTTCTTTTGTTACCGCAATATCAGCCAATAGCGGCGAAAGTGACCCACTCGGCCGCAGTCCCGCAACCGTCCTCCCTTGGGAAACATCCGCTTGGCGAACTCCACCAGGGTTTCCCCCGGCTCGGCAAAGTCGCCGTCATAGGTTCGTAACAGCCCCGCCTCGGTCTCCATGATGGCGTCCACGGCTTCCGGGTGGCGCCTGCCGAGGTCTTGCTCTTTCCACGTCGGACCGCTTGGCCGCGGCTTGGATTGATCGATCGGAGGCCGGCATTGTTCCGGGTGATAATGTGCCCATGCGCGGCCTATCGCTTGAGACCGTTTTCGGGTGTATTTTGCCGCTCGGCTCGGACTCATCGTCGTTGTTCCTACCAGTCGCATAGCCGTTTCTCCCCGTAGATCGTGTCGTGTTGTCTACGGGGTTATTCGGCGAGAGCGGGCCGATATTGGCGGCATATCACAATTTTCAGAAATAACTTCCGGTCATTCGTCCGGGTCCTTTACCATTTCCGCTTGAACGTGCTCGGAGTTCAGGTACCGGCCCAGATCGGTGTAGAGCCGGCTATTTGCCGCATGCAGCCAATACAGGTACTCCAGCGGAACGTCCTTTATTTTGCGTCCTCGGTACTGACCGAAGTCCAGGGTTTGCTGGTCGAACCGCCGCGCCTCTTCGCGGGCCATCGGCGGCGGCTTGACCGGCACCGTTGGGGCTGTTGTTTCTTCTGAGTGGCCCGCCCGTTCCGCGGCCATCACTTCCACCACGGTCCAAAATCGGCGGAGGTTTAATCGGCCTTCCCTGACGAGGGATTCCCCCAACTCAATTAGCTCCTCGGCGGATTTGCGGACCGCGATATTAGCCTCGATGCTCATGCGTCGCCCCCAGATAAGCGGCCATCAGCCGGGCAAGCGGGGATGGTCCCCGTGTGCTTGCCCGGTCGATAGCCTCAGCGCATCGAAAAGGTTGTCCACTTCATACCGGGTTATTCGCCCGGTCGCCGCCGATATTGTCGCAATTTCGGCTACGTCAGCGGATACATCAGCAGGTCAAACCCGGCCTCAATATCCGCGTTGTCCCCCGCCACTTCCGCCGAGACCCACAAATCCGTCTTGGCCGCTACGCTGATCGGCACTCCGAACGTCTGTTCTGCGGCCCGCTCGCCGCCGGACTCCAGGGCTAGTACATGCTTGACCAGCTTGGCCGCGCCGTAGGGCCGCTCGTACAGTATCACGTTGGCCTTCACATCCGTCGCGTGGAGAAGCCGCGCGTGAAAGTTGACCACCGACCCCTCATAATCCGCCGGTACGCTGTAGACCGCCTGCAAACTGTTGTTTTCGCCCGCCACGATGTAGGCCAACGTTGCCCCGCCGCTTGCCACCCGGACCGTGATATTTCCGTCTGTGATCCCCCGCCCGCCCACGGTTGCAACTTTGGCCTCGAGCACCCGGATATAGGTGTTTGCCAGAGCCACCGCGTTGACGCCGTTCAGGTTCACCGTCTCCGATTGGATGGCCCAGTTCGCATCCAACCCGGTCACCGTCAGCGTCCGCGCCCCGGTGCCGGCTACGTTGTCGTTGGTGCTGCTGCTGATTGCCTCGACCGATGCCGCAGCGGTCAACCAACCCGTGTACGATCCGCCGCCGGCCCATACGTCTTCATCCCCGCCGATGTAGTAATAGCCGCTCGGGGTCTGGTCGTCGATGTCCCGGTTCCGGCCCACTACGTTCCGGTGGGTGAGCTTTCGGGGAACTTCGCCGTTAAAAATGAGCCGATAGGGGGTAACCGTCATGCTTTAGCTCCGGTGCGCGGGCGGTGGGGTTTCGGTGGGATCTCTACCTGTTTCGGCGGCTCGCCGCAAGCCATGCCCCCCCTGCAGCCATCCCAGCATCCACGACAAAAACCGAATATCCCACAGCTCGCTGGCTTCTACCCACCTTTGCCCCGCCGAGGTGTATTCGTTAGGCTTTCGCACATACAGCCGCTTCGGCTTCCGCGGCGGATTGTCGCCGGTTTCCTCGATGTATTGTTTAGACCATTCCTCTAGGTTGGCCATGTTTTGCCGCCTCGCTCGTTCGTTATCCATAGATACCAGCATCCGCGGCACGGGCATGGGCCACCGCGTTTTCGATGGTCTCGGCGAGACTTTCTCCATCGTACTCGCCGCCACAGACAGCATCTCCCGATGGATCGTACAACACAGCCACTCCTGCGCCTTTTTCGATGCTGATGACGATTTCTCAATCCGTATCTGTCATTACGGTCCGATCGGTCATATTTTACCTCCGGTTATCCGTCACGAAGCCAAGTCCACGGCGCAGCAACCAATCCGTCACGAATGCGAAACTCCGGCGGAATCTTTGGCAATTCGGCCAGCTCCACTTCGACAATAACGCCCGATTCTGGTATCTGTTCGATGACGTATTGCGAATTAGCGACCGTCCCCTGGAATCGATGCCATTTGCCGTCCACGGCACGCTCCAGTTGTACCACGGTCCCCGGCGGCAGCACGTCGCACATCATTTGCCGCAACTCCAACATCGCATCCACCGCCACAATGGCCTTGCGCCGCAGTTTGATCGCGCTGTAGCTCATAATCGGATAACCTCGAATGCACCCGAGCCGATGGAAGCGGTTGCGGCAGTGGCTCGCTCACTGCCGGCCGATTGATTCTCGGCCGTTAAATGCCTCGGAATCCCGTCAATCGTTTATGCGCGTTGCCGAGCCATTCTGTCAGTCGGCGGCACTGTATCGCCGTCACTTCCACCCCGTCGCAGAACAGCCGCGTCGTTCCGTCGTCGTCCTCGATGGAAAACTCTACCCGCGATGGTAGTTGCGAACCGGCGTGTTCGGTAAGTTCAAAACAGTCTCGCGTATTACGTGTGATTGCTGTCATAAGATGTAACCACGGCTGCACCCGAGCGGCGATTGGGCGCGGTTTCAATTGGTTCATTACTTGTCGCCGCCGGGTGATTCTCGGGCATCCGGCTCAATCGTCATCAATCCCCAACGCTTCACGGGCCACGGATCGCAAACGGTACGTCGCCCGCTGATGCACGTATTCGGCTTGCGAGTCCGCTGGAGGAATGCGGCTTCCTGCGATCGTCTCCAATGCCTTGCGCAATGTGTCTCGCTCCCGTCTCGCACGATCGCGGCTCGATTGCAGTCTCGCGATCTCTGCTTCTGGCGATCCATCGTAGTCGGGATTGCGCCCGCATGGCTGATCGCCAGATAACAACGGCGATGAACCGCAGTCGAATTTGTCCTCTTCGTTCGCTTCGCTCATTTCGACTCTTCTCCTTCGCCGCGGTTATCGCGGACGTTATCCGGCAGACGGAACGGACACGGCCACGGAATCCGCACGCTGTTCTGTCAGCATGGCTGTCTTCATTCTCCGCCGGCACTTGCGGCAGATCCTCGGCGGCACGTCCTTCTGCGTTTCGTCAGTGGACGCCCAAATCAACGATTCGCAAAGCGTATACACGAGCCCATCGCCGCAACCTGCTACGGCGTGGCCGATTCCTCTGTCAACGTACCATCGTGGGATGTCTTGGATTGTGACCATGCCGGATAACCACGAATGCACGCGAGCCAGTGGAAGCGGTTGCGGCAGTGGCTCGCTCACTGCCGGCCGCGTGATTCTCGGGCGTCACCATGTCATCCAAGCCGTCGGCTCCGTGAGCGGTGTCCCCGCCACGGTCACCGATGGGTCCGGGATGGTGTCCGGTTTTGTCGGGCTGGATTCCGGCACCCAGTCCTGACGCAACGGTTGCCGGATAATTTCCCACGCCCCGGAACGGTCCATCCGATCCAGCGCCCCGGTTGTCAACACGTCTCCGACGCGCAATACCAAATCGTTATGGCGAGCGGTGCCGATGCCAACGATTTTCCAGTCGCCGCTACTCATGCGGCGGACAGTCAATGTCCGGTTTTTCATGTCCGCGGTTCCCGCAGAAAAAGGAAGCCGGGCCGCGGCTGGAATTCCGCGACCCGGCCAAGTGCCCTATCCCTAACAATGCGTCTCAGGCCGTTCCACACCGCCTTTCACGGATGACGACCGGCCGCGCCCGATCTCGTGCTCCAAGTTAACGGCCCAGGACCGCAAGGCGCGGTCTGTAGTGCGTGCCACCGACTCCGCCCAGAGGAGCACTCGGCACCAGTCCCGAGCCAACGATTTGCAGATCCACCGGCCTACGAACCGGTGCTGCGTCCCGTTGATGTAGCGGATCGACCGGGCAAGCACCCGGAATGAATCCGCCGCGTTTTGTACGTCCGCCGCAATGTACGCCCACATTATGCCGCCCTCCACGTCCTGATATTGTGCCACAATCAGGACGGCGCGTCAATTGGCCTGCTAATCCCGTTTCTTAGTCCCAAAGGTGTCCCCGGCGGATGGCCCAGTCAGCCACCGCGTCCTCTTCGGCCAGTCCGGCGGGTTCCGCGTCCAGGACCCCCCGCAGGTATTCGGAATACTGCAGGCAGGTCCGGACTTCGTTGACCGCGGCGGCCAGCGCCGCCCGGTTGCCGAATTCCCCCGCGATCCGCGTTTCAATCCTTTTGGCGGATTCCGTAGTCATCGTTTCGTCTCCCGTGGTGGTTGGTGTCGTTGTCTACTAGTTATTCGCCGGGGGCTTGCCGATATTAGCACAATACCAGAAATTCCGGAAAAAGATTGGCCGCAAGTAGAAGGACCTCCCGGCCGTGGCTCCGGGAGGTCCTGGGGAGGGCGGCCGAGGGGACGGGCTCGGCCACCGGCGGCAAAACGCGAGTGGGCGGGTAGCGGGGCGGCGATCCAAACACGGCGCCCCGGATCAGCGGAAAACATGCCGGGCCGCGCGGGTGAGCGGGAAGGAGACACGGGCGTGCTGTGCTCCGAAAATACTCGCCGGGATCTCTACCCCGTAGGTCCCGTTTCGGCAACCCCGCAGGCTCATGCGTAGCGATAGCCGCACTCGAGCAGCAACGCCTCGCCGCCCTCGGTCCGGATCAGCGGGCAACCGTTGACGATGGCCAACACCTGGAACTCCGACCCTTCTACGCAACAGTGAATCGCGTCGGCCAAATGCCAGATGGTTTGCTTCAGCATGACCGTGTTGCGGGCACCCGGAATCTCTACCTGCCCTGGATCGAATTCTGACAAAGCGAGACCTTCCTGTCCTTCGGCCTCGTGTAGCGCCATTGCCGCCAATTGCGTCCGGCGAGCCAAAACGGCATGCTCACCGCGTAGCTTGATGGCTTTATGCCGAGCGTCCGCCAGCCGTTGCAAGCGGCAGGAAACGCTGCTCGGCGTTTTTTCGCTTTTTGCGTCGGCGGCAACTAACCGAAGCAACGCCGCGCTTAGCCGCTCGTGGTAAACGTACCCACGTTTGACGATGGCGTCGTAGGCCGCGCCGGCCGAGTCAATGCCGTCTTCTATGCACCGTTGCGTGATCCGTTCATCCAGCCCAGGAATGGGCCATACATGCCGCCAGCTAGTTGCATCGGTTTGCATTCCGTTTCTCCCGCCTTAAAATGCCTTATGTGAAATCGTGGTTGACCGGCTCGTGCTGCCAACCGCCTCCCTCCGCTTTCTTCAGCCGCCGCGCGACCGTGAACCGGTACCACCAGAACACGCTGGCCGCGATGCGGATTTTCGCCTGCTGGGCGTGCAGGTCCGGTCGCCCGCCCTTCACGTCGATCAGCTCGATTGTATGGTCGGATCGCAAAACCTGAAAGTCCGGCGTCCACGTCACCGACCGCCCTTTTTCGCCGTCGGGTGGTCTGGATAGGACCAGAGTAAGGTTTTCAAACCCGTACTCGATGATCTCCCCGCAGAGCTTTAGCTTGCCGAGATATTCCGCGTAGGCTCGCTCGGTCGAGTTCATCCGGCCGCGAACATGGCCGGGATGGTTGCGGCGGGCCTTGGCCAACTTCGGCCAGGTTTTTCCCGTGATGATTCGGTATGTCACGCCGCCCCCCGATGCGCAAGCAAAACCAGCGAAAACAATGGCCACGCTGCGCCGGCCGCCGCGGATGTTGCCACCCTCCCGCCTGCCGATCTCGCAACACCAGCAACCATGAACCCTACCGCGGCATAGTAAGCTACCCCCGCGGCCAAAAATACAATCTCCGGCATCCGTTCCCCCTTTCTAATTTGAAAAAACCGTTGACACGTTAGGTCACGCCCCGACGGCTACCGGTACATTTCGCAAACCGAGGCTGCGGATATTCCGGTTGCTGCCGAGCCGCGATGCCAATTGTTTCAGCGCAGTTTCTTCCAACTGGCGGACGCGCTCTTTTGATACGCCCAGCTCATTCCCGATTTCCTGCAGCGTTCCGCCTTCCACTCGGCTCAACAGTACATGCCGGCGGCGGCGGTCCAAACACCGCATGGCAAGGCGCATTTTGCCGATTTCTTCCCGCCTCGCGGCGATAGCGTCCGGCGTTTTTTCGTCGTCGCATGACAACTCGTCGCGATGATTGGAGCACAGGCTAACAGACTGCTTGGCCGCGTCTTTTCGCTCGGCAAGCAACCGCTCCCGCTGCGGAGAATCCTGTTTCGGGCTGGCGTCCGGAATCCGAAACACCCGCCACACATTGGACCGCGTGTATTCCTGGACCCTCGCGCGGATCCAATACGTGGCATAGGTGGAGAAGTACACAGGCCGCGAAAGATCGAAGCGGTCGATGGCTTCGCCCAACCCTGTGACGCCCTCCTGGAATGCGTCCTCCCAGTGCGACGGATCGTGCATTTGTTTCGTGACCTGGGATAAAACCAACCGCAGGCTTGTCAGGATAAGCCGGTCGCGGGCCGCCTGGTCCCCGGCTTGCGCCTTACCGATTAGCTCACGCTGTTCATCCGGTGGCAGCGGCTTATTGTCTGCGACGATTTTTTCCAGCTCCCAGTCAATCATACGTTTCCTTTCACGTTGGCAACGATTCGGCCTTTGGCGTTGAGCGCTTCGATGTCCCGCCGATCCGCGCGGCCATAAAACCGCTTGCAGTCCGCGCAGTACAGCGGGACCCGTTCCGCGCTGGTTGCCGGCGGGTACCGGACTTGCAACCGCTCACCATGGCCGGTACATGATGTTTCCGCCATAACAGATCACCTCGTAGAATACGCCGAGCATTTTGAGCTTGTCGTCGTTGTCGAATTCCAGCAGCGGGTCCTCTACCCACGTCTGTAATGCCGCGGGTAGTTCGTGTAGATACTCGGAGTCGCAACGGGCCGCGTAAACGTGGTCGTTGCGAATTGTGTAGGCCCAGCGAAGCGTCACGCCGATACCACCAGCTCTTCCCCGGTTTCGTACAGCAGAACCCGCAACGGGCTGCTGCCCCGTTCCGACACCTGCGCGGTCACCACCGTAATGCCGTACATGACGGCGATGTCGTTGACCATGTTGCGTGCGGCGCCGTCGAGCGCGGCCCAGTCTTCCTGCCGAATAATCATCAGGCGCGTACCGTCGCCGGTTTGTTCGGAGACCCGCTTGGCGCCGATCTCCGCGCCGACGCGGGCCCGTTGCCCCGGCGACAACCGCGCAAACGGCTCGGTCCGCCCGTCCTCGTGCTGGTAGATCAGACGCCCCGCTTCCACCCGCAGGTTGTCAAACCGGACCGCCTTGCTGAGGATGTCGTCCACCCCGTCGCACGCCTCTTGTAGCCGCTTGGCCCAGCGGCGGTGCTTCTCGGCTTCCTGCTTGTGCTTGTCGGCTTCTTCCAGTTTTCGTAACGCCTCGCGGACCTTGACGCCCGTTTCCACGGCGTCGTCCGCTTCTGCCTTGGCCCGCCGTGCCGCTTCCATTTCTTCCGGTGGTACCGGGGCCGGCAGTTCGGTTTCCGCTTGGCCGCTCAGCTCGGTGATAAGCCGCTCGTGGTCCTGCGCCAGCTTCAGTGATTGCTCCGCGTTTTCCACGGCGTTGGCTTGGTTGGTCCGCCTACTGACGGCTTGCTGCTCTTCGGCTTCGGCGGCTTTCAGTTCCGCCCGCAACCGTTCCACGCGTTCGTGGCATTCGGCTACCGCGGCCTCTTTGGCGGCCAGGTTGTCCTGTTCCGCCTGCAGCTTGGCCGCGGCCTCTTCGGCAGAAGGCCCGTCGTATTGCCCGCCTTTCTCGCGGAGTTCGGCCTTGGCCTTCTCGCGGGCTTCGCGTGCCGCCTTGGCGTTGCGGTCCTGTTCCTCGAGCCGGGATAGGTTGCTCACGGCTTCCGCGTGAATCCGCTGGATTTCCGCCCGTTCGTGCAAAGCCGACACGTCAACACCTTCGGCGGCGGATTCGCAACCCGCCGCGCTATCGCTTGACTTGTCGGCCAACTTGGTCAGCCGCCGGATTTCTGCTTGCAACTCCCGCTTGACCTTGCCGGCTTGCTGTACCGGGTCGGCCAATTCGCGAGCCGATTCGATGCTCACCGGCTCGTGGCCGTTGTCCGATGGCGGCAACAATCCGGCGAATTGCTCGAACGGAATCTGTACCCCGGACAATTGAATCAAAGCCTTGATTCTCGCCCGGTCCGCCGCCTCCTCATCGTCAAACCCCGGATCGACCAGCGACCCCAGGTCGTAGCGGTCCTCGAGATGAACAATGCCGGTTTCTTCCGGGGCCGCGCCGTAGCGGCTGATCCGCTTGGCGTACCGGATGCCCCCGCCAGCCCAGTCCACTTCGGCCCGCATGGCGCCATCTCGTACCGGCAGAGTGCCGGATTTGCCGAGCCGCATGGCCGCGGCGTTCAAAGTGGTCGATTTGCCGGTCCCGTTGCCGCCCTCGAGGATAACCACGCCGCCGTCATCCAAAACCGGAACACGGAACAACGTGATCGGTCCGCCGTCCTTTATTGTGATGACGCTACTGTATTCGTGCTCGCTCATTTTCCGTCCCCCAAAAAACAAAAGGTGCGACCGGGCCGGCTACGCTGCCAGCCTCCGCGGTATTTCGCTTCGTGACATCCCGACTACAAAGGTAATCCACGGTCACTCGTCGGTGACGGTCGCATGTGCGTCCCAATGGCCCAGCGGATACAGGATAGCCCTGGCTTTGTTGAGGCGGATCTTCATATCCGCGATTGTTTCGGCTTGCCGCTGGTTTCGCTCGCTCAGAAGCTCTACTTCGCTGAAGTGCGCGTCTCGTTCTTCGGTCGCGCGCACAAACTGCTTGTGTGTTTCCGCCAACAAACCGCGCAGGTCCACCGTGTCACGATGCAGGCAAAACGCCGCCGTGATCGCGCAAGCCAGCAGCACCAAAAGCGCCGCCACAATGTATGAAAACATCAGGTATCCTCCAGGTATTCGAACTCAATCCGCGTCACAAACTGGTCTCGGCTTCCGCCCATGTGCTCACAAAACATGGCAACAAATGCCACGCCAGCCATTCCGGGAAAGCCCTCCCTTGCCGCCTCGTTTTTGCCGTAGATGCGGTGGCCCATCAATGACAGCCGCTCGCGGCGCACGTCCATGACCCGTATCTGACAAAGCCGCTCGATCTTTTCGCCCGGCTTCAATCCCATGCACTTCACGCAAGCATTCAATACGTCGCCCGGCTTCAGAAACTTCCACCCTTTCCGCCTTGTCACCGTCTTGGTGCGGTTGCGGATCTGCTCGGTAGTGATGCTAAAGGACATGTTGCGCGGCATTACGCGGCCTCCTGCTTGGCCCGCAGTTCCGCCAACTTGCTTTCGGCGGCTTCGCGAATGCGAGGCAATTCGTCGTCCGAAATCGCGTCGTTCACCTCCGCCCGCTGTAGCATCCCCGACACCATTCGCTCGCTTGTCATGCGGCCGATTTGGCGGATAGCCTTGTCGGCCTCGGAGTGTTCCGTTTGCCGCGGCTTCGGCGCGGTGCTTACCCCTTGCGGTTCTGGTTGCGGTTCGGCTTCCGGTTTCTGCCCGTTGGGGTTTTCCTTTGGCTTTGCCGATCCTTCCGCGGGCGGTTCCGGCAATCCGTCCTGTACCGGGATGTCCGGCACAACTACCGTGGATTCGCCGAGCCGGTCCAACCAATCTGCCGAGACCGGCTCCGTATCGTTCGGTGGGGAATTGTCGCGGGGCTTGACGGTCGCCGATCCGTTGACTTTGGGCCGCCGTTGCCCGCCCCGCGATTGCTCCGTTCGGCGAATGTCGTCCAGCTCATCCGCCGTGCATAACCCCATCACCACGTCCGGAAAATGTGCCCGTGCAAGGAAAGCCGCTGCCCGGTACTTGCACCGCTGTTCGGTCATTGTTTCCCATTGGCTCGGCATCCCGTCCGCCGATTCCGCCCAGCCGTTTTTGACGGCGAGCCGCTTGGAGCATTCGCCCCGGCACTCGTTACCTTCCGAGTCCGTTGCCTTGGCGACAACGCGCAACTCGTCACCCTCGCCGGTGGTCTCGAACGTCACCCGCCCCTTGACGTGCTCCGAGCGGTTGAGCAACGCAATAAACATCTGCCCCTCCAGCCCGATTCGGCCGCTGTAGAAGTACAGCGACCGGCACATCGCAAATACGTCCACGTCCAGCAGTTGGGACAAGTGGACGGCTACCATGCACTTGTCCGGCTGCTTGTCGAATTGGGCCGGGACCGCGCCGCTGGCGGCCACGAAATCAGCCACCTTCCGTAGCCCGTCCAGGTCGTGAATCCGGAACCGGCCCGAATCGTACTGCACCCCCTCGGGCCGGTCCGCTTTAGCTTCCAATCGCTCCACCTGCATCAGTGCCATTGCCAGCGCCGCCTCGGGGTTGGCCGGCAGTAGATCCGCGCACGTTTTCTTAATGTCCATCTGATTGCCCTCCAATATCGGCGTTATGCCCGTTATTCGCAAGGGGTCCGCCGATATTGGAATAAAATTAGGCCGCCTGGCATTTTTCCGGCCAGGAGTCGTCCTCTAAGCACCGCCGCAGGTGCTCCATTGCCGCCCGTCTTCGGTTCCGCGCCCGCTCCATCACCGCGTCCCCGATCCGTTGCGGGGCCATCTTGCCGGCCTTGTCGATGACCAGCAGCACAAAATCCGGGTCTTCGGCAAACGGGGGCAGGTCCAACAATTCCCGGATGCCGGCCACGTAATGGGCATCCTGGAGCGGGTAGTCGAATTTGCGGACCGTCCACCCGAACCGCTTGATGTCCGCCGTGACCTTCAGATCCACGATGACCGGCGGGCCGCCGCTGTCCGGCACAACAAGCAGGTCCACCATCATCCGGCACCTGAGCCCGGTTGCCGGGTCCGTCCAGTAGACCGCTTTTTCCCGGATGCCCGGCAGCTCCAATAGTCTGCCGAACCGATCCCGTAGGGTCCGCGCTAGTTGCATCGCGTGGGCCTTCACGCCTTCCGGTACATCCGCAAATTCCGTGTCCACCCTTTCCGGTGCCAGTACGATGCTGTGGACCAAATCCCCGAGCCGCATGGCCGCGGATTGCTTGTCCTCCCGAGGGGATAAGCACTTATTCCGGTAGGCCAGCGGGCTTCGCATGAATACCTTTAGCATCGACTGCGACAGCGCGGTCATGTCGGCGTGGTAGGCTTCCCGCGGCGGGTCGCATAAAATAGCGGTCATGATGGCCCCCGTTCTCGTTTTCGCATCGGCATTCTTCGACCGGCTTATCGCACTTGCCACACCGAGATACCCGCCACCTTCCCGCCGCAATCAGTTCGTTTGCGTAGGCGCAGGCTGCCGGAGTTTCCGGAATAGCGTGCAGGTAGTCGCCCTCCAGATACGTCTGCCGGGTCGTGCTGATCGTATCGCCGAGTGAACACCAACGGGTCATTCGTCTTCTTCCTGATGCTGTCGGTCGATGTCATACACTTTATCGTCGAAGTGCATCGCGCACGCGGCGCCCAACGCAAACCACCCCGCGCAAAACAAAGCAAACTCCGCCGCTTGCCACGGCGAATCCATCGACTGAATAAGCTCGGTCATGAAATACCTTGCTCCTTGTCCACGTCTACCACCAAGCTTGCAAACCCGCCTACTTGCTTCAGCGACGCGCGCAAAAGCCGGCTCAGCGAATGCACTATGTCCACGAATTCAGCCCGGCGTGATTCCCGAGCCCGTACCCGTAGACGTTCATGCTGCTCGGCCAGGCTCTCCAAAAACCGCTGAGTCTTGTCTATGTCGTGGAGCATTTCGTCCACGGGGTCAACGCTGGAAACATGCGCAATCCTATCTGGTTGCATTGTCAATAACGGATTCCAGGTCAGACTCATCAACGCTTCGTATGGGATTGGAGTCGGTGGCGGTTCCGGGTACGGCATCCAACACGTCGGCAGATCGCCGGTCAGATCCTCGCCGCTTACGGCAAACCAGCAGCCATCTTCGTCGGTGTCGTCGTCGCACTTGTAGAACGCGGAAAACGCCCCGGCGTCTTCCCGCCATGCCAATATCTCGGTCCCGTCCGTCGGCGCGGTTGCGAAGTCGCGCCATTGCTGCTTTGTCATGTTTCGCCATCCTCCTTCACCGGCAGGCAAGGCTCCACGACCAACCCGGTTCTTTCCGGCCCAAAGTATTCACGTTCTGCGGTCGGAACGAGCCAACCATCTTCTGCTTGTCGCAACCGAACCAGTAGCCCGTTGTCTATGAGCCCTTGCGTATAGTCGCGCGGTTCCAGTGTCAAAACCGTGCCGCGCGAATATACCTTATCCCCGATTCGGCAACTGTTTGTTGTTACTGCGCAAAACGTCGTCATACCCTCCCCGTTTCGTCCACGGTCCCGGCATACTTCCATACCGGAGTACCGGGCGGAATTTGGCGGCCGGTATTATTGACCACCCTCCCGCCAATCATCGGGACCTCGTAGCTTTCCCCCTCCACGACCACCATGGCCGGCACACGCGCCGCAGGAGAACGTGAGACGATCTCGCGGGCCCGCTCACGGGCCATCCACTGTTCCATCAACATCGGTCTTGACCTTTCTCGCTGCCCATCGCGGCATCGGTTGCAGTCGCTCCGGGCTGCAATGCCAAACGCCGAATGGTCCGGATACCTTTACCCAGTGGTACCAGGTTCTTCCCAGCACCCGCACAGGGCCGGCGTCGTCGTGCCGGTAGGTTTGGCCAATCTGTATCTGGTCCGAGGTCACTCGGAATACTTTCTACGGTAGTCGTGTCGGGCCCGGCGGCTCGTCTCCGAACCAAGCCTCGACGCCTGCCCACACCGCGGCAATCAAGCACCCCGCGGCGATGCAAACGCCGAACGTCAACCAATCGGGCGAAAACGTCATCGGACAAGCTCCCGGTAATGCCGAGGCGCCAACACATCCACGCCAAGCCGTAGCACGGCGGCCAAAGATTCCTCCATGCTCGCCGCCTGGTCCCGCAATTGAGACCAAGTGAATCGGGCCAGCATGAAAACCCGCATCTGTTCTTCGGTCAATTCCAACTCGAGCCGGCAGGGTCCGGCTTCCGGTCGCGGTTCGGCACATTCCCACGCGTTCATGGCAGGATCTCCTAATTTGCCACGGTGGTTGAATCGGTCCTTACTTGCTTCCGGGTTATTCGGTCGGCACCTTCCGATATTGGCGAAAAACTAGCCCCCTGTTTCTGCGCAGCACCAAATCCGTGGAGTCAGATCCGGAACCGCCGGAACTTGGTGCGGGGTTCCGTCATCGGTCCACGTCGGCGCCCACCGCGGCCAGCGCTCCCGCTCAATCACGATCGGCACGGGCGGGATGGCCGTCGGGTGCCCAAACAATTCCGCCAGCTCCCGGTACAACGCCCTCGCGTCCTCGATGCTCAGCGACTTTCGGGAACCGTCCGGGTACTGGATCACGACGGCATCTACTTTGACCTTGGACATTTTCAGAATCCCTTGCTTTTGAGCGCGTGCATTGCCGCCTCGTGTCTGCGGCTGGTCACCGTGGCCGGCGGCTTGGCCGCGCCGTTACTTGCCGCCGAGGAACACGCCATCACAAACCGCTGGATCGACTCCTGGCTTGTCACCAAAGTGTCTCCGATGTAGGCGCCCTCCAGGTGGATCCTCGTGGACTTCGCCTTGCCACGCGGCTTGTGTCCTTGCAGGATCCAGCGCTTTACCGTTTCGGGGCTGCGGGAGTCCGCGCCCCGACCGGAGGGCAGCATACGGGCGGCCTGTTCCACGGTGATGGCGGTCTCGGCGGATATGTCAAACGTGTGCATTTCCTGGCGTTCTCCCCGGTGCGTTCGGCCTTTCCGGTATCTATACCACATTTGGATTCCACGTCAATAGGCACCTGCGTACCTAAGCCGGTATTTCGCCGCATGGGCAAAATTATTGCAACTTGGGTTGTCGTGGGCGTACACTACGGGTATATGGGGGCTCGGTTTTCATTTTTGGGGTGCAACGACATGCCGAGGCAAAACACGGATCACGACGAGGGGTCATTGCGGGAGCGGGCACGGATGTTCGGCCGCATCGCGGAGGAGTACGGCTTGCTGGCCGACCTCCTCCGCAAAACCAGGACGGTTCTTTCGCTGTCGCACGATGCGGCGGTGAGCACGGGCATCACCGGGGCTTGGAAGCAAATCGAGCAGGCCAAGGGCAAGCTGATCGAGGCGGAACTACTTGACCCGCTTGCCGATGCTCCACGCCCGCCGAAGCCCCGTAACAGGCGTTGACGCCAATATGGACAGGCTGTCCGCTTTTTATGTTTGCTGTCCACTTTTTACGGCGATTTACAGGGCTTTACGTTGGCTCGGCAATGGGGGCTAAGTGGTTATGCCGCAAGGGGTTAAATGCGGTTTGGCGACGGTTGGGGATGCGCTATGAGACCGCTTCGGGTGGCCGCTTCACGTCTCCGCGCAACTCTTTGCCCCGCCTGCCGCTTACGCTGTTTTCGGGGGCCGTTTTGGCAGCGGCCAAAAGTGGACAGCCTGTCCGCTTTATCTGCGAAACGGGGGCAAACACGGAGTATGGGGCATGTTTTCCACGTCTACAGCACAGCAGGTGCAATCGGGGCCAATCTATTTCCACGGCGGGCCACTACACGGGCAAGTCATCGCGGTGGACCATCACCCTCGGATCGTGATGGAATTGGACCGGCCACCCTGGCGGGCGGCCTATGAGCTAACCACCCGCACAAAGCACAATCTGAGACGGTTTGACCTGGGGTCCGGGGATTGGCAGGTGGTTTCGATGAGCGGGCCCACCATCTGGCAGGAGTATGTGACGGTGGACTAGGCCCCGGCGCTGCCGCAAAGGGTGTCACGCTTCGACGTGTTCGCCGTCTCGCGTGCAGTTAATCGTCACGGCCTGCCCCAGCGCGATGACCTGGTAGCACCTAATCCACGCTTGAGCCGTTTCGCGCTCACGGCGTGATAAATCCCCGAGCCATCCGCGGGCGTTGTCCGCAGCTTCATCGGCCGTCTCGCACTCTTCGCCCCACCCCCGAAGGTCCCACGGGCACCCGTACAGGGTTCCAAAGGCCATCCAGTATACGCGACCGATTTCTTCGTCGGGCGCCGCACATTCTTCGACGGCGGCAACAGCCGCGGCCACGCCCTCGCGCTGCGCAAGAACAAGGAAGTCATTCGCGGCCGACGCTTCCAACCCGTTCCACCATTTCGCCGCGGTCTGGCTCAATCGGTCTTCAATTTCTCGCTGTGCTTCGTGCGGTTTTAGTTCATTAGTCATCGTCTCGTCCTCCAGGTTGGCCCCCGGCGTTGCCGGGGAAAGGGTGTCAGTCGTGGTATCCGCATGCGTGCGAGTAACCCGCGATTTCGCGCCCGCCGCAGAAGTGCCATTCCCCGTCCCGAAAGTGCAGCATCGAGCCCGACCCGTCGGGCCACTGCACGTCTACCATGTGCGGGTCGTCGGTGGGGTGGATCGTGGGCCAGTCCTCGCCTTCCGTGGGCATGACCAGCAGTCGAAGCTGATTCCAGGCGTCGTAGTGTGCTTGTGCCATTGTTGATTCCTCCAGGCTAATGTTGCGGTTGCGGGTCCCTGACGGGCAGTAGCCCGTTTCGCCCGGACCCCTCCGGGCATCGTCAGAGGGTTACTCAGTGATTTCCACGGGCCGACTTGTGACAGAAAACGGCACCGCACCCATGCCGTTGATGGCAAACCAGTTGCGAGCCGCAACGATTGCCGATTCTCGCGTCGGCTGGCAATCAGCGATTCGCTCGACTTTGCCCCGTTCGAGTTCAGCGTCGGCTACCCAAACATACTCAAATCGCGTTGTCATTTCGTTTCCCCTTGTGCTTGCGGTTGTCATGTCCGTGTCCTCCAGTTCCGAAAACACTTCCCGCAACGGTTTACCTTGCGGGAAGTGTTCAAAATACCCACTCATCGTTCTCGCCTCGACAGCCGCCGTGGTTTAAGCTCGCTGCGGCTAACCCACCAGTAGTCCATCCGCACCCGGCCGTATTCCCGGACCTTGTACTGGTCTTCACCTCGAACCAGCTTGTGCTCCTCGATCACGACCTTCCGTCCGTCTCGCAATTCCCTTACGCCGTCCATCGTTCCTCCCTTTCGTGTTGCGGTTGTCATGTCCGTGTCCTTTCAATAGGTTATTCGCTGCCCATCGGCAGATATTGGCACAATTTCGGAATTCTTTCCAGCGGTTTCCCGTCCGCCCGCCTTTCTCCATGTTGACCTTTCCCGCCCGATTGGGTATATCTTACCATCAGCATCCGATATGCCGCAACCATTACCCCAGGAGGCGGGAGCCATGGCCGGAACTCCGAAATACCCGCAGAAGCCCCACTCCAGCGGACAGGCCAGAATCCGGCTCCGCGGCCGGGCCATCTACCTCGGGAAATGGGGTACCCCGGAAAGCCACGCCAAATACCACCGGGTCATCGCGGAACACCTGGCCGGCAACGAGCCGGACCTGGAACCCGATGCGGTCCTGACGGTTGCAGAGCTGGTCTCCCTATTTTACTCTTGGGCCGAAAAACGGTACCAAAAGGCCGGAACACCAACCAGCGAAATTCGCTCCTATCGGTACGCCCTGCGCCCAGTGGTTGAGATGTACTCTGGAATTCCGGCCGCCTCATTTGGGCCGCAAGCGCTGATTGCCTGCCGCCAGAAATTGGTTGAGCACGGCTACACCCGGCGCCGGGTCAACGGCCACGTCAGCCGGATCCGAAATGTCTGGCGCTGGGGGGTGGAGCGGGAGTACCTGCCGCCCGATGTGCTGATCGGCCTTCAGGCGGTCCGGGGATTGCGGCGGGAAGAAACCGACGCCCCGGAACCGCGAGATGTTCCGCCCGCGCCGCTGGAGCACGTCGAGGCTATCCGCGAATACGTCACCCCGCCGGTCTGGGCTATGATCCAGTTTCAGCTATACACCGGCTGCCGGCCGGGTGAAGCCCGGATCGTGCGGACCTGCGATGTTCGGGCCGAAGATGCTGCCGTTCCGGCTCAACTCCGCGGCCAAGTCTGGGTGTATCGTCCCGCTTCGCACAAGACCGAGCACCACGGCAAGCACCGGCTTATCCTGTGCGGGCCCCGCGCCCAGGACCTACTCACCGCCTGGATGCAACCGGCTGAACCCGAGCGGTATCTGTTTCGTCCCTGCGAGGGAAAGGGCTGGCGCCAACGACAAAAATCCGGCGGCAAGCCGAAGCGGATACGGGACCGGCATTCCAAGCTGGCCAACCGGCCCTACAAAAACTCGGGCTACTCAGATGCGGTGCGGTTCGCCTGCCAGCGGGCTGGCATACCACCCTGGACGCCAAATCAGTTACGCCACACCGCGGCTACCGAAATCCGCCGCCAGTACGGCGCCGAAATGTCCCGGATCATTCTCGGCCATTCGGATTTGCGGACCACGGAAATCTACGCGGAGCGAGACATGGAAGCTGCGGCCAAGGCAATGCTCACCTGGGGGTAACGGTAGAAACGGCCCGCCGCTTTCGCACGTCCGGGAATCGAACCCGGCCCCGGTCAGACACCAGCCTGTCCGCCCTACTCGCGACGGGTTGCTACCATCCTCCGAATTCCGGCAGCGAGTCAATCTCTGCTTGCGTTGTTTCATGCGCCTCGAGTACGATCTTGTCGCACTCGTCTGCCGGCAGACCTTCATTGGCTGCAATTTCGTTGCTGATTGTGACTCCTATTTCAAGCGGATTTATTCCCGCATGCATCCACCCGCCGCCCGCGTCCGGCCTGCTGAGTTTGTATGCTACGATCCGCTTTTGTTCTGGCTTGTCTGTCATTCGAACAAATCCCCTTGCTTCCGCGTCTCCACCGATCCCACCCCGTCCAGTAGCGCGGTACGTGCGTACTCACGCTCACACCGCGATACTGCCACGGCCCAGTAATCCTTGTCGATTTCCATTCCGATGCAGGAACGGTCTGTGCGAATGCAGGCGATAGCGGTAGTGCCGGAGCCGATACACATATCAATCACGCGAGTCCCGCGCGTATACTCTACGCATTGCCTCATAACCGCAACCGGTTTTTGCGTTGGATGACAACGCCGCCCCTTGTCCGCATTCACGACTCCTCCATGTAGGCAACGAATCATGCGGCCAAATCCGCCGTGCCTGTTCGACCATGCAAGCTCGAACGCGCTTCCAAGCATCCTATCGGCCGCTTCCGTTATTCGTTTATCCCAACAAAGCCAGCGACCCTTGTGCGGCAATAGGTGCGGAAAATTATTGGCACCCCATATTACCGCCGGCATTTGCGGCGGAAGCCACCGCATTATTCCATCCACTACCGCAAGTGATTCATCGCCTTGCAACGGTCTGTCGTCGACTCGCCCTTTTGTACTTGGCAGCGTAGACCGAAATTCGTGGTTGCTTATTCCGTAAACGGGATCCGTCACCACCGCATCCACACACCCCTCCGGCAACACCTTCAGCCCTTCCAGGCAATCGCAGTTACAAAGCACGATCCGACCGTCCGTGGATTGCCACACCGGCCCGAGGCTCTGTAGCTGCTCGATGGTGTCTGCTGGTAGAATGCTCACCGTCACAGCTCCAGCAATTGCTCAATCAGTTCCACTGCCCTTTCGATCCGTTGCCGCAAATCGTGATGTACGTTGTGAAACGACCGCGACAGACAGCTTGTTGAACACCGCCCGTCCGGCAAATGATCGCCTTTTGTCCGTCCGCAATGTGCGCACTTCGCCGCGATTCCCTGGCGATCTAATAAGCGCATTTTCGCCAACAGATCCGCGTAGTTTTGGTCAATCGAAACGGTCTTGTTTACTACGGGTGCTTGGCTCATTGTTCCTCCACCTTTTCCGCACACCACAACGCCCAAACCATCGCCCCTCGACGTTGGTTGCCACCGCATATCCGCACGGCCCGCCAAAACCGGCTAGACTCCGGCCACAGATACCCATTGACGATATGCCCGTTCGGCAACCGTACCAGCCCGCCCGTATGCACCCGTAGCCCGGACGAATGCTCATACACGGGTGCGGTTCCGGCCCGTTGCCAGCCAGGTCCTGGCCGATAAATCATGGCTTGCCCCTCCGCTGATTGTACCCCAATATCGGAAACATAATAGGGTATTCGGCAGACGGCGGCCGATATTGCCGCGGAATCAGAATTATTTTCCGCCGGTCCCGATTGCCGCCGTTCGGGCTACCCGCTCCAGTTGGTCCAATCTGGATGCCAGCATCCGCAACGCTTTGTCCCGCTCGTTGTTACGAATAGCCCATGCCACCTCGTCCCGGCAAGATCCGGGCGGATATGCCCCGCATTCTCCCTGGCAGCATTCGCGGCTTTCCTCCGCTCGTACCCGATGTTCCGGATCGGCGGGGGCAGCGGATTGTAAACCGCTCGGAGAGGGGCACCCGAAGTCCATGCGGGTCAGGTCCGGTTGCGGCCGAACATCGGCCGTGGGGCACGCGGTTCCCCTGCCGAACTCGATGTCCTTGCTGATGCTGCCCGCGACGCCCGTGGTTTGGATTTGTTCCGCCGCTTCATCTTGCCCGCCGCTCATGCCGTATCGCCCTTTTTGTAATCGTTGATGTCCTTGGCCCGCCGTTCCGCGTCCGCGAGTATGGCCAGCAATTCTTCCCGGCTATCGAACGTCCAGCGGTCCGTTTCAATTGCCCAATACCGCCCGCCGCCGCCGTCCAATGACTCCAGCGTCAGCGTGTTGCATATCCCGTCCCCGCCGCACGCGTCGCACGGCTGGGAGTAGATCAGCGTCAGCCCGTCCACCTGCGTGCCCTCGGGCAGGACGGTTTCATTGGATTCTTTCTCCGCCATGTCAGCACCCCTTCCACACCGCTTTGTAGATCAGCCCCACACAGAAAATGATAAGTGCGACATCGGCGGCCACCTTTAGCCAATCGACTAGCCCCATGCCGTTCATTCCCCGTACTCCCGCTGAATAAGTTGGTCCAGGCAGTCCCGCGCGTATTCCAGCTCGGAACGGCGCATCGGTTGCCGAGTCACGGCCTCGATGATGCGGCCCTCCAAATACGGCAATCGCCGAACCAAGTCCAGGTGTTCGTTGGCGGAAATCCCAATCGTTTCGCGGTCGCTTGGGTGGGTGCCCGCTTTATCCGGCTCGTGATAATAGTTTATCCATGATTGCCCGTCACATAGTCGGTAGACGTTTGTCGACCCGTTCTGGTCGACATCGAGATGCCCCGCTTCGGCATGCTTCACGAGCCATGCCCTGGCAGCGGTTTTTCCAATGCCGTTAATTGTTGCGAACTCCGCGCGGGTAAACGGTTTCGCCGGAACCAGCCGCCCCTCAATTTCCACGGTCATTTCGTTCATGCCGCCCCTTGCTCCTTGTAGAACCACGGGATAGTCAGAGAACCAGCCGGGCCACGAATGTCCGACCACAAATAAGCCTCAGAGGATTGCAAACCGAGATAGCCCTTGCCGTAGTGCCACGCGTCGGTGCCGCAAAGACTTGGCAACCGCCGGACCACCACGCCCGTGTAGGTGTTGTCCGTCTGCTCGTATCCACGCGGCTTGTTCGGCGTGTGCGCCCGTGTGTGAATGTGCTTGTCGCCGAGATGCCATTCCCGCCAAAATGTTTCCGCCCAGTCGCGTTTCCATTCCTGAGCCATGTTCAGAGGCAGGTCTCGTTCGGACGGGTCGTCTTTGTAGCCGCCGTGGCAAAATCCAAGCAGCACCGTTCCCCACCGAAGCCGCTTGCGGGCCCGCGGTGAGTTGTCCACCGCGATGTCTTCGCAGTCCCGGTACCGCTGCTGTAACGCGTGACCGAGATAGAACGTGGTTGTCTTGTCGTGGTTGCCCGGTACCACCACCACGTCCACCGGGGCGACGTGCGCGGCCATGTACTCGATCCCGTAGCAGACCGAATCGAAGGCGGCCATGTACGCTTTCTGCCAGCGTCCGTCGCAATCCTGGGGCGTGTCATGCGCGGTCTTCTGGCTGGCGCCCTCGGAATGTAGCAGGTCATGCCCAACAATATAGGCCACGCGTGCGATGGGCTTGCCCTGCGCCCATGCGGCCGTTTCGTGGACCGGGTGAATGTAGCGGTCCTTGGCTTCCTTGATGTCGTATCTGTCGCCGGTCTCCGGTGGCCAAGCCAGCTTGCCGAAGTGGGCATCTACAATGCTCGACTCCAGCAATAACCGCTCCCCCTTGGGTAACTTTGGCCGCTTGATCTTCGGCCATTGAACCCGATGCTTTGCCATCCGCTCCGTGATGATCCGGATGGCCTCCGCTGTAGGCTGGGGCATCCGGCGCCGGAGCGTGATGGTCATTTGCCGGTTGGTGAAGCGGCCGAACTCCGATGTCCAATCCGCCTCGGGCGCCGCCTTGTTGCCGCTGTCGCAGCGGGCCCCGGCTTGCCTGTGCTGATGGTCCGCGCCGCCCGAATATCGCCGCGCCGTCGTGCGCACCCGCCCGGTCATGTTCCATTCGTTGACCTTGACCCCGGCGATAAACCAAACCGCCGGATCGGCGCCGCACCGCCGAAAGGCTTCTTCCGGGCTTTCCGCCACGTCCGTCCCGCAGATAATCGTCCACTCGTTTTCCCGCCGGTCCTCGGACCACGCCACCCGCTCCGCTGTGCCCGCTGATGCTTTCGCCATATCAGGCCCCGCGTAAAATGGTTGTCGGTCGCAACCGCTCCACCGCCTGAATCCACGGGCGCGGAATGGTCGTTGTATGCCCCACCATGTCGTCCGCGTCCACGCAGTCCGCCTTGCGGTTCCATCCGACCGTACCGGCCAGCTTGATAGATTCTTCACTGACGGCCACAACCCACGCCGCCGTTGCGCAAGTGCCAAGCTCCGGAATTTCCGACATGGAATGCCAGCCTTGCGGGCCGTGGCAAGCGTCCAGCCAAGCGACCAGCACAATATCGCCGACCTCGATTTCTGCCAGTGTATCGGGCGGTGTGGAACTTGCATCCATAGAGGCTTGGCCTTTTCGATGCCGGGATCTCTACACGCTAGGCGGGGCTTCTGCTAGGGGGTGCCGTGCGGAGCGGAGGCAGCACCGCTTGTACTTCTTCCCGCTTCCACAGGGGCACAGATCATTGCGGTTGGGGTGCTTGCCGCCGGTGCGGTGTACCAGCCGCGGTGGTGTGGCCGGCTGCTGGCTGGCCCGCATGTTGGCGTAGGCTCGCTCGGCCATTTGCCGCGATGCGGTTTTTGCGGGTTCCTGCTCCTGCATTATCCCGCCTTCCGCTCCGGCTCCTCTTCCATGTACGGCAGCCAAAGTTGTTGATACACTTTGCATTGAAAATCCTCGAATTGCTGGACCTCGCCGGCGTTCTGTCCGTGCCGCCGGCCGATCTCCTCGAACCACCCGAACTCATAATCGTGATAGCGGGTCCGAAATTTCGGTCGGTCCAGATCGTCCCGCTTCACACCGCCGTTGCTGTCCTCCGCCAATTCCTTGTGGCATAGTTCGTGATCGACGAGGGCCACGCGTTCTTCCGCCGAATGCTCGTCCCACCATTCGGAATCAATCGTGATTTCCAGGTCCGCGCGGCCCGCCGCTCGCTCCTTTAGGTTTGTCGAGCGAATACATGCCGCGCAGCGATGGCCGCGGGACTTCAGCGCCGGCCCGCTTGGATCGCCGTTTTGGTCCGTTGGCGGATAGGCGAAGATGATGTCAACCGAAGTTCCCGCGTCCCGCTTCGGGCCGTGGTAGAGTTTCATAACGTGATCGACTAATTCCAAGGCTTCCTTGCCGCGCATGTCATTGGCGGCACCGCGGTAGGTTACGGGCACGATAGCGGTCCTTTCATGTTTTGCTTGTGCGTAGGTTCAAAACAGACACTCGTAATTCACGCCTAGCGCGAACTATTTTTGTCCACACTGGTTCCAAATGCGTGTTAGCGTATTCCCTGGTAAAGTTCGTTTGTTTTGCCAAGCGATGGTACTCCTCCTGTAATAACACCAAACGAATCGCACCGGAAACTATGCCGTCCATGTCCGGCGCTTTTGTTTCGAACGTCATATAGCGAGCCTTTGTTGACGGTCGTTGCCGGTCACAAGTTGCTCAAACCGCCGAAACCAAGACCGTCCCTTTTGTGTGCCGTAGCTGTACTCCTTCACCGGACGCGTTGTGTCGATCGAATCCGCGCCGATGTCAATGGCGTTTCTTATCCACGCTTCGCGATTACAACGTGCGAAATGAAACGGCTTGTCGTGCCGGTGTGCTAGCTCACACCAAAGTCCAGCGGTCCGCTTGAACGCGTCTGTCCCTCCCAGAAAAATCCCCTCCCAATGAAACAGCTCCCGTCGAACGCGCTCCACGCAACACCCGTCCTGCACCGCCAGAAACCACGGCCATTCACTAGGCAACTCGTCACGCCATTTCACCGCCTCTGCGAGCGTTGCAAGGCCATTGCCAACAACGTCTGGCACGACCGCAACCACCGGAGGATACACGGATCGCTCGAGTGCCGTCGCGAGTCGCCTCTTAAACTTGGCAACATCGAACGGCCTGCCTTTTACATAGCAGCTCCATGCACCGTTGTCGAATCCCCATGGTTCGTCGTCATAGCTCCATGTGGGTCCGTAGCTGGCCCACATGCGACCCCACGAATTTTTCGCAAGATACGGCATCACTTTCGACTTGCCGTTGAATTCGCCCAGCAAAACAATCATACTTCAGTCCATTGTGCAAGCTTTTCGACCGCCGCCCCTTTGGTTGTGACTATGGCGGTTGCATGATAGCGCAACCACGGAGACAGCAAATCAGACGATTTGTCGATAACGATTACAGCAATGCCAAGCGTCCAAGCGTAGAACACCTCCATTGACGTGCCGACGCTCGGCTTGGAATACATCACGACGACGAAATCGCAACTCCGGATGTCCCGCTTGTCCAAATCCACAATCTCGCGGTAGTCGATCTGCTCCTTCCCGCGATAGTCTCGCTTCATTGGATCAACAAAAACGGCAGGCAAGCCGGAGCAACGCTTGAACCATTCCCGCCATGTTGTCGCTTGGTCATCATTACATGCGTTGATAGGCCCGCACAAATAGACGCGCACAATTCACTTCCTTTCAGGATTTTGGTAAAGAGCCAGACAACAAATACGCTCCACCGACAATGCACGCGAGATACGCAAACACGCCCCCGAATACAAGCAACATTGTCGCCCACCCATCTGCGACGATCATCATGATGGCCAGCGAAACGAACGGGATGGACACCAATCCGGCGCCGACGATACGGGCCGTTAGCGGAAACCGCTTTTGATTTTTCGCCATGTCGCCAGTCCCTTTCAAAACAAGGTGGATTGCGTCCGGGTTTCCGGCTTCGGAATCCACGGCTCATCCTCGGACGAATGAATGGCCGGGTCATAGTATTTGGAAAGCACCCAGCGGATAGCCTTTTTCCCGCGGGTGGTGACTCCGCAAAGGCATGTCTTGCGGACCAGACCCCGCTCTACCAAATGCCGCCGATTGCCGCTCACAGATTGATGGTCCCGCTTGATTCGGCCCTCTATCTCTTCGTCGATTAGCCCGGCGGTTCCGGCACCTTCCAGGGCCGCGCAAATGGCCCTGTCTAGTTCGCCCTTGACGCATTGCTGCCATGCCTCGCGGCTGGTCTCTTGGTATGCGATGGTCATGCCGCCTCCATCCAAAACCGAAAGTTCCGATTGATCCACCGCCGAACCACCTGATCCACCGGCAACCAATCCACGTAAGGCATGGAGTAGTGGCCGTCAAACCATTCATGCCAGTCCGGGTCTGTAATATCCGGTTCCATTTCGCAGTCGATGTCAATGGAGTCGGCTACCCACAAGCCATCGTCCGTTGCGGACCAGCCGCCGTTCCACCCGTCGCATTGTGCCCATAGCGTAGAGCCGCATATCGGGCAGACCGCCACCGATTCCGGCACCCGAAACACCGTATCCGATGGGACAACCAGCTTGTTCAATCGGATGCGGCCCGAGCGGTCTTTCATGTAGACGGTCATTCGGCTTCAGTTCTCCCGGTACCGCGCCCAACACGCCGAGCGGCTAAGCTTCGCGTATTCATCGCTTCTGTTTCCGACCCGTTTTACGCACCATCCAAGCACCGCCAGCGGAAAGGTAAACGCCACCAAAGCCGCCGTGATAATCGCTTCGATTCCGGTTGCCACGTATTTGCCGTATGTCATCGCCGCTCCCATTGCTTGTATTCCGCGGTCCACCAACTACGAAAGCAGAACCAATGGAACGCCCCGCAATAATGGCCGATGCACGGTTTCCACCGCCATTGCGTCACGTCCAAAGCGAACGTGATACGAAAGCCTACGATTCGTTGACCGTTGTACTTGCCTCGCGGCCACCGCATAGTTCAGTCCTCGGTACCCGGCGCCAACTCCAGAAACATCGTCGGTACCCCGGCAATAATCGGCATTCCCTCGTGGTCCGCCGTAATCCGCCCGCTTGTGATAGCCAGGACGGCCTCCGCGTCATCGCGGCGGTTATCCCGAACATCCTGCTCCAACAGACCTTCGCGGCAACCGATAATCTGAACCCCGATTGACGGAATCCAGTAGCCCGCCTTGTCCTGCTCGTAGCGGATGCGGTTGAATTTCAACAATTCACCGACCTGCGGCCAGTGGTTGCGGATATTGCGTCCGTTCTTCCATACCCAATTGACCGGTTTATTGGCGGCGGTGTATTCCACCTGAACCGCCTTGCCCGCGCGGTCGGCCGCCTGCTGGGCCGCAAACGCCGCCCGCGGCCCCGGTACAATTACCGTGGTGCCGTCCTGCGCCCGCTCAATTGCCGCCTCGATGCGGGCCGCATACCGCGGCCCCGGTTTGACCCTAATCGCTTTCACGTCGCCCTCCTGGGATGTCCTTTGCGGGTTATTCGCGGAATGGGCGCTGATATTGGCCGAATTGCAGAATATCTTGACTGATTCGGTGCGGCACGTCAATAATGAAACCGGACACAGGGGCGTTTTTTGTACTGGAACCGATATGCTTGCAAAATCAGCCGTTTTGGTGGTGGGGTTGCTTGTCGGGGGGCTGGCGGGCGGGTTGTTTGTTCATCAAGCGATGCAGCCGCCTGCTGTTAGCTACCCCATTGACTACCCACCGGGCACAATTCCACCGCCGCCTTACGGTCAATACGCGGGGCAGGGGCATCGGGATCCGGCGGATTGTGCGCGGTACGTCCGCTATACCGCCGGCCCGATGGCAGGTTGGATTCGGGACCTCGGGCCGTGCCATTGCCCCAGCTCCCCGCAATGCCAGCAGCCCTGATACAGTGGCCGCATCAGCCAGTTTTTTGCGTCCAGGGCACGGGCGTGCCCGCTTGCACGCCGCAAAATTTCCAAATTGCTCGGGCGGTTTCCTCCGGCTTGTCGGCGGTTTCAGCGTGCTGCAACCACAGCACGTTGTCACGCCGGGCCGCGTCTTCGTAGAACCGGTCGTAGTATTCTTCGAACCGGTCTTGGGGAAATTGCTGCTCGATTCGCGGGCCGTAGTGGTTCAGCGCGGATGCTCGGGTTTCGGCAAAGTCCCGCTGACAGACAATGACCGCCGCGTCGGTGAACACCCGGCTTTTGGCCAGATAGCCCGTGGGCCAGTCCGCCGGGTATCGCCCTAAGATCGGCGTTTTTTCGGCAAACGCCCTGTGATTCCTGCGGATGTACGGACGGGCCATAGCGTCGAAAGCCCCGGCCACGCCGTTCATGGCAATCCATTCGCCAAGGTAAAATCCGCCCCACAAGAACGCATCTCGCTCCAAGTCCGCCGATTTCAGGCTGTAGCGGCTGAACTGCTGCCCAACCTGAACGAAGCGGACATCGCGGTACAGGTCCCAGAGTTTGGACCAGCCCAACTCGGCTACCGGCCCGGCCACGTCCGGCGACGTGGCCAGCGTTCGCAATACCCAGGTGGTTCCGGTTCGCGGGAATCCGAGAACGGTAATCAACTTCATAACGAAACTCCGACCTGCGCGAGGGTGCGAACCAACCGCTTGACTTGCAGCCCGTTGTCTTCCGCGTACTTGTTTGCCGCGTTGGTTACGCCGCGGTGGTAGTCGCTGCCGTAATCGTGGATCAGCACAATTCCGCCCGGCTTAACCAGATCGAACGCGTAGCCTAGGTCTCGGTAGGCGGCTTCTTCACGGTGGTCTGCATCCACCATCACCACGTCGTAGATGTGGTGCGCACATTGCGCGTGATACGTTCGGGTCTCGCCCCACCATAGCCGGTGCTTAAGGTGGTGTGAGCGGTTCACCAGATACGAAACGGCCTGCCGCCAGTCATAAAAGATGTCCACCGAGGTAGCCTCAATGTCGTCTCGCGCTTCCATCAGACGCATGACGGTTGTCCCGGTCCAGCAACCGAATTCCAGGTAGGTACCGTGGCGCGGAATGAGACGTCGAAGCTGCTCGAATTCGTCGTCGAACATCAATCCCGGTCCGCTGAATCGCGGATAGGCGAAACCGATGGCTTGCTGAACGCTGACGGGCGGCGGAGGAATCGGGTTGACCATGGTCGTCTAATCCTTTGGCAGTTCGGGAATGGAATACAAATCGAATTGGGTGCGCTCGCAGGGGCGGTGGTTCCATAGGGCTACCTGGCGGCCGTCTTGAGCCCAGAACCCGTAACCGGGCCAACCGAACTCCGTGATGCCGCTTCGCCGCCGTATGACCGGCTTATCGGCCTCGGTGCGAACGGCGCGGGTAATTTCTTCGCCTGTGCGGACGTTCATCATTTTGACATGGCAGGGCAGCTCGATGGGCCGCCGCAACCAGGGGTCGTTGCCGAATGTGACGGACAGCACTTTCCAGACCCGCTTGCGTAGCTCGGGGTCCACTCCGCACCAGTTTTTGGCGGGTTCGCCGTGGTAGACATGCACCGCGTCCATCGACTTGTCGGCCCGGTGAATGCAGATTTGTTTGGCTTCCGGCCACCGCATTAGGAAGTTGACATCGACGGAACATGCCGCAGGGAAGCCCTCGTGCATGTAGGGTTGCTTCCGCAAGGCTTGGGCGCGGACGTTGACCAAATGGAAGAATCCCCAGGGGGCCTTGTCGCCGCCCTCGTAGTGATGGCGGAGTTTTTGCACGTAGGACCAGTCGGCGCGAATCGCCCGGACGTGTTCCTCCGTTTCCGCGTGCGATCGGTGCGTCCAGTACAGGCAGCCGGGGTTGAGCACATGGCCGCTCATCCAGCCCCACAAGCTCGGCGGTAGCAGTACGTCCGCGTCGTGCAGGATCAGCCAGTCCTTGGCGTCTAGCTTCGCCAAGCCGTCGTTCAACAGTCGGCCCTTATTGAATCCAGCCCCGCCATCGTAGCAGCGGTCCGATACAACCAGCGTGGCTCCGTTGTCGCGGGCGACCTGTTGAGTTTCCGCGTCCCGGCTGGTCGTCACCACCACGTACTCGGAGCATAGCGGCCGGTTGTGGGGCAGGGTTTTCGCCAACGCTTCGGCGTAGCCGACACAGACAGTTAGGCCATCCAGTTGGCGCGGATAGATGGAGCGGTTCGTCGGCTCGATGCGTTTTTCGTTTTCGATCCGGCCCGATGGCTGCTCCATGTACCATTCCGGGTTGGCGTCGCACTTGTGCTTGGCCGGATCGTAGACTTCCGGGGCGAATACGGCTACCTTCTGCTTGCGAATGGCGGGGCTTTGTAGTTGCACCAACCGCTGATGGTTGGACGGGCTCACGTCCTCCGTTTCGTCGGTTGCCGGGCGGCGGGGCACGTCGAGGCAGGCCGAACAATGGTCGCAGAGTTTAAGCTGTTCGCCAAAGTCCGCTTGCTCCCGTTTCCACCAATTCTTCTCGACCGGCCACGCGTGCTTGCCCTGGTAGAACAGGTTGTCAATCGCGCCGGCCACTTCGCAGAAGTACGCGCCGTGCGGGGTGATCGAAGCGGACCAAAGCCGCTGCACCCAGCAGCGGTCCCGCTTCTCCTCGAATTGCTCGCGGGTCAACCCGAGGTCCTTCCAGGAAACCAGCAACGCCTGATGTAGCCCCGGATGGGAATGGTCATTAATACACTGGTAGCCGTAGGTTTCCTGGATCAGTTCATAGTGGTCATAATACCGCTTACCGAGCGATGTCCAGAGTCCGCGGCGGTGATGCAGGCTGCCAAGGTGTTGCGTGCGGTGCTGGCCGAAATCCGCGATAGGGTCGCGGCCGTGCGGATACAACCGCCCCGCGTCCCAGTTGGCGCGGAAGTGCCGGGTGATCCACTCGAAGTCCGGGTGGATTGTCGGCTCGCCGCCCATCACGCCAAGCATTCCGCCGAAGCCCTCCATCGACTCTAGCGCTTTTTCAAACGTCGGGCGGTCCATCACGTAGGGCTTGCGGTTGTGCATCACGAAGCGGGTACAGTTGGAGCACCGCTTGGGGCAGGCGTTGGTCACGTCCAACTGGATGATTTTCTGATTTGCCGGGGAAATCAGCCCGCGCTCCGGCAGCTTGTACTTGACGTTCGGGTTGCGGTACGGCGAGGCGGAATTAGGTTGCACAGACGGGTTGCGAGTCGGATGGATTGCGTTGCAGTACGCTTTGGTTTTTACCGTGCGACGGCCGTGAAACCCGAACGCCATGTCCGCATCATGAGCCTCGGGAGTAGACCGCTCGAACCCGAACCGTCCGGCCACTGATGCCGGGGCGAAGCGGAACCCTTCCGCTACTAGCTGGTCGTGCAAGTCGTAGCAGGTGAATACGTCGTCCAGAATTCGCCGCCACTGGTCCCGATGCTTTTGAAGTGCTTCGTCGGTCGCAAGCTGCGCGGTTCGTTCCAGTATTCGCTTGGACCGCAGGCAGATACCGCTGTTGCCGTTGCGGGATTTCTGCGCGTAGCGAGCGCCGGGTTTCCAAGGCGAACCGATGTAGTCGAACCCCAGCCAATCCTGGTCCCACAGCTCCGGGTGAATTACGTACCCGTCGGTCTGGATCGTCAAGACGTAATCCGTCTGGACGTGCTTGTGCAATTGGCGGAGCACGAAGCGGTTGTAGCTGTCCACGTCTCGCATGCGGTCGATGGGGACGAAGCGGAAAGCCTCGGGCAGGTTCTGCGGGCAGGCGTGGCTGAACAGCATGACGTGCGCGAACGGCAGACGCTCAACCGACTTGATAAGCGCCGCCGCCCCCAGTCGCGGATCCACGCAGTCGATACATGCCAGGGTGACTTTGGATAAATCCATGGGTATCCTTTCTGGCCGGTGCAAGCACATGGCACAAATTGCGGGACGATTCGACGCCCGAACATTGACGGTTTCCGTCGGCGTCACGATTTTCGTGATCGGCCTGTCCGCCGCGTGCGGCATACACCACGCTTTATCGACGTTTTCGTTTCCGCATTGAAAAACCGTATACCGTCCGGAGCAACCGCAGTCCGCTCTGCCTATAATCGAGCCGCGATACGCGCACGGAACCGCATTTAGCGGATGCGGCGTTGGGCGGTCGGGCGCGCGTCGCGACTTTCTTTTGCATGTCTTGATCGGGGCCTTGGCATGGCGCACCGGCGTCACGAAGCGGCATCGCGAGCATTTCCAAATGCTTTTGTTATTTTCGTCAGGTGTATCCAAACGAGCGAATTCGCATTTCATGGAATTGACAGCGCTATTCCGGTTACGTCTTCACCTAAACACGTACTTGACCCGTTTTGCTGAAAAGTTAATTCAATGTTGGCCAGTTCTGCAAAGCAGTCAATGGCATCCGTCGATTCTGCATCGAGCACCGCAGCAAAATAGTTTGCTGGATCAGGCGAAGTCAAAGAATTCCTAGCTGTCGTCAGCATGAGAATAACCGCCCACTTTGTCCCGATCACCGAATCCAGCGGCCATGTTGCCGGAAAGTCGCCTTTTTTACGGAAGAACACTTGCGCATCGGGGCCACACACGCTCAGACCTAAAACCGCGTTGCATACAGTGCAATCGGTTCGACTAAACGGGTTTGTTTCAATTTTTTGCCACCGGCAACTAGCGGGACCGAACCGATAACCAGCGGGCATGTTGTAGATGTTCGGCCCATCATACCACGGCAGGTATATTTCCGTTTCGTCCAAAAACGAAGCACACAGCGGGCAATCTTCAGTCGGCGGGTACGTTTGTTTCGACTTCCAGCCGGTTCCGCAATTCAACAGCAAAATAGATGGGGACTGGCTGTTCTCGCAATCGTCGCATTCACTCATGCAAAACGCACACGGATTGTCTTCGTCGTATCCGTCGTAGGTTCCTCCGTAAACGCCCAACGGGCCAAGTCGAACCCGCTCCGTTACCGTGCGCACGGCCCATCCTACATAATTGCCGTAGGCTGTTAAACCACCATAAGACACAATGCCGCGACTGAGTGTGTCGCCTGCGGTCTGTTTTTGCATCGCTCCGATGTTTGCCGTAACGGTTCCATTGTTCCAGCAAAGTCGCATTGACGAATCCACCCACGCCGTAACGCTTGCAGACGGCACACCAAAATCTTGAAACTGTGCTGCCGTTTCTAAGACGGTTTCTACTCCGCCTTCGACCTGAATTAACTCCAAGTCGTATGTACGCGGCCCGCCCGGATCCAAATTAGTCAAGCGGTTGTTTGTGACACGCAGCTCGTAATAGTCTGTCCCGTCGCTACCAAACACAAACCCTACCGCATCGACTAGATCCGTAAATTCGTAAGTGTCCGTGTCATACCACTCGATAGACCCCGTTAAAACGTAATCGTCCTCGGTGTCTGTTGGCACTGGGGCAAGATTGCGAATCACACAGGGGTCCGTAGCTTCGCACCATACTTGATCTGTATCGAGAACACCGCTGGCTCCGTCATCCGCGACGATTTCCGGCTCGGTGCCGTCGTCTGTCGTCCAGTTGCACGGCAAGTCCGTGTCCACCGAACCCCATCCGTCTAGCGCATCTTCGTCATCGTCGGATGGATCTCTAACCTGATCGCATTGGGCTGAAAACTCCGCACACGCCTCCGATTGATACATATCGAACGACGAGACTTCGACTAGCCCCGCTTCTTCGATTCCGTACTGATAGTAGTAGCCCGATGCATCGTCCACGCCAATGCCGACATGGCCACCGTTGTACGTGACCGGGTTGTCCGGATCGTTGCTAACGCGATGTCTCGGTCCTCCGGCGACAAACGCTGGCGCAGGCGTTGAGCCCGTTCCCGCGTTTCCGACCAACGCCCAGATATAGCCTTCATCGTAGGCGATGGCGAACTCCACCCACGTACCCGACTTCAACCCGTAGACGATGTGCTCTTGCGACACCGCCGACCCATCTTGGTCCAGCAGTTGCAGCTTGCCGCACTCTTCGTTTTCGCCGTAGCCAATGGTGATTTGCAGCGTGTTGTAGTTGGTATGCGTCTCGTCTGCGTTGAAGTACACGGAAAACGTGCGCTGCCCGCTATTGGCGCGGAACACGCCGTAAATTTGGAAGTAGCGGTCGTTGTCCCAGCCCGGCATATCCTCGAACCAAGCGGCCGTTTCGGGGACCGTCGTGCGCGCCCAAATTACCGAATCCGCCGCCTCGGTTTCCATCCAACCGTTTTCGTCATCCCATGACCAGTCTTCCTCGTTGCCTTCCCAATCGCACGAAACCGCTGAGGACAAGCGAAAGAACTTGCACAGCGAGCTGGCGCACGACTCGCACCACGTTCGCTCCGTTTCTTCGTACCCGTAGGCGCCGGATTCCGTGTCGTAATACAAACGTTCCCAAATGAAGTCATCGAACGTCGCTGTGCCCGTGTGCCCGCTGCCGGTGGCCATGGCGGCTTTGGTTTGGTCCACATGGCCGGACACTTCTACATATCGCGTGTAGCCGACTCCAGCCGCTGCGCGATTGATGTAGACGACGAAATCCGCTTCTTCCGGATGGTAGCACGCGTGCAGCAGAACGGATTCACCCGCGCCCGCTCCGGGCACACCGAACGGGCCCGCAATCAACGTTTCACCGCCGGGGTCCAGTTGGTACATCCGCAGTTCGGCGCAGTTTGCTTCAAATGTCAATTCCGCGGCTAGGCCGTATTGTTCGGTTGGATCGTAGCTGATCCACAGCCTCGCCACACTTCCGTCGTCTCCGCTGACGGTCACCTTGGCGCTGGGTGGATACGGAGTCTGGTCGTGGTTCAGCTTGGTCACCGCCGATTGATCGGCCGCGTCCATTTCGAGCTTGCCGTTGTTGTAATAAACGTGCGACGCGTCGGAGATAGTGAACGAGTCCACGTCCCCGGCCGCGGCAAACGTTTTGCTCAGCAAAATACAGGTACCGCAACAGGGGTTGCCGGGTTGTCCTTTTTTGCACGCCACGAATTCCGCCCCCTAGTATGCCTCGCACGCCCCGTCGCACGGTTCGAAGTCAATAACCCAATCCAAGTCCGGATTAAGCGCGGCTTTGAGTAGAGTATCCGCTTCGACCGCACCTTCCGGCGACGAATTGTAAAACATCATTTGGACGTTGGACCCGTCGCGGTAAGTTTGCGGTACGTACTTGCCCGTTCCGTCTTTGCGCCAGACGTTCACCGTCCCACTGCCCATCGTGAGCGAATCGCACGCGTCCCAAGAGGCGGCCCCGATTTGGCTTGGGGCCACGCCGTGCATCTGCGTCGGTCCGCGAACTATTCGCAACCCGCCCTTATCCGGTACCACTTCGATGTCACAGTCCGGCGGCAACCATCCCATGGGGCTGCCGGCATAGATTCCCTGGCTGTAGGCGTTGCGCTGCGTCCAGGTAGCGGCGTTGTCGTCGCGGTCCATGTACGCGATAGGGAGCAGCGTTTCCGATGTCGCCGGGTAGCTTTCCGATTGGTCTAGCTCGGCTGTCCGCGCGAAGATCGTCAGGCCGACCGCCGGGCTCACGAAAAGCACCTGGTAGCCGGTCGCGCTGTCAATCGGAGTAGACGGGTCCACTCCCTGGCAGATCCACGCGCAGCCGGTTGGGCTGGCGTACCATTGCCCGGCTTTTGGCCCGCACAGGTCCCCGGCGGTAATACCGTCGTCGATCAGCGCCAGCACGCGTGCCGGGTATTCCTGGGTGCATGTTCGCTTGTAACCGGCTTTGACCGGCAGCGGTCCGTTGATGGCCAACCACGGAAGAAACTGTAGCGCTTCGTGGCTGGTGGACGGCTTGTTGCCTTTTAGCAGCAAAGAACGGCCCGTCCACTCATAGGCCGTATCCCCGGACAGCGGCTCGATACTGAAGCACCCGAACGCCGGTGCGGTCTCGCTGCTGTCGTTGATCCAGGATGGCCAGCGGTCGGCCTGATAGCGTTCCTGGTAGGCCATACTATACCTGCGCCTCCGTGTCCGCGTTGGGCTGCTCCATTTGTTCCCGTTCGAGCATTTCCTTCAACCGCTGCTTTTCCTGCTTTTCGCGGTAGGTCAATTCCGGCGGGTGGTGCTCCGTGTTGCGACTGGCGCGGGTGTAGCACTTTCCTTCGGGCGTGATTTCCCAGGTGACCTGCTGGATTGCGCCGTCCGGCGACATCGGAATAAATCCCGCGTACAAGCGGCTTGCGGGCGAGTTTTGCGTCAGCTTGCGCAACTCTTGGTCGATGTAAAAATCCCCAATGGCGTCCATTTCGATCGCGTTGGACCGCTCGTTGGCGTTGCCTCCGTTGTATTCTTTCCAAACGTGCAACGCTTCGTCGTCGCGGCGCAGGATGATCGGCTCCGCATCGCCTTGCAACCCGGTGGGGCGTTCTTTGACAAACCGGGACCATGCCCCGTCCTCTTCGTGCCGATAGCCGACCGCTGTGCGGAGGAACATGATGCCGGGATGAATTGTGGAAGAGCTGGGGTCAATGCCCTGGATGATGCGGAAAACGTGTTCGGAAAATGTGACCATGCCGCGGCGAACATCCAGCGAAAACCCACGTTCATACTTAGGCTTTTTTCCGTGCGCGGTTTCGATGGTTTCCAAAGGTTCATCCAGTGACGGAGCCCGGTCCCACCAATCGCCATAAACCCAGGCGGGCACTCTTCGCTCTATGTCGTCCTCTGATTCTTCTGTGACGACTTGCAAGCTTTCCAGCGGCAGCACGTCCCGCAAGTCTTCTATTGGGTCCAACCCGAGGCTGTCAAAATACACGGGTACTGCGACGCGATACATTTTGTAGACCGACTGCTGCGCGAGTTCGCGAAACTCTTCGTCCACCTCATCGAAAGCGGGCGGGGTGTTGGTGTCCAGCCACCCGCCCGCCGGCTTATACGACAAGTCGTCGATCGGCTTGATCGTGCCGTCGTCTTCCAGCCCGACCGCTTCCAGCTCAAGGTCTAAATTCCAAAGCGAACGGCCTGCAATCCATTGAATGCGGTCGCTGGCCACCATAGGATCCGCGTCGATCGAATCGCTGATGAGTTCCGCAACCGATGGCAGCAAGCTGCCTTCGCCGGTTTTTACGAGAATCACCTTGTCCGATAGCGGATCCAACACCACTCGGCAACTGTACGCCTCGACCAACCGCTGCAAACACGACGCCGGGCTATTGGACCATTGGGCAAGCGGGTACTCGTCATCGGGCAACGCGTCGATGTCGTATCCCGTTTCGCTCATGGCGTCCAGCAGGATTTCCGCTAATTCACGGGCGTTTTTTTTGCGGACCAAACGGACGTTGCCCTTGCCCTCGCGGATGTTGTACGTGCCCTCGATGTAGCCGTACTGCCAGCGCCAGCGGCGGTCCTCGATGCGGAGCATGTAGCTTACCGTGCCATCTTCACCGAGCTTGCCGAAGAACGTTTTGAGCCTGCAATCCGGCAGCGTGATTTGCGTTCCGCCGTAGGTGACCGTAAGGTCGCCCATGCCGCTTGGGTAATTGACATCGGGACCGTAGGTCAACGTTGCTCCGCCCGGTTGAATTCCCGGACCGATGACCAGGTTCCCGTAGCGAAACTGCAACGGGTCCGCGTCGGCATAGTAGATCATGCCCTCATAGGTGACTGCCACGGCGTCATACCTTGCGAACTACGGTGTACTGTCTGGCGATTGCGTTTTCGTCCTCGATGTAGTTGTTGCGGACTTCCAATTCATTGGACCGGCTTGTCAGCGTGGTGACATTCAGCCAGTTTTTGATGCTGGATTCTTCGCCGTACCGCTCGATGGGAGCGGCCACGTATCGCGATTCCAGGCACCCGCCGAAATCCAGCGTGGCGTCATTGGCGATAACGACGCTCTCTTTTTTGGCCCAGTAACCGCCACTGCTGTAGGCGGTGTATCCTGACGTGTCCGTGGCCAAAAGCTGGAACGTGTCGGTAGTCGTTACGCCTACGGTGTACTCGTTGTGGTTTACCTCGGTCATTCCGACCACGGCGGACAGCACCACTTTGTCCCCGGACGATAGCCCGTGTGCGGCGGACGTAACCACGCCGGGATCGGCCTGCGTCAAGCCGGTGATGGAACCGTAATCGCCCAGCGTGCCGGTGGTGTTCGCGTAGC